TTTGACTCGTGTTTTACACTCGTCTGTTTGACTCGTGTTTTACACTCGTCTGTTTGACTCGTGTTTTACGCAAGCCTCTGAGCAAAACCCATAAGGAAACCCTCGACGCAAGGTCAAGGGCTTCATATAGGTTTTATTCAGTTGGAACTGGCGCAGCCAATCGGAAAAATTGTGACTCATTGACGTTGCACACCTCGTTGCTTAGCCAGCATGAGTTATGACTAGTTATCCGTAGAACTCATCGAAACGCTCCTGAATCTTGTCATGAGTCAGCCTGTCCATGATGATTTGAGGGTCGGCATTAGGACGCCGGGAGCACTCATCAAGGAAACGGCGCTCAATGTCCTTGTCCCACTTGAGGCAGAAACCACGGAATACTTCTTTCTTGGCGTCAATGATGTCTCGCTGCTGTTTAGTCATATTGCAATCCTCCTGTTTTATACTTGTTGATTTGACCAGTGATATTTAGTTGTTAGTGGGCTTCTTCCTCCTTGGTTTCAAAATACGCCACAACCATTTTGTGGACGTGGTTGATTGCGCAGTGGTCGCAGTCAATGCGCATACCCTTGTTGCAGCAGCAGTCGCAAGAATACTGGAAAGATTTTTGTGCCTGTTCCTTGGTCGCTGCATCATACTGGAAATTGATACCTCTTTGCTCAAACTTAGTCATTGTTTACTCCTTCCTATGAGCTTGACCTTAACCCCTATTGCTAGTGGGTGGTCATTAAATAAGCCCATAATAATAGGCGTAAGCTAAACACTTACGCCCACTGGTTACGGGTTTATTAACGAACTTTCACGAACTCCCATTCCTTGTTCCACTCCCACTCATCACCATCCTCAGAGAAGATGTAGTAAAGCTCGTAACCGGTCATATCACCGAAAGCCTCTGCATAAGCAGGAATAAGATCAGGTTCAATCTCCAAGTCAATGGTGTTTTTGATAATGACCATTCCGCTGTGATACTTCTCGTTTTCACAGAACAGCCATCCCTGATTGCGATAATTCACAACCATCTCCACATCAGTGATACTGATGCAAGTCTTAATGAACATTTTGTACTTTGCCATAATGTTACCTCCTATAAATGCGACCTTAACTCTCAACGCTAATTGGTGAGTGGTTAAGCACTCTATAATGCTTAAAGAACTGTGTATTTGACATTATGGTTTTTGCACAGTGTAATGTAATCATTGAATGTCATGTCGCTCAAGATATACTCCTGATAGACATGACCATGTGCATACATTGCTTCATGCAAAACATTGCCGACTTCAAACACAATGCTGAGGTCAGTGCAGATGATATTCTTGTATTTGAGTGCAAGAGTTCTAAGTAGTGATTCTACGCTCATGTTTATTCATCAACCTCCTCATCTTCATATGGTGGAATGTATTTATTCCTCCCAGCCTCTTTGACATAATCATCAAGTGTGCATCCGTCAGACCATGTTTCTTCTGCGGCTACACAGCCATTCTCATCGAGAAAGCATTCGTGAAGTTCATTCTCAACAACAAAGACAACCTTGTCGGTATAAGATAAGAAAGGGATGTTTGTTATGTTGAGCAATTGGATAAGGGTTAATTTGTTCATAGATTATTCCTCCTCTCGAATGTACTCATGATATTCATCGTCAAGCTCGTCGTCATTATTGTAGCCGTAACCAATGACGTAGGTATCGCCGTCGTCACTCACCAAGTAAGCATTGTGAATAGCCTCGTTACGACCAACCTTGACACCAATGATATAAGCAATGAGCATGAGACAGATAGTAGAGAAGATGATGATGGACTTTTTCATAATTTGTACCTCCTAAATATTATTGACTCGTGTTTCACACTCGTCGAGATTGACTAGCATATAATGCTCGTCTGTTTCACACTGGGTGTTTGTTTGTTAAGCTATGGGGACTCACACCTCATAGCCCGGTGAAATATATAAAAACGCATCTATGCAAAAACACATAGACACGAGAACATAAGAAAAGTGAACGGCTTGAAAAAATACAAAACCGTTCACACAAAAAAATAAGCCCCTCACCCCGAAGGGCGAGAGGCTATAGGGATTAGGTCGCGTTACTTGATCTCTTCATAAGTGCCGACAACCTTACCGGACTTACCAAGAACGCCAAGTTTCTTTGCAGTAGCCTTGTAAAGTGCCTTGTCAAAGTACATTCCAGACTTAGGAACATAGCCCATAGCTTCATAGACCATAGCCCTATTTTCGTCGGCTGTTTTGACACATTTATGTGTCTTGTAAAATGCCTCACGTTCAGCGGCTCTGTCAGCCTTGTTCTTTTCCCACTTTTCAGCAGCACTCATTCCAGTAGTCCTGTTAGGTTTACTAGGAACAGAAGAAGAAAGAAGAGACTGAACAGCAGCCAATTCTTCAACGGTAGAAGCCTCGATAACAGTACCATTTGCCAAAGTAACTTTCAACATGATTAACTCCAATCTGCTACAGTTAAGTAGCTAAAGCTAACAAACTCAGTCAACCGCTGAGCCGTTGCCCACCACCAACATAGCACAATTTTTTTTGTGTTTTGACAGCCAGAAAAGCAAAAAACTTCTCAAAATTGATATTTTGAGAAAATTGATTTTTTCGACGTGTAATCACGCATCCGGGGTACATAAAACTAGCGTTTGCAATGATTTTTTCAATGTTGGGTACACGAGGTTATCATATACACTAACTCAGAAAAATTTCTCTAAACTTTTTCACTATTATTGTGTTAAATATTACCTAAATATCATCTAAATATCGTTGACCACTGCCACATAAAACAGCACTCTTTTCTAATAATTTCCCACCATCAAACACATTTTACACGTCTATTTATACAAAATTATCCATTATATAAATTATAAAACAAATCATTTATCAGATTAAATTAACAATATGAATCGTAAAATAACAACATATAATTACCTATATATTAAACTTTTGCTATAAATTTTCTCTTAATTATTACAGCATCAAAATTGTAAAACGGCTAATTTAACCAACAATTTCTTTATAATTCAATCCAGAATATATAAAATTCATCAAAAATATCTGTCCAATTACTATACAAACATTTACACACCAACTAATCATTGCCCAAATCCGTTTCAAATCTTATTTTGGATGGTTTGCTTTAGCAAGCCAGACAAAGCGAGAGTCCCATGACTGGGACGTTTTTGCAGACGAAGTGAAACGAGTCGGCAAAACTCGCTAGAGGGTTGATATAATATATACACCACACATATTGCCAAATCAGCCTACCATATATCAGAACACTTCCAACCATCTCCCCAACACCAACCCATATAAACTATACCCAACCAAACCCAAACGCCATTCAAACTATTTCTCTTTTGCCCTCCTATTATATTAATATTTTTTATATTAAATATAATTATATTAAGTGTCCTAAATTTCGGAATTTTTTTTCCGAAAAATGGGACACACTTTTTCCGAAAAATAGGACACCATCTTTAACCACCGCTCACCGCGCCTATACCATCTTATTTTTTTGTGATTTATATTATATTAAATTATTATATTAATATATATTATATTAAGCGTCCTATTTTCTGGAATAATTTTTCCGAAAATTAGGACACTATATTCCGAAAATTAGGACACTATATTCCGAAAATTAGGACACTATATTCCGAAAATTAGGACACACCCTCTTGACAAAATCAAAAATCTGTGCTATTATTACAACACAAAATTAACTTGGGGGTGACGCAATGGAGAAAAAAGTCCTTATCAATAAGACAATTATGGATGAGGATCATCATTACTATAAAGCTAATGTAGCTGCAAATAAAGAAGCTATGCGTGTACTAACTAAGTCCGGATTCTATCTATACACTTATTTCATGCAAAATGATGACGGCTGGAATCCAATTCTGCGCAGAACACATGTCATGAAAGAAACCGGGCTATCAAAGTCATCTTATTATGACGCTATTGCGGATCTTATTGAATATGGCTATTTAGTAGAAACAAATGATGGATATGAATTTTATGAATTACCAGAAGATAACGAGCTATAACCTATTGACAAATTGGAAAAATGTGTTATAATAACAGTACAAAATTAATGGAGGTACGAAAATGGCACAACTTTATAAAATGACGTTATATGTCTGCGACCTAGAAGACGACCTATCTCTGGGCGAAATTAAGACTCTAATCAAGCAAGATGCCTTAGATGGCGTTGCTGTAAATTGTGTTTGCCACTTTGCAGACGAACAAACTGGCCCACAAATTGCATGGGATGATAATATTGACCTTAATTATCTTGATTGCCCCACTTCTGCTTGGGAAAAATATTTTAAGTAAATGAGGAGTAGATTAATATGAACAATGAATTTGGACGTTATGCAGATGTAATTATTTATGATTTACAGTCTAGTAATTTCTCTAATGAATATTATGATATGACAAATATTCAACGGCTAAAATTTCTGAATAGAGTGCTTGAGATTCTTGGATATTATGCTGGATATGATATGAGTGAGGACTAATAATGAATGAATTAAAGCAATGCCCATTCTGTGGTGGAGATGCAGAAAAAAGATATATTAAGAGAAAGAAGTTATTCGCCTCTATGCGCTTTCCTTACAACACACATTACGTCTACGTGAAATGCAAAGTATGTGGTGCTACGAGTAGCGTCTATGTTGCCATTGAGAATGCAATCGAGGCATGGAACAGGAGGATTGACAATGGCTGAATACATTAACAGGGAAGCAGCTGTAAAAGCATTTAATAATTTTGATGCTGGTAGGGCAGCTAGTACACATTCCACGCTTTTGACCCCAGAAGAGTTTGCAGAATATCTTTATGAACTTCCTGCCGCTGATGTAATGCCTGTAGTGCATGGGCGATGGGAATGGGACACGCAAGACATTTACTGCTGTACAATCTGTCACGAAAAGGTTCATGTTAAGGAAGTAATGGGGCTTCCAGATTGGGATTATTGCCCAAATTGTGGTGCGAAAATGATTGGAGGATGAAAATAATGGCTGAATACATTGATCGCGAAGAATATTGCGAAAAGCACTGCCGGTGCAGTAATGAGTATTGCGACAAAGAAAATTGCCTTATCTGGAAAGCGCCTGCCGCCGACGTTGCGCCGGTGCGGCATGGGAGGTGGGAGACGCATTATCGCAGCGGTACGACCGTTCCAAAAGGTGTCGTTTCTGGCTGCTGCGATATGTGGAACGAAAGGAAGACACCGTACTGCCCATACTGCGGCGCGACGATGGACGGAGGGGACGGTGATACGTCCAATTGATGCTGATGAACTAAAGCATCTAATAGACAAAAATATACATGGAGAAATTAAATTTGATAATGGAAGGTTGAATTATAATGAAAAAGACATTTAATGATGTTGCTCATATGGGCGCTTGTGAAGTATGTGGTAAGGAAGCTCCTGTGGTCGTTGCGGCATCTACACTAAGTTCTTGCAGTTCTGCTTATTGTGAAGAATGTTTGAACGAAGGACTAGAGCCTTATAGTGATATTGTAGGTATTGTTTGGTGCGTTGGTTGGGACGACCTAGCAGTTGGGGCAAAAGATAAAATTGAACGCACTCTTAAGAAGCTTGGTAAGACAAAAGAGGATGTTTTGGCAGACGTTGAAGCTACAGAAAAGAGGTTCAATGAAGATATGCGTAAAATGGAGGATTGACTATGAATAAAATTACTTGTGGCCTTTTTATGTACCGTGGTAAGTATTTCTGGAAAAATTTCAGAGATATCCATATTCTTTTTAAACGCATTTTCTTTACGCTCAAGCATGGCTACTCTCCTGTTGCCAAATGGGAAACCTTTGCATATTTTATAGATATGATGCGAGAGATTTTAATAAATTATCGTCATAATAGACTCGGTAGTCCATGTGTTGTTGAATTCAATGATTACGAAACATGGAGTGAAGAAAATGAAAAGGCATATGATACTATCCTTGATAAAATGATTGACCTTCTTGATAAAATGGACGAAAATAATGAAATTTATGACAATATGGATTGGAAAACAGAATATGAAACACAGACAAATGCTAAAAATGAGTTTTTTAAACTCTTTAGCGAATACTTCTTTTCGTTGTGGGATTAAAGAAGTAAGAATAATATGATATTAATGGAGGTTGTATATCTATGTTAACATCTTATGAACGCGAAACAATTATTAATTTTAACGAAGAAGAAAAGACTGCTTCTGTTTATACTTTCAACAAGGCTTTGAAAAATAAGCTTAATAAACTTGTTGGTGTGAATCCAGATATTCATGTTATTCGTAGTTCAGATGAAATGTCGGAGTTTGAGGTACCTAAGTCTTGGATTAAGGTCTCTCCTCCTAAACAGGTAAATCTATCAGATGAGCAAAGGGCTGCAATCGCCGCTCGTCTACAGGCAAGCAGAAATAAGTAATATTTTTATTACAATACAATATTAATTCAAATGAAAATTTTAATAGTATAAACCCATGGGTATATGTGTTTATACTTAAATTAGCATTGTACTCCAATTGTATAATGATTAAATTTTGGAGGTTTTATTATGTCTTTAGAAGTATGCGTGATTGTTCTAGCATTTATTGTAGGGCTTTTCACTATTAACCGTTTTGATAAAAATAATTTAAAAAATATACGGAGGTAAAATATATGAATAAATTATGTGAGAATTGTCCATATAATGGGCCATATTTGAGTATCATTAACCCTTGCGAGAATTGCCAAAATAATGATTTTCCTATTAATAAGACCGTTACCACTACTACAACTACTGATATGCAGACGTTGCAAATAAATTATGGTAAAAATACTGGTGACGTATTTGTGAGTGGATTAAATACAGGACTCCCTACTGCTGATGAATATCGTAAAATTATTGAAGATTCTATGTACTATCCACAAGAATGGTCAGAACCAAAGTATATTTGTCCTAAATGTCATGAGGGTGGTATGCGCCGCAATGAAATGGTGGTACTAACTTCTTATCCTGCACAATATGAATATTGTTGTGATAAATGCGGTCATGTAGAATATCAATTTGGTTGAGGTGAATTATGAAAAAGAAAATTAGTTGCCCTGCTTGTGATGGGCATGGTTTTATTTCAAAATTTAATGATTGCTCCATCTGGAGTGAAAAATGTCTTGAATGTAATGGAACTGGTGAAATTGAAGTTCCAATGACGAATGGTGATAAATTTCGTTCTATGTCTGATGAAGAGCTTGCATCTTGGTTTTCTAAGCTCGTATATCATGATTGTGCGACTACGTTTAGATGCTTTGAGTGCCATGCAGATGATGATGGTTGCGCAAAAGAAATTTTAAAATCTATTAAAGAAGAAGCAGCCTATTAAGGAGTGGTTTGATGCGAAGAAGAAACTGCCCTAATTGCGGAGCTCCATATGATATTGATAAGAATAAATGCCCGTATTGTGGGACTTCTTATTATGATATGAGTGCCGTTGATTTTGAAAGTGGTGAACCATTTTATTTGAAAATACGTACAAATATGAATGGCCAACAAGTATATATTACTCAACTAGTAAAACCAATATTGAATACAATTAAAATGTCAACAGATACGGTTGATTGTTATTCTTATAATGGTAAGGTTGCAAGTTATATATCTAATAAATCATTAACGACAAATATAAGTTTTATGGGTATTCCAGATAAAAATGGAAATCTTATGACAATGACGGTTGAGTAATTTTGAATGGTGGTGATAATTATGTTTATTTGCTTGGATTGCGGATGTGTTTTTGACGGGCCTAAACATTGGATAGAAACACACGGCTTGGACTCTCCTCCATATGAAGAATGGAATGGGTGCCCATCTTGTGGTGGAGCCTATGCAGAAACATATAAATGTGATGGATGTAATGATTGGCTTTGCGGAACATATGCAGAAACTAAAAATGGTAATAAATATTGTGAAAATTGTTATGAAATAAGAGAAGTTGGCGAATAATTTTGTGGTTTGGAGGTGGTGCGTTTGGCAAAACAGCAAAAGAATCAAATTTATGTGCTTAAGATACACAGTGGTTATTTGTCAAAGCATAATTGGCATTTAGACTTTAAATTAAGTGAAATTAGAAAGCAACCACAAATGGTTGTAAGCTTAGGATCTTCTCAGGTTCTTAGATGGCTTACAAAGTTACAAGGTAGAGAAAATGACGATATTGAAGCATCTGGAATCAAAGAAAATATTAAAAAGATTAAAAAATTAGAAAATTCTTATGAAAATAAGCAAGAAATCTGTAAATTATATAATAAACTTTATGAAAAACAGTTTCAACAAGATTATTTGATGCTTATTATGGATTCTCCAAAAGATTATAGGTGTGCTTGTCAAAATAAATTTAGCATCACTATTGATTATGGGGAAAGGAAAGAAACTGTAACGTATGTGCGTCTTCTTGGTACTGCAGGATCTATTAAAAAGAGTACAATTATGTTTATTAATGAAAACAGGCATGATGAGATAATGCATCGCATTAATAACGGAAGATATATTGGCCCAAAAGATAAAGAACCTGTTAAAAAACATAATGAAGTTGAGCTTAATTATAAATTTATACCAGCAAAATTATCTGCATATTTTGCGTTGCAGTGTTCTGCCAGTATCAGCGTTCCATGGCCAAGAATTATTGTTGTAAATGACGCTGAAGTAAAATTTACAGATAGAGTTAGAATTGTAGAAAATTCTGGTAATGAGGAAAATCCTATATGGCCGACTGTATCTGAGCCCCAAGAAGTTGAAATTGAAGCAGACGTTTCTGATGGGATGGGTTTTATTTCTCCAGAAATGAGTAGTATTTGGGCAAAATCTTTAAATGAAGGCGATGAACCCTTGTCTGGGTATAACACAAGATGCGCTTTTGTTAAAGGAATGGTATTTACAGTGCCATTTGTGCAGTTTGCAGAAGAAATTGCGCATACTTATATGATTACAGACGCATGGGGAGATCAGCGAGACATAAGAAATGCAGATGTAATTTTGACTACTTCTATGCTTAAATTATGGGATTCTTATGATGGTTTTGAAGATTATTATGAGAATTGTATGAAAAATGATTATGATTTTTGTATTGCAAAAAGTTCTCCAAGAGAATTACGTAATGTACATACTACAAATTATCAATACATTCAGGATTATTGCCTTTCTGACACTCAAATTGATGATTTAGTTGCTCCAACAGTGACGAAAATTAAAGAATGCCTTGGTTTAGACTGGAAAAAATTGATTTTATACATGTGCGGGACTGGTTTAGACGAAAAAAATGTTCTTAGATCAGATCCAATGTGCAAAGCTATTATGGCAAATCCAGAACTTATAAAAGACCCATATGTTCGATCAAAAGTTAGTAGAATGATACAAAAACGTATAAATTCAGCAAAAATTGGTGTTTTGGACGTTGCCGGAGACTATGCAATACTTGGAAATGACCCCTACTCTCTTTTACAGAAGATTTTCGGGATGGAAATTACAGGTCTTATGAAGGCTGGAGAATGTTATCATCAATATTGGACAGATAAAAATGTTGATGAAATAGTTTTATTTAGGGCGCCAATGACATCTCATGAAAACGTTCAAAAATTAAAAGTTGTTGCATCGGATGAGATGAAAAAATGGTATGGATATATTAAAACATGTTGTCTTATTAATAGTTGGGATACTACAGCAATGCGTCTGAACGGAGCGGATTAACAAAATAGTCCCCTTATATTGTGAAATATAAGTGAAAACTTGGTGAACCTGTAAATACAGGGTGTGGCATATGCCGCTAACGGTGAAAGCTAAGTCTATAAAAAATACAAATTCAACAATACAAAATTAATTATGAAAGGAGGTTTATAAATGATAGAAGAAAAAATTATTACAATTAGAGAAGTCGATTATATTGTTTCTTCTGATGGAAAAGTATATAGCACAAATAATATTGGAAGAGCAAAATATCATAAAGAGATATCTCAGCGCAAGAACTCAGATGGGTATATGCAAATTACGGTTGGTAAGACTGGTCATCGAGGACAATATAGAGTGCATCGAATGGTTGCAGAAGCATTTATTCCTAATCCAGATAATCTTCCAGAGGTAAATCATAAGGATAATAATAGAACAAATAATTGTGTTGATAATTTAGAATGGTGTACACACGTGTATAACATTCAGTATTCTATTGATAGTGGAAATCATATCAGCACCTCTGATTTAACTGGTGATAAAAATCCAAATTACGGAAACCATACACTGAAGGAAAAATATAAAAATAATCCAGAATTATCAAAAGAGAATCAAAGTCGTCCTGGCTCTAAAAATGGACGAGCAAAAAGAGTTAAAATTTTTGATATTATTGAAAATAACGAACTGGAATTTGGATATATAAGAGCCGCTGCTAGTTATTTAATAATAAATGGTTTCACAGACGCCAAAAAAGTAGATTCTGTTATGAATAGACTTTCTGTTTGTGCGAAAAGCAACAAAAAGTATAAAAATAGATTTTGTGTTGAATTTGTTGATTAATGTTTATGGATATGCCAATACCGTGCGAAGCCTAGAAATAGGAACGTGTAACGACTAGAGCTATTGCTCGTACTGTGGCAGTGAAAGTCCGCCATGGGAAGTGCCAAGCTTCTGAATTTTCAGAAGAAGAGATAGTCTATTCCCTTTAAAATATGGTGAAAGCCAGGGTATAAAAGTATGATTCAGATACAGTATTTTCAACGAATAATGATGTCTTATTAAACGCTTTTGAATACAAAGATACATTAATGTGTGTTCAAAGTAAAATGCCTAAAAAAGTTCCTACAGAAGATGATTTTATTGCTTCTGATATCAATGGATTTGGTGATTCAATTGGAAGCGTGACCAATAGAGGCACAAATATGATCTCTTTAAGAGAAAAATTTGATAAAAATAGCGAAGAATACACCAGATTACAATATCGTATTCGTACAATGATGAATTATCAGCAAAATGCTATCGACCGTATAAAAGGTGTTGTTGCACAGCCAATTCCAAAAGAATGGCTAGAACCAAGGCTTTCAAAGCCAGAACGTAACGATGATGGGGATATTTTAAAGAAAAAAGAGATAGATTATAATATTGCCGCAGAAATTAAGCCATGGTTTTTTATATATAGGTATTCTCAGCTTAAAACTGAGTTAGATAAGTATATGAAGTCGGTAAAATCTAATTGTAAGATTAGATTTGGTAAAACTTTGGATAATTTGTATGTTTCTGACAATAGAACCGAAGAGGAAGAGGCATTTATATATAATTATGAGAAATATATGCCAATTAGCAGAGCCCCAGGGACGATGAACCGTATATGCTGGAAGATTGAAAATGAATTTCAGTCTGTTGATGTTTTGCCAGATGTTGAGTTTGATAGGTCAATTTTAAAGAGTAATGCCGTTTATTTTCAAGAAGAATATGATGCAATTAAAGAATTATATGACGAATACAATAAAACTGTTCAAATATTTTTAAAGGGTGTAAAGAAAAATGATTCTGATAAAACTGAACGAGATGTTGTAATGAATCAATTAAAAAATGAATTTGCGAATGCATGCAGTGTTGTATGCCCAAATTCAGAAATTTTAGCAAATATAGTTGTAGATATTTGTTATTTATCAAACAAGAATAAATCATTTGCATGGGATGTTGCTGGAGAAAACATTTTCCAAAATGTATTAAAAAATAGTGAAAATAAAATTCAATTTCCTATTAAAGATGATGATGGAGATATAGAATTTTGTGGGAAAATGTTTTCTTTATATACTTTAGAAGTTAGAGGTGATAAAAATGATGATTTTGAATGAAGAAAAATATGCAAAGGATCTTCTGCTTGGTAAAAATAAAGATGTAAAGTCTGCAATTAAAAAAATTGGGTATATTACAAGATATAATTTACACGTTTTAGGTAAAGATGATAATGAAAACTATGTTTCTACAGTTAAGTGGATGACAAAACATCAAGACAATTTTGACGAATCAGCATATTCAAATGCCATATCAAATGCTATAAAAGGGGCAAAAAAGCGTGTTTTTTATAATATTGATAGTATTATTGTTACTAAAAATGAGCTTGAAAAAATTAAATCTTTAGAAAATATTCGAGAAGAGAAAGTTTTATTTGTCCTATTATGTATGGCAAAGCAGCAAGCATTATCTATAGGCTTTACTGATGGTTTAGTTAGATATACTATTACTGATTTATGTAAAATGGCAAGGATATCTGTTCCGGCAGATGACAGAGAGTATATTTTGCATGATATTCTTGTAAAAAATTTAATAAGCTGTCCCAAAAAAAATGACACAAAGTGTTTGATGGTTAATTTTATAGATGGTGATGGAGATGCCGAATTAGTATTGAATGAAATAGATTGTCAAGAATTAGCATATATATATCTTCAATGGAAAAATGGTAAGGGGTTTAAACGCTGTAAGTCGTGTGGAAGACTTATGAGAAGTAAGGGTTCTAAGGACATATGCGCTTATTGCGAACAATCTCCAAGAGATACTACTCATATTTGGTGCATTGATTGTGGTGATATTATTGAAATAAGTCCGTTTGCTACAGAAGTTTGTCGTTGTGAACCATGTAATTCTATATACCAAAGGCAAAGAAATGCAATTAAAAATAAGGCATATAGAGACAGGATAAAAGATAAATCGTGACCGTCGCCTCAAAATAAACAGTACAAAATTAACGACAAAAACATAAATGAATTATTTATATAAATCGACCCGCTGAAAAATGTGGGTCGAATTTTTCCTAATGGATCATATAAGTGATTCATTGATACCAAAAACATTAAATAAAACACACAACAGGGAGGTACAAAACATGGAACAATTAGCAATCGCAATTCCAAATTCAATTGAGAATCTTTCGCTGCCAAACCCAGAACTCCTACAGTTCTATAAGGATGTAGAAAATCGTAGTATTTGGATCGAGGGGGAAATTGATGAAAGTCTATTTGAAGCATCAAAGCTGATTATGAATTGGAACAGAGAAGACAAAGGTACTCCATCAGAGGATAGAAAACCAATTAAGATATTTATTAATTCTCCTGGCGGCACATTAGAAGATACATTGTCTTTTGTTGGGCTTGTAGAAATCAGTAAGACGCCAATTATAACTGTTAATATGGGATGGGCATATTCGGCAGCATGTTTAATTGCATTATCTGGGCATAAGCGTTTTGCTATGCCAAATACTAATTATTTGCTTCATAGTGGAAGCGGTGGCTGTGGTGGCTCGTTTGAGCAAACAACTGAGCAAATGAAACAATATAAAGCCCTTGTTGACAAGATGAGAAATTATATTTTAGATAAAACATCCATTGACTCTAAGACTTTTAATAAGAAAAAGAGTACAGAATGGTATATCACATGCGAAGAGGCTGTTACTCTTGGCATGGCTGATGGAATTATTAAAGACATTGATGAAATTCTATAATTTGGAGGGACTATATGGCTACAAAGAAAAAGACTATCACAAACGAGTATGGAGATGCTCCAAGAACTGTTGAAGATAGACCATTCTATCATTTAACGTTAGACCAAGATCAGAAGAATTTTGTTAATGCTATATTAAATCCAGATAATACTATTATTTTTGTAAATGCTAAGGCAGGAACCGGTAAAACGACATTAGCAATTGGTGCCGCAAACTTACTTTGTTTACATAATGAATATGATGGGATTGTGTATATATGTTCTGCATATGGAGAAAAATCTCAAGGATACCTTCCTGGGTCAATTACCGAAAAGAGCGAAGTGTATTTTGAGCCTGCGTATCAAGCGATGATTGAATGTGATATGAATATTAACACATGCGTTAACTCTGATTCTATGGTTAAACAAAAATATGGTGAAGGATATGTAACATTGCTTACCCATACATTTTTACGTGGTACTAATTTGAAAAAGAAAGTAATTATTTTGGACGAATGCCAAAATTATACGGTATCTGACTTAAAAAAAACACTAACAAGATGTTCTGACGATTGTAAAATTATATGCATTGGACACGATGAGCAATGTGATCTGGAAAATAAGGCTTCTAGTGGATTTAAGAAATATATTAATCATTTTGATGGTCATGAACATTGTGAAATTTGCGAACTTACTATTAATCATCGTGGATGGGTTAGCCAGTTTGCAGACGAATTAGAAGAATAATTTTTTAATATTAAAGTGGGACAGCGACCGATCATCGTTTGTTCGTGTATCCTTTGGCGAGCATTACCACTTTGATATAAATATTTTTACAAAGGATTGCGTGGTGTATTAAATGGAAATATGGAAAAACATTGAATCATTTGAGCAATATTCAGTATCGAATTTTGGAAATGTTCGAAATAATATAACCGGGAAGATATTAAAACCGAGAAAACATACAAATGGATATGTTAGGGTTGTGTTATGCAAAGACAAAAAACGATATGATTGTTATATCCATAGATTGGTGGCTCAGGCATTTATATCTAATCCAAATAATTTACCTGAAATTAATCATAAAGATGAAAATAAATTAAATAATTTTGTAGAAAATCTTGAATGGTGCGATCGTATTTACCAAGTAAATTATGGTACGTTTAAGGAAAGAATGATACAAACACAAAGAAGATCGTTAAAACAGTCAAGACCAGTTAAATGTATTGAAACAGGAATCATTTATATAAGTTTGCATCATGCAGAACGAGAAACGGGGATATCATATACTCTCATATGCCATGCTTTAAATGGTAGACAAAAAACGGCGGGCGGCTATCATTGGACATATGTGGATGAAATTAATTAATTTTAGAATAAATAATAAAAGACAATAAACAAGGAGGAGCAATAAATATGGCAAAAGCAAGTATTAACAAGAATTATAAGCTCTCTGCAAAGGGAGTACTTGGATTAGACGAGAATGACGTTATTGGAATTGAGAATCCAGACACTGGTGAATTTATTGAATTATCCAGATTATTTGTAGATTTTTTAGATAAGCCGGTTTCTATGTCTATTTCGTATGATGAAGATTATGAATAAAATACAAATTAGGAGGAGCAAAAAATGAATAAAATACTAAAAAAGCAAGATATAATTAATGAACTCGCAGATCGTACAGGTTTTTATAAGTATAATATTGAAGAGTTTCTAACTGCTCTAGAAGCGCTAGTTGTTGATGTTATGCAGGAAGCAAGTTTTGATGAAAATGCTGAGATGAAATTAATCCCCGGTGTTACAATTGGCGCTCGTAGAGTTGCCCCACGCGAAGTTAGAAACCCGCGTGATAATACAACTTTGATGGCCCCAGAAAGAGTTATTCCATATGCCAAATTTAGTCAGCCATTTAGATATAGAATTAATGGCGAATAATTGGGGTGATTTTATGGGGTATGAGAAATTAGTTAATGAAAATGAAGAACAATATATATTGCGTATATGCTCTATGAAAGAGTCACAAGGCTTAACGTGGCAAAATATTGCGGACATATTAAATGAATCTCTTGGATATAATTATGGTGAAAGTGCATATAGAAAAAAGGTACAGAGTTTTAATAAAATGATGGAAGCGAATGAAAGTATATTTTTCACTGAGGATGAATATTTGAAGAAAATTCGTGAAGAGAAGGAAGAGCTTTATAAAGCCAAAAAACAATTTCAAGACCAAAGGCGTGAATATAATAAAATCCTTACTATGGATGCCCGCTCAGACCATTTAACAGAAGAATTAATTAAGGTCGCTAAATCTCTTCCGGTTCGTGAATTAAATAATTTTTCAGATATTCCAGTAGTTGAATCTGGCAAAGAGGCTATTTTGGTTTTAGCGGATTGGCACTATGGAGAAGTCTCAGACAATATTTGGAATAAATATAATACTGATATATGCAAGCAGAGAGTGCAAAAGCTTTATGAAAAAGTTTCTCAATATTTAAAGTATAACCATGTTGAAAAATTGCATATTATGTTACTTGGCGATGAAATTCATGGCGCTATTCATTCTGGCTGCAGAGTTATGTCTGAAGAAAATACATGCGAGCAACTTATGCATGTCTCTGAAATTTTGGCGCAATTCATTAATGAGCTTTCTGCTAAAGTGAAACAAGTTGATGTATATTCTACATATGGTAATCATGCAAGAACAATCCAAAATAAGGATGATAGTATTCACTCAGATAATATGGAACGTATTATTCCATGGTGGTTAAAGCAAAGATTACAGAATAATAATCGTGTTAATATAGTTGAAAGTGATTATTATGAATTTATTGCATTTAGTGTGTGTGGATATAATATAATTGGTTGCCATGGAGACCTTGATAAGATTAAGAATTTTGGCGTTATTGCAAATACTATTTTTTCAAAGCTTTATGGGAAGACAATTGATTATTCGTTCCTTGCAGACAAGCACCACATTGAAGAGTTTGAACAACTTGGCATTGAATCTATTCTAGTTCGTTCCTTATGTGGAACAGATGAGTATTCTAATAACAAAAGATTATATTCATCTCCGGGACAAACATTAGTAATTTTTACACCGGAAGATGGTAGACAGTGCACCTATAATATTAAATTATAAACAATACAAAATTAATATTATTTCGGCAGTAATTATTAATTACTGCCGTTTTAATAATATAAATAACAAAAAATAAAGGAGAACATAATAAAATGGAAGACATTAAAAAGAATTTTAAGTTAGTTTTTAACCCCGGATGCGCCAGACGTTTATTACGCGCTGGATGTACTATTGCAGATATTAAGCAGTCTAAGGAAAACCCAGATAAGACCATTTTTGTTTTTAAGCGTGACGAAGCTTTCGAGGCTGCGTTTTCGGAGCTGAATGATAGTCTTAAGAAACAGGCAAACGATGAATCCGTTGAGATTTGTCACGAATAATATATAATATTCGTGACAAAATGCTAATCAGGAGGGAGGAAGAGTTATGGCGGCAGGTAAAAGTGCTGGAAGAAGACAAACTTCTAAGGCTTGTCAAATTGAAAAATATTTGTGCCCATATTGTAACACCATTAAAAAAGCTGGAGATTTTTATATGAGCTCTGATCCGCTTGTGATGACTGGCAAAACGGTAATGTGTAAGGATTGTGCAGAAAAGATTGCAAGAAATTATAATGCTAGGACTAAGACATATGGTGATTGCACGAAGGCGTCCGTCCAAGAAGCACTTGAACGTCTTGATAAACCATTCCTCGAAAATATTTGGAATTCTAGTTATTTTGAGTATATAAATGATAAAAATCCAAAGCAACGTAGTAATATATGGGCGGCATATATTAAAAATATTAGTATGCCGCAGTACAAAACGATGCGTTGGCGTGATGGGGATTTATTTGCAAATTATAAAGAGGAAGCAATTAAGCAAGCTAAACAAGATATTGGAAAGGAATTATCAGAAGACCAACGCCCAAAAAATCAAGAAATCAATGAAGAGTATGAAAAAAACCGTATAGATGTTATTAGATTACTTGGATATGATCCTTTTGAGCATGAACAAGAAGAAGATAAGCCACTGCTCTACTCTCAGTTGATTGGATATTTGGATGCAAGTGGAGAAAATGATGACATGATGAGAATTTCTTCTGCGATCACTATTGTTCGTGGATTTTCGCAACAGGCAAAGTTGGATGATATGATTGCAAAGGCTATGTCTTCTCCAAATGTTTCTAATAAATCTGGTGAAATTAAATCTTACCTAGATTCTAAGAAAAATATAGCCTCTACCGTTTCTTTGTTGGCGGAACAATCTTGCTTAAGCTTAAAACATAATAAAAATCAGAGTAAAGGTGAAAATACTTGGACTGGTAAAATTAAAAAAATTAAAGAATTAAATCTCCGCGAGGGAGAAGTTAATGGATTTGACATTGCAACATGTAAAGGTATGCAACAGGTTATGGATTTGAGTAATGCTTCTATTTTAAAGCAACTTGCTCTTGATGAGTCTGAATATTCTGATATTGTTGCGGAGCAAAGAAAGCTTGTAACTCAACTTACTAGTGAAAGGGAAAGTTATAAAGAGATATGTAGGATTTTATTGAGAGAAAATTTAGATTTGAAAGATACGTTGTCTGAGCATGATTTATTGCCGCAAGAGAATCTTATCAATTTAAATGAACTCTTCTCCCCTCTTAGTGAAATAGAACCTGTTAACGAGGAGGTATCCGAAAATGAGCAGTCAGATGAAGATCAAAATAATTGATGAAATGAATGATGAGTATCTTTCGGATATAATGAATGAAAGTAACGTTGTATATGTAAAACCCGGTGTATATGCAATGTCAACTCGTAAAATAGAATCATTGATAAAAATTGCAGAATTACAAAAATATTATCAATGTAATCCTGTTAGATTTATAAGTGATTTTTTCGGTATAGAATTAATTGATGCACAGGCATGGATAGTTCAAAGGTCTTGGAACTGCCCAAATGTTCTTGTTGTGGCAACTCGTGGATTAGGAAAATCTACAGTAATTGATTTAATTCTTATGTCCAAAGGGATGCTATTTAATAACTTTTGGAGTTATATAGCATCAGGATCAGGCGGACAGGCTGAACAAACATTTACAACGCTCGAACGTCTGGCGAATGACAATATTGATGAAATGGTTGGTTCAACTGGATATATTTTTAAGCACGAAGTGGAAATTAAAAATGCTGCAGGAGATGGATTCAGTCATTCAAGTAATGGTTTTACGTATTCTTTATATAATGGTTCAATGACTCAAACCTTAAATAGTAATATAGATGCCAAGAGAGGTATGCGTGGAACTGTAATATTTGATGAGTCCGGCTTCTTGTCGGCAGAAATGATGAAAGTTTATGGTGCATTTGCCATTGTTAATAAAAGCTTTAAAACCGGTAAGGATAGAGATGGTAATCTTATTGACCCGATTAGACTTCGTACATTTCCTACAAATATTCCGAACCAAAAATTTTATATTAGTTCAGCATCGAGTACTGATACTGAATTTTATCGTCTATATAGAGAATTTGCTAAACGACAACTTATGGGAGATCAAGATTATTTTGTTGCCCATATAGATTGTGAAGTTGCTTTTAAACCGACCATGCATGGTAAAGTCATTGCCCCTTTGCTTATGCGTAGTACAGTTGAAACTGAAATGGCGACGAATCCCGAAAAAGCACGCCGTGAGTATTATTGTGAATTTACGACAGATGCTGGTTTAAATGCCATTATTAAGCGCGGTACCATTGCTCGTAATAGTGAAACTCGTGTTCCATTGTTGTATAACGATACGGGCGAGAAAAAGTTTATATTTGCATATGACCCTGCTCGTTCTAGAGATAATAGCGTTATTCTTATAATGGAACTTTATATTGATGAGCATAGTGATTATAAAGGACGTATTGTAAATTGTGTTAATTTACTTGATGTTGGAAAGAAGAGAAAAACTCCAATGCAAACGCCAGATCAGATTAAATATTTAAAAGAGCTTATATTGGATTATAATGGGAACGCTCCAGATTATGAAAATATAGAAGCCGTTTTAATAGATGCTGGTTCTGGTGGCGGTGGTGTAAATATTGCAGACTACTTGATGGAAGATTGGGTAGATGATAAGGGAAATAAACATAGGGGTTTGATAGATAAAGAATATAGTGCTGATTATGTTAGTAAATATCCTAATGCTATTAATAAATTAAAGCTTGTCTCCCCTACTCAATATAAGTCGATTATATATGAAGCACTTATTGAAATGATGAATCTTGATTGTATTAGTTTCACAAATGATTATGATAATAAGGGTTATTTAACTTTATTTGAGGTTGATGATAAATTATATAATTCAGAGAAGAAACGTATTTCTGAAGAACTAAAAAAGCAAAATATTCCAGAAGCAGAATTTGCGCAGAAGGTTGAAGAAGAAATGAAAAAATCTTCCTGTATTAAAACAAAAATTGTGAAACTTGATCCATATCAAGAAATTGCACTTAAAAATATCGATGCTATGAAAGAAGAAATGGTTAATATGGTACGTAAAAAAAGAGATTCAGGGAAAGACTCTTTTGATTTGATACCAGAAAAAGCCAATAAACTGCACGACGATAGAAGCTACTGCGCTGCATTATGTGCGTGGGCGCTTTCAGAAAAACGAGCAGAGCGTATTCGTAATAAAAAACGTACAACAAATTATAAACTTATAGATATGCTACCTGTTACCCCACGCAAACAGGTTGAAAAAATATTTGGATAAGAAAGGAGGCCGATGCCTTTGGAAAGTTTTGAACAGAAAAAGAAAGAGCTAACAGAACAAGAGCGCATAGCGGCTCTCCAAAAAGACGAAAAAGCTAGAGCGAGATTTGCTGCGGTTAAAGATATTTTAACATTAATTGATTTAACAAGTAGTAAATCACAGTCTTATACTATATATTCTAAAGATAATCTTAGAAGCTATTTACAAAATCCTTCTACGGAAAGTAACCAAAAGAACCTTAGAAAATTATCTGAGTTTTTATATACAGTTAGTCATGTGTATAGAAGACTTGTGTTAAATAAAGCTAATCAATTTGATGCAAAAAGCTATATTGTTTATCCAAGATTAAATGATAATGGAGAAGTTGAAGATTCTTCTTATCAAAATTATATTAAGACAAGCAATTATGTACAGGGAATGCATCTTGATACACAGATTAGAAAATGTTTAATTAAAGCGTGGCTGGATGATGTTGTGTATTGTTTCTGCTATGGAAACCCAGAAGATGACTTATTCTTTTTACATATTCTAGACCCAGATTATTGTAAAATTTCTAGTGTTGACTATTATAGTGGCAAGATTAATTTTGCATTTAATTTTTCGTTTTTTGATGGTTCTAATAGTTTTTATCTTGATGTATATGACCCTGTTTTCAAGAAGATGTATAATTCATATAAGTCTGATAGTAAATTGCGTTGGCAGGAATTGCCACCAGAACAAACATTTTGCTTAAAAATTAATGAAGAAAATTTAGATTATGGTGTTCCTCCATTGAGCGGATTGTTTAATTCTTTAATCGACCTTGTTGATTTGTCTCAAATTCAGGCAGTTAAAGACGAGCTATCTGCATATAAACTTATTTGGGCAAAGATAGATACAATTTCTGGCTCAAAGGAAGTAGATGATTTTCAGATTGACCTTGAATTGGCGAATCAGTTTTATCAGAAGTTACAGAGCGTTTTGCCAGAAGGTGTAGCCTTTGGTATGTCTCCTATGGATCTTAATGATATTACGTTTGAGGCAGATGCAGCTAATGATACCAATGTTGTCAATAAAGCATTGACCAATCTTATTGAGACAAATGGTGATATTGTTTTAAATTCTAATAAAATTACTAACAGCACAAGTTTTAAATTTGCAATGATGGCTGAAAGCATGACTGCTATGGCGGTTGTCTCGCAGTTCAATGTATGGGTTAATTTTTATATTAAGAATAATCTTGGTGTCGAAGATGTAATTGTTGAATTTTCTGATGTTAGTAAATATTTTAAGGATGACAAAATTGACCAATTATTAAAGTTGGGGCAATATGGTTTACCAGTTAAAATGCAAATGGCCTCATTATTAGGAATTAGCCCTGCTCAGTGTCGTTCTTTAGAGTATCTAGAAGATAAGCTTGGATTAGCAAGGACGAAGTGGGTTGCTCCATTGGTATCTAGCAATGTGCAGAGCGGATTGTCAGAAAATGGAGATGGTTCTGACGGTAGGCCGACAAGTGATGAACCATTAAGTGACGAAGGTCAAGCTACAAGAGATGGCGAAAAGAATGTAAAGTAAGGAGGCACTGCCATGAATACTAAAAAATTTATTGTTACAAAAGATCCAGAAGTGGCAAAGAAGCTTGCTTCCATTTTTCAACAGGTAAATAAAACAAATGATTCGTGGGTATTTATAAATGCGCCTACGAATTTTAATTTTGCTGAATATGGCAAGAAAATAGCATTTACTAATATTTTATGTCTGTAATCTCTTTTTTAGAGTTTATAGTTATTCTGCAAGAAAGGAGGAAATTACATGCATAAAATTTTAACGCTTGATAATTTATATCAGTTCTTTGTAGAACAAAATAAGTCTGTTAATTTTAGTTCAAAAGAAAAAGGCAACCCGATTGTTGTTTCTACTCCTGCAAATTTTGAAGTATCTGATAATGATATGCCTGGGATGCTTAAATTAAAATTTAAAGTTTGCCACACCGAAACCAATAGAAATGGGAGCCATATTTCTAAAGAAAATATGGAGACCGCTATGCCTACTTTAAAATATAGACCTGTCTTAGCATATATTCATCAACTTGATGATGGGACATATGATTTTTATGCTCACAATATGGAAATTGAAGAAGATGAAAATGGTGATGAAAAGATAGTTTATACAGAAAAGCAAGTTGGTTGTTTTACGGCAGAAGATCCTTATCTTGAGTATGATGAAGAAAAGGATAAGACATATGTTAATGCATATGCTGTTATTCCTGAAGAATATACTGAAGCTGCGAATATCATTCGTAGAAAGAATGGAACAAAAGTAAGCTGCGAATTGGTTATCAATGAGCTTTCTTATAATGCCAAAGAGAAATATCTTGATTTGACCGATTTTTATTTCGGTGGTTGCACTTTATTAGGCTGTGATGAACATGGTAATGAAATAGGCGAAGGAATGCTTGGCGCAAGAGCTGATATTGCAGATTTCTGTCAAAAGGAGCCTGTATTTAATTATCAAGAAAAATTGGTTGAAATATTAGACAAGATTGATAGCACATTGTCTAATTTCAATAAAAACAATACAGAGAAGGGAGTGAGAAGAGAAATGAATCATTTTGAGGAACTTCTAGAGAAGTATGGTTTTACTGCAGAAGAGCTAGATTTTGATTATGAAAACATGTCGGATGAACAGTTAGATGCAGCTTTTGAGGAATTTAAGAATAAGAAGTATGCAGATGATGATGGCGATGCAGGTTCTGATACTGGTGACGCCGGAGAAACAGATCCTAGCGCTAGTGAAGGCGATGGCGAAGGCACAAACCCTACAGATCCAGAACCAACAGAACCAGAGCCAAGTGAAGATGAAGATCCAGAAGATGGTGAAGGCGCTTCTACTGAAGATGACGAGTCTAAGAAGAAGGGTGAAAATTTTGTAAAGAATTTTAAGATTGAAATTTCTCATGAGGATATCAGATATGCTCTTTATAATCTTCTTGGAGAATATGAAGAGGCAGACAATGAATGGTATGGAATTTATGCTGTTTATGATAATTACTTCATAATGCAGGGATGGTGCAATGGGAAATTCTATAAACAGGGTTATGCTATTGACGGAGAAAATGTATCTCTTGATGGTGAGCGTACAGAAGTGTTCCAGATGCTATTGACTGAATCTGAAAAGATTGCGGTAGAAAAACTGCGTAGTGATTATGCTGAACTTGAAGAAAAATATAATGAGCTTAAGACATTTAAGGATAATTATGATGCTGCAGAGCAGAAAGCCGCAAAAGATACTATTTTTGCAGATGAAGCATATGATAGTATCCGTGAATCTGATGAGTTTAAGGCACTTATGAACGATTCCGAAAAGTATTCTGTCGAAGAGATTCAGAATAAGTGTGATTTGCTATTCGCTGCTAGTGTAAAGAAGGCACAGTTTGCTGCGAAGGATAAGAAGTCTCATAGTCTTGGATTTAATTTTAGTAAGAAGGAAGATAAAAAGGTTTCTGCTTATGGTAATTTATTTAAGAAAGATTGAACAATACAAAATTATTAAACTAAGGTCGTTATAAATAACGACTTTTGTTATATTAAAATAAATTTTAAATTATGAAAGGATGAAATTAGTTATGGCAAATGTTTTTGATAAAATTGTCGGAACTGAGCACGTTGTTGCTGAAAGTTCTCTACTGAAGGCTACCGAAGTTGGTCATATTCTATCCATGAAGTGCCACAAGGATTTAGACAATGGTTCTATTGTTACTAGAGGTGCATGGGTTGAGGCACAGGTTTTTGATTCCGCAGATTATGCTGCTGGTAAGAAGCCCTACCTAGTACTCACTCCTCCTATTGGATATAACTCCGATAGACGCTCTTACCAAGAGGAAAGATATTTCTATAATGCTACTGGTGAGATTGCAAGAGCATATGAGCTACATGTTGACGACATCTTCACTGTTTCTGCTAATGCTATTACTGCTCTAGATACCGCCCCTGTTGTTGGTAATTATGTAAGTGTTGACGGAGGTCTATATAAGGAGGCTGCCTCTGCTGGTCAGACTGGTTTTGTTGCGCAGATCGTTGAGAAGGTTAATTACACCAATAGCGTTTCTTACAGACTCCATGTCGTAAGTCTAGGCGTGTAATTTGAAAATTGAGAAAGGAGGAAATAATTATGGCTAAGTTTATGCAGTTTGATATGAATGTTAAGAATGTATTTGATAATAATGAGAATGATTATAATGCTTTTAATAAGCTAATGCTTGACTATTCTCACAATGCTCTAGATGGCATTTCTGTAAAGGAAGCCAATCAGAAGATTGTTGAGATTTTCCGCAATGTTATTGGTTGTGACGAAAAGTCCACCAAGGCAGAAATTCGTAGAGGTATTCGTAGAAATCAGGCAGTTCTTTTTGATCTGATTGAGGTCGTTATTGATGATGCTCTAGTTAGTGGCTGGCAGGAGAATCCTTTCTTCAAGGAGTTCGTCGAAATTCGTAATCTAGCACTTGGCGATAAGAACGAGTTCTATTGCCCGGATCAGAGCGTTCTTTCTGTTATGAAGGTTTCTGGCAATCATCACGATATTATTAGACAGAGACTAGGGGCTGGCAAGACCTTTAGCGTCGAGACTAGCTGGTATGGCCTTAAGGTTTATGCAGAATTTGAAAGACTACTTACTGGTGTTGAAGATTTCGCAACTCTAGTTGGTAAGATTACTGAAGCTTTTGATCGTTATGTCAATCAGGCTCTATATGAGGCCCTAATGGGTGTTGGTACTACTCTAGGCGCTCAGTGGTATAAGTCTTCTGCTCTAAGTGATGCAACCAAGGAGATTTTACGTACTCTATGTATGGATGTTGGTATGGCATCTGATTCCGAAGTCGTTATTATGGGTACTCGCGCTGCTCTTGCTAGTGTGTTTGATCTTACTAAGGTTGAATGGGCTTCTGGTAGCATGAAGGATGAGAAGCACACCACTGGTAAGTTTGGTTATTGGGAAGGAATCCGTCTTGTGGAACTCAAGCAGGGCTTTAAGCTTAACGATACTACTCAGTATCTAATTGCTAATGATATTCTGTTTATTATGCCCGTTGGTGTCGAGCCTTTCATCAAGCTAGTTTATGAAGGTGACACTCAGATGTATCAGGTTCAGGATGCTGGCACTCATATGGATATGACATATGATTATGAAGTTCAGACTAAGATGGGTCTTAGCGTTATCACTAATCAGAAGTTTGGTATGTGGAAGATTGTTAAGTAATTTAAACAGCACAAAATTAATTATTAGGATAAAAGGAGAAATTTAATATGGCAAATACAAGAACCAAGAAGGTAGAGCCTGAGGCTCCTACTGAAGAAATTATCAAGGAAGAACCCAAGAAAAAGGCTCCTCGTAAATTCGCGCAAGATGATGTTATTTTGTGCAAGTCTGTGACGTTCGGAGAACTGCTATTACCCGGCAAGAAGTCTCAATTACTATACACATGGGCAGATTATGGTGATGCTACTGAGGTAGAATTTCAAGATCTCCAAGCTCTTAGGTCTACTAGGTCTGCTTATCTAAATGCCCCGTATTTTGTAATTGAGGACGAAGAGTTACTTGAACAGTGGCCCGAACTTAAGGCCCTTTACGCAAAGGTTGCTGCACTAGATGTCGATAATTTATTCAATCTACCTATTAATCAGTTTAAGAAAAGACTCCGTGAGATTCCTGTTGGATTTAAAGATTCTATCAAGAATATTGCTGGGGATAAAATTCGTAATGGTTCTTTAGATAGTATTGCAAAGATTAACGCACTGGATGAAATTCTTGGCACAGAGTTAAAATTAATGATTGAGTAAAGGGGGTTATTTAAATGACTCCTTTTTCTGAAATTTATGAAAGAGCTGCTTCTAAAATTGAAGACCCAGATCTTGCATTACTTCCAGAGGAAGATTTGGAAGATATGTTCCATGGATGGCTTATGAGCGCTATTTCACAATTTAGAAAATGCAAAAATGACCTTTCTAATCGAGATGAAGAGAATAAGCAATTTAACGTAGATTTATTAGATGTAGAGAAGGAAATTCTTGCAATTTTAGTTGTGAGGCAGTGGCTTGAGCCGCAAGTTAATTCTGTTTTATTGACCAAGCAAGTTTTTGCTGATAAAGAGCAGAAATATTATTCTCAGTCTCAGCATCTTGCGGAATTAATAGCGTTGGATGAAAAAATGAAGTTAGAAGCGCAAAGGCTAAGCCGTGATTATACATATGGATATGGTTCGTATTGGACTTGAGGGAGGAATTACTATGAATACTATTTATGGAGATATCCCTCAAATGCAGATTATAGAGCAAAAACGTTATTTATATGGAGCAATTATTAGTTGTCTTTATCAAAAAGAGAATGAATACCCTTTTTTAGATGCCCATATGCAATCATTGATTAATCAAATAAGTGGATTAAATAAAATGTTTAATTATCAGCCAGAAATATTGACTATTATTAGTTGTTTAGAGACAGCACGAAGGGATCCTTCTCAGTTCCGCAAGGCTATACTTGATGCGGCTAATTTAGTTAATGCCTTGAAAGATGGTGATGATAATGCTTGATTCATTTAAAACTCGTATGGAAAGATTAGGGAAATGTCAATGCGATGCTTATTTGCGCAATGCCGGCAGTACGATCAACGCCACCTTCAAACGAGACCCTGCATATCGTGAGGTTTTTGTCACTTCTGCGCCAAACGGAATTGAATTAAAAAAACTAGACGCTAAGTTTATTATTGATACGCGCCGTTCAATAAGCGGTGACGAAGAAGTATATAAGCTACAATTTAGACCTCATGTTAAGATTCCTGTTGGGTCATATGTTGATATCCCAGATGATGCGGGTGAATTACAAAGATGGCTCGTCATTCTTGATGATCATCAACCGCAGTTTCATATGTATTATGTATTAAAGTGTAACTGGACATTAAAATGGGTACATGAAGATAAAGTTTATAAGTGTGAGTGTGTACAGAGAACGCAGAGTTCTTATAACTCTGGTCTTTGGACTGATTATATTTTTACTACGCCAGAAGATCAAACCATCATGCTATTACCAACAACTCCATATACGCAAACGCTTAGTTATAATCAACGCGTATTGATTTATGATAGTGGAAGGAAGGTACCTTTAGCGTGGGAATTATCTAAGGTATTAGATACAATCCCGGTTGGTATTACACGTTTGACATTTAAACAAGTCCAAGCGACAATGCAGGAAGACTGTGGAAAATATGGCTTAGCAAATTGGTGTACGAATAAAGAGCACGACATTACTAAAAACGAAATTTGCCAATATTGTAGATTAAAAGAGCCTCATTATATTGATGCCGGACTTGAAATGCCAGAGGAAGAATCTCCGACGGGGAGAATTACTTATAATGGCAAAGATGCTACATTGCGTGTTGGCGGTAGTTCTAAGGTATTTACGGCAGAGTTTTGGGATGCATTTAATTTGGTATATGTTGCAGATAAGCCAATATGGAAATTGTCATTTATGAATGATAACCAGTTATTATGCTCTATTAATCTTCATTATCATAATGATGATTGGGAAATTGAACCATCTGACGATTGCCCTTCTAATGTCATGCTATCTGATTTAAGTTTTAGAGACGATGTTTCTACGCCATCGGATGTTGATGCATGTGATGTTACGTGCAGTGTCAATGGAGAAGAAATATTTAAAATTAATGTTGCACCAGCAGAAGATAATTGGAATGCTCTTAAATTACGTTGTTTACAATTGTATAGCATGGTTGGTAAAAAAATTGTTGTGTCGGCCGCAAACAAAGATGGTAAGTACGCAACAGAAACGGTTATGGAGGTGGTTAGTTAATGATTAGAGATATTCAAAATATTGATGATGATGTGTCTAGCATGAAACGTTTAATTCGTCAAAAACTTACATCAGATCCAGATATTATTGAGGCGTTAAATAATCGTGAACTAGATCCTTCAAGCCCAGATGATTATTTAAACACAAATATCTTTGCATATATTCGAGTGCCAGAGGTGCAGGATGTTGCAAGAAATTTTATATGCTTTAGTGTGGATGACATAGAAGACCATCAATATAATAGTGTCATGAAAATTCAATATGTACAATTTGTTGTGTTTTGTCATGCGGATGATATTAAAACTCCATATGGAATTGAGCGACATGATTTACTTGGGTATTTAATTCGTGATATTTTTGGATGGTCTAATATGTTCGGTATGCAAGCAAAATTGATATACAACAAAGAGGGGGTAACGGACACTGCGTACTCCACTCGTACTTTAAAATTTGAGCTTACCAGAACTAATTCTCTAAATAAAGCTGTAACGAGGAACAAATATGAGTTCTGATATTTTTGAAGTAGATCCTCTCCAATTATATTTTGGAGACGATTATATTATCAATGATAAAATAAAAATTAAACAGGCAAAAATTGGAGATATCGTAGATTTTGGTGAAGCAAAATATTTTAGTGTTGTTCATACTTTAACAGCCATTCCTAGCGACCTTAAATCCAAGCTTTGGGATATGGGTTTAGACTGGATGGAAATTGAAGATTTTGAGTTGTTTATGATGCTTGCCCCAACGTTATCAAAAGAAAACACTGAATTGCTGTTTGGTGATTTAGATTTTACTAAATTGAAACCATATAGAAATAAGGAAAATGGTGATATTGTTTTGGCGGATTTAGAATCTGGTGTAAAGATTGATAAGTTAATTTATTTAAGAATTGTAAATTATTTAAGAAAGGTTCATAATATTACGCCAAAAATAGAACGTGCGGCAAATAAGACAACCAAACAAATCCTTATAGATGAAGACAGAATGAAAATTAGGCTAAATCAAGAAAAGCCTTTTAAATCATATCTGTTGCCGCTTATTTCCTCTGTAAAGGTTCGTATGGGATATACGAAGGATTATGTGAGAAATGAGGGATTTGTGGAATTTTTTGATGATTTGGCTCGCCTACAAATTATCAATAATGCAGACCATCTACTTGCTGGATGTTATTCCGGCATGATAGATACAAAGAAAATAAATAAGGCGGATTTGAATTGGTTAAAGGAGATTTAATTATCTCTTTAATATTAAAATTATTATTTTTAGGAGGAAATTACTATGTTTGACATTAATAACTTTGTTATCGATAGAGTTACTCGTGGTGTTGCTCTATCTCAGAAGGACGATTCCGTACTATTCTCTATCAACCAGATGCAGAACGTTTCTCTAAACTGCGCATCTGAATCCACTGACGCTGTTGACGCTCTAGGTACTCCTATTGCTACGTTCTATCGTGCTAAGAGTGCCGAGTTCTCTGCTGAGAACGCTATTTTCGATATGAATCTAATGGCTACTCAGCTTGGCACTTCCAAGAAGGTTGCCAGCTCTACTGCCAAGATCACTGCTCCTGCTATGGAGAGCTTCGAATATGGTACTGGTTCTTATGAGCTAAAGCATGCTCCCAAGGGCGAAGTTAAGGAAATTTATGTTCTAAATGGCGATAGCACTTTTGGTAAGAAATACACCAAGGGTACTGCCCCATCTGAGACAGAGTTCTCTCTTGCTGGTCAGACGATGAAGCTACCTACCGGTCTAAATGCTAGTGACGAGCTATTCGTTATGTATGACTATGAGACTGAGAATGCTGTTGAAGTTGTCAACTCCGCTACTGAATTCCCTGTCGGCTGCAAGTTCGTCATGGAAGTTCTTGGCTGCGACGTATGCGATCAGACTACTCTAGTTCACGCTTACGTGATCTTTAACAACTTTAAACTTAGTCCTGATTTCGACTGGAGTAACAAAATTTTTGCTACAAATTTTAAAGCTCCCTGCGTTCATAAAGAGCGTAGAGCGGCGTAATGATATACGTCCAAAATCCCTTTAATTGCTGGAAGTACTTAAAGACAATCTAGCTACAACGTAAGGATGAAATATGCCTAAGCGTGAATGCGGCGAAAGCAGAAAAAATAGATTGTATGATGCAAGGTTAAACCCTAAACATTGTAATAATAGTTAATCAGCAACCAAGCCTCAAATAGAGGAAGGCTCGACGGCTATTCCGAAAGGAAGTAGGTTTAAGTGAACCGAAATGGGGGATACCCAGAAATGGGTAGTGATATAGCCTGCTCTTATATGAGAATATAAGACGTCTTTAATGACTGGCAAAGCGTAACGAACTTTGTTGAACACTAGGCATTGCAACGGATGGTGCACATCCATTTTCCGGTAAAGCACAGCAAGCTTTAAATATTAGAGCTCTTGCAGCGTAAGCTGCTTGTATAAACATATTGAATTGCTGGAAAGTCCTAAAGCCAATTAAGCTACAACATAGAGATGAAATATGCTCAAGTGTGAATGCTACGAAAGTATAAAAAATTAATTGGATAACATATGGTTAAATCCTAAGTGTATTTATAATGGATAATCAGCTTCGAAGCCTTGAATAGAGGAACGATCAACGACTAGGCGTAAGCCGTAGGGCCAAGTGGCTCGAAGTAGTATGCCCCACTTATGTGGGTGAAGATATAGTCTCGCCTTATATGAAAGTATAAGATGCACGTAATGGTGCTGACTAAAATTAACGACTTTAGTTGAAGATAAGCGACTGTGACAAGGAAAAGAGATTAGAAGTGATGGCTGCATAATGCGGCTTTCTACGAATAGTTTCCGTATAAAGTAATTTATATGATAAATAACACATTGAAATGCTGGAAATCCCTAAAGCTCATATACCAAAGCGGAAAGATGAAACATGCTTAAACGTAATGGTCACGAAAGTAGAAAAAAGTTATGAGATAGATATATGGTTAAATCCTAAGTATCTGTTATAATGGGAAATCAGCAGGTAAGTCTCGAATAGAGAAAACCCCAACGACTATTCTCGTTAAGAGAAGTACATAACAAGCGATTGGTTATGGAAGTGGTGTGCCCCACTTATGTGGGTGAAGATATAGTCTGTACTTTATCGAAAGATAAAGGGTCATAAGATCGGGCAAGTGTAGCGCCTTGCTTAAACACAATAGTATTCTCCATCGTTATTCCTAGCGAGGAATAATTTGTCAAGGACTTGACAAAACAAAATTAATGTGCTATAATATCAACGTAAGTAGATGAGCCCTAGCTAAGTTCATTGAAAGGGCCCCTGTTACCTCTCAGGGGCCTTCTTACGTATAATTTAAAAGAGGCAATTAAACGAAAGAGGTAATATTTATGAGTATTAAGTATGAAGATTATTCAAATATTTTAACCAAAAGAGAAATATCGTTTTTATATAAAAATGGGTCTCTTGGAGAAAATTGCCCAAATGCATTAAAATTTTGGGATTATGAAAAGAATCTGCCACTGACTCCATATATTGTTTTGTCAACATCTAATAAAGTTGTGCATTGGAAATGCCCAATTTGTAAATATGAATGGGAAGATAAAATTATTGTTAGACATAAAGCAGAAAAATGCCCTGTTTGTTCTAGTAGAATTGTCAAACAAGGATATAATGATTTTGAGACAAAATATCCAGATATATCATTAGAGTGGGATTTTGATAAAAATTATTGTGACTATTCTCCTTCTACTGTTGCTTTTAGTTCTCATAAAAAAGGATGGTGGAAATGTAGAATATGTGGAAATTCGTGGTTTACATCTTTTAATAATAGAGCTAATGGACAAGGCTGTAAGGTTTGTGGATATAAAATTGTTGGTAATAAAGTTACAAAAAGATCTTTAGAGTCAAGAGGCTCTTTATATGATAATTGCCAAGATTTAATGGAAGAATGGAATTATGAGCTTAATAAAGGAATTAATCCTAAAGAAGTCGCCGTTGCGTCTAGAAGCAAGGTCTGGTGGAAATGTAAAAAATGTGGGTGCGAATGGTTTGCATCGGTTGGTGCCAGAACTGGTAAAGATGGTACTGGATGCCCAGAATGTAAAAGAAGGCAGGAAAAAAGTAGCATACAATGTGCTACAGAGTTGCATCTTTTGAATAATTATGGCTATCCATTATTGCATGAATTTAGATGTACGATATCTGCTGTTAATCCTTTAACTAATAAAAAGATGCCGTATGACAATGAATTAATCATTGGAGATTCACATTTAATTATTGAAGTTAACGGAGATCAACATTATCGCATTACAAATTTTACAGTTTATAAATCGAAGTATGATGGAATTACTCCTGAAGAAGAACTCAAAATGCAACAATATCGTGATAAAGTAAAAATGAATTATGTATTAAGTCTTGAAAATTATCATTATCTCGTAATCCCATATACTGCATTTAAAGACGATTCCTATAAAACACTCATAGATAATAAAATTTCAGAAATATTATCTCTTACAATCAAAACTAACATAAAGGAGTGATCTCTCATGAGATACCCTCGTACATGTCTGTGCTGTGGCAAGACCTATTCATATTGCAGTAGCTGTTACGACTATCGTGCTCTCCCACTGTGGATGAATTCTTTCTGCAGTGACAACTGCAAAGATATTTTTGAAACTTGCACAGATTACAACTTTGAACTAATTACTAAGGAAGAGGCAAAGGAACTCCTATCTGCCTGCGACCTTTCTAACTTTAAGAATTTTAATAAATGCGTCAAGCGCGATCTTGGTGTCATTATGCAGGAATCAAAGAAGATTGAGTTTCCTATTAAAAAGGCAGAGTAATCTGCACAATCACATGAAGTAGTTACAATTAAATACAATATTACGGTGCGAAACTTCATGTGTAAGTTCTGCACCGTATTTTTTCGGGAAAAAGGAGAAATGAAAATGCAAGCAAAATCTAATATTGTTCCCGGTCTACAATATGATCCAGACAGATGCATCTATATTACGTGTATACCACAGGTTCAATTATATTTACAAAATGAAGCTGAGTTACTAGATATTCTTAGCAGCAAGACTAAAACAAACCAGCTAGTTTTTGTATTTGAACGGAATGCTTTGACGAGACGTTTATATGAAGTGTGGAAAAATAGTAGACCGTAATTTTATAGAGCGGAGGTGTTTCAATGGCTGAAACTGAAACTACTTTTGCGACTATTGTAATTGGCGTTAAGCATAATAAACTATCTGTAGTTAGAAGTGCATTTGGCACAAGTGGAATTATTAATTCGCTCATGTGCAGATTTGAATTTAGAACTAAAGACTGGGCTGGCATTCAAAAGATGGCGGTCTTCCAGAGCATGAATGATTATGTAAAGCACAAAGATGAAAATAAGTATATTATTCCACTAAATGAACAGGGCGAATGTTATGTACCAGCGGAAGTTATGGCTGGGCAAGGAGAATTTTTAATTGGTGTATTTGGAGTATACGAGAATAATAATCGTATTGTAACTAATATGCTTGCGTTTAAATGTGATCAAGGGTGTTATTGCATTGGCTCCACTCCTAGTGGAACTACTCCAAGTGAATATGCAGAAATTATTGCCTTAATTGACAAAAAACAAGACCTGTTGATTCCAGGAAATGGTATAACTATAGATGAAAACAATGTAATCAGTTGTACGTGTGAGGCAACAGAAATTGGACTAATCAGTGGAGGTGACAGTACTGATGGCTAAGGCAACTTTAAATAATGTTCGTATTCAACTTAGAAATGATACTGCTACCAATTGGGCAAAATCGACAGTTGTTCTGTTAGCTGGTGAATTTGCTGTCGAGAACGATACTGGTTTGTTTAAGATTGGTAATGGTACAGACATTTTTAGTGCATTACCATATGCCAATAATGCCGCAGAAGTTGCGCAAGAATTTAATGCGCTAAAAGATAAAATCGGAGAAATCCCTGATGATAAAACTATCATCGCAATGATACAAGAGGCTTCTTATGATGACGCCGCTATTCAAGCTAGTATCGCAGCTAATAAAGAAGCAATTGATACCTTAAACGGAGATGGCGAAGGTTCTGTTAAGAAGACTATTGCAGATGCAACAGTTAATCCTCTTAATATTACTGGCGCTACTGTTGGTCAAGTGGCCAAGATTAAGGCTGTCGATACAGAAGGCAAACCTACTGAATGGGTAACAGCCAACATTCCAACTAAGACAAGTGATCTTATTAATGATGATGGTTTTATTAAAAATATTCCAGATGAATATGTTACTGAGGCTGAGCTTGAAGCAAAGGGTTATTTAACACAGCATCAAGATTTAACCAATTATGCTTTGAAGTCAGAAATACCAACTTTAGATGATTATGCAAAAATTTCTGAACTTGACGCAAAACAGGATAAATTAATTGCTGGGGCTGGTATTTCTATTAAAGATAACGTTATTAGCGCCACCGGTGGAGGCACTGGATTCTCTGGAGTAGAATCCGTAAATGGAAAGACTGGCGCGGTTACTCTTGCCGCCTCAGATGTTATCACTTCTTCTTCTGATATGAATAAAGTGTCTATTAATTCTGATAATACGCTAGAAGTAAATACTATTAGTTTTGATAAAATTGTACAGCAAGATACGGATGAAATTATTATTTCTGGTGGAAACGCCTAATTTTTAAAGGGGGAAATAATTTTATGGCAACTAAAACATTAAGCACAAGAATTGTCATGCGTAACGACATCGCGGGAAATTGGGCTACGAAGAATCCAGTTTTACTCAAAGGTGAGTTTGGTGTCGAAACCGATACAAACAAGTTTAAGATTGGCGACGGAGCTAAGGCCTGGGCTGATCTTGATTATGCGGGCGTCGATCAGGCCGCAATTGAAGGCATTATTGCACAGAATAGAGACAATCTATATAAATATACCCGTACCGATGGTTATCAAAGCGACGATGAAGCCATTGCTGCGGCACTAGGTTCTAATGCCCCTGTGCAGGGTGATATTGTCGTAATTACTACGACGCTTGATGGCAGCACTTATGAGCAGAGTGCTTTCATGTACAATGGAACTAAGTGGGAAGCAATGACGGGTAATGTTAACGCTGATAAGGTAATCCTTAAAGACGATATTGTTATGGCCGGTAATTATACACAGGTCGGCAATATGACAAAGGCCCAGAATGGTACCGCTACCTTTGCTACCAAGGGTAAGTCTGTCGCTGATGCTCTGACTGAAATTTTCTCTAAGCGTCTACAGCCTGGTACTCCTACCGCTCCTGCTGTTTCTCTGACATTTGGTCAGGCTAAAGCTTATGAAGTTGGTACTACGGTGTCTCCAACCTATTCTGCTTCTTTAAGCGCAGGTTCTTATACTTATGGCCCTGCGACTGGTATTACTGCTACCGCATGGGAAGTCACTGATACTGCGGGCAACTCTGCGACTACTGCTTCTGGTAGTTTTGACGATGTTGTTGTAACTGATGGCACTAATTATAAGATCACTGCAAAGGCTACCTATGGTGAAGGCGCTATTGCAAAAGACAACCTTGGCGCAGATTCTAATCCTGTTGTGAAGATTGCTGCCGGTTCTGCTACTAAGGTTTCTGGTGCAATCACTGGCTACCGCAATACTTTCTATGGTACTGTTACTGAAAAGGCTGCGCTAACTAGCACCATTATTCGTGGACTAAATAAATCCAATGCGGCATTTACCAATGGTAAGACTTTTACTATTTCTATCCCTGTTGGCGCGGTTCGCGTCATTTTTGCTTATCCCGCAACCCTACAAGACGTTAGTTCTGTAAAGGACGTCAATGGTCTAAATGCAGAGATTAAGAGTGCATTCACTAAGTCTGCGGTTACTGTTGCTGGCGCTGGCTCTGATGCTGGTATTGAATATAAGGTTTATACTACGGACTTTGCTGAACCTGTTGCGAAAGCAAATTCCTATACTGTTAAGATTTAATGAAGGGGGAAATGAATTATGGCTATGACATTTGGTACTCTTGATTTTGCTGTAGCTTTTAACCGTCAGACGGCGTTCCCTCTAGACGCTAAAAGCTATTTTGAAAGCTTAACTGTCGCTCAGGCTGCCGCTGCTACTGCGCAAGAGGCTGGCAGTTCTGAAACTACTTATTATTTTGGTCAGACTATTGCTGTCGTTGAGGGCGGTAAGGCTACTCTTTATGTGATTCAGCCTGATAAGACTCTAAAAGAGGTTGGCGGAAATATTCTTATCAATGAGAATGTTTTTGCCAAGGACGAAAATGGTGTTCTAGATCTACTTGGTTTTGCCGATGCTGTTGGTGGTGCTCAGCTTGTTAAGACTGAAGATGGTAAGGTTTCTTGGGTTAAGCCAGATACTACTACCGTTGAGGGTCTATCTACTGCCATTGAGTCTCTAAAGACGACTGTTGGCGATGACAAGAGCGGCCTAGTAAAGCAGGTCGCAGACAACAAAGCTGCTATTGACACGTTAAATGGCGCGAGCACCGTGCAAGGCTCTGTTGCATACCAGATTGCACAAGTTGTCGCTGGCGCAGATGAGAGTTTTGATACACTAAAGGAAATTGCTGATTGGATTGCGGGTCATAAGACGGATGCTGCATCCATGAATTCTCAGATTAATACAAATAAGGATGATATCGCTGCTCTTAAGACCAAGGTTGGCGACACGTCTGTTGCAGATCAGATTGCTGCTGCTGTTGACGCCGCATTAAAGGATGGCGAATCTGACAAATATGCTCTAGCTGACGACCTTGCTACCGCAAATGGTAAAATCACTGCTCTACAGGGACTAGTCGGCGAAACTGCAGTTGCCACTCAGATTAGTGATGCGATTGACGGTGCTTTAAAGGTTGATGGTGCAGAAAAGTATGCATTAGCTTCTCATACTCATGAAATTGCAAATGTTACTGGTCTTCAGGCCATTCTTGACGCTAAGGCTGCAGCAAACGACGTAGAAACCCTACAGAGCACCGTTGACGGGTTAGAGGCCAAGGCTCATGAGCACGCTAATAAGACTGTCCTCGATACTATTTCTGAAGACAAGGTTAATGCTTGGGACGCCGCTCAGGCTAATGTTATTGAGTCTATTAAGTTGAATGGTACTGCCATTGCTCCTGCTGCCGATAAGAGCGTTAACATTGCAATTCCTGCTGCCACTGCTGAGGTGCTTGGTTTAGTTAAGGTTGACGGCGATAGCATTGTTGCATCTGATGGTGTAATTAGTGTTGGTGTGGTTTCTACCGATAAGCTTGTTCAGGGTTCTGATACGCTTATTATGGATGGCGGTAATGCTTAATCATGATTTTATAATATAAAGGAGAATGATTTAAATGGCGAATAAGACATTCAATACGAGAATTTGTCTCAAAAATGATACATATGCAAATTGGATTGCGAATGATCCAATTCCTCTAAAAGGCGAAGTATGTGTAGTTGTCATTCCTGCTGAAACTGGCGCAGTACAGGGCGAACCAGTTACTCTATTTAAGGTTGGTGATGGCACTAAGAAGTTTAGCCAACTAGACTTTATTGGTGCTAAGGCGGCAGACGTGTATAGTTGGGCTAAGGCTGCTACCAAGCCCGAATATACGGCTAATGAAATTAAGGGCCTAGCTGACTATATCTCTGGTGAGATTCAGGACACTGATACGCAGTACAAACTAGAAGCTGATGCAGATGATGCTCATAAGTTCTATCTATATTCTAAGCCACTTAATGGTTCTTGGAATTCTACCCCTGTAAGCACCATTACCATTCCAGAGACTGTCTATACTCTAGTAGAGGGCACTGCTAATGGTACTGTAAAGTTTAATGGTACTGATGTTAAGGTTCATGGCCTTGGCTCTGCTGCTTATACCGATGCTGATGCTTACGATGCGAAGGGCGACGCCGATGCCGCGCTAGTTTCTGCTAAGGCTTATGCTGACGGTAAGGATGCCGCTATCGCTGCGGCTAAGAAAGCTGGCGACGACGCTCAGAGTTCTGTTGATGCTCTATCTGATAAAGTCGGCGCAGTTACTGATGGCAAGACTGTAGTAGAGATGATTGCCGATGCTCAGACCGCTGCTACTTATGACGACACTGCTGTTAAGGCTTCCATTAAGGCTAATGCCGATGCTATTACTACTTTAAATGGCGCTTCTACCGTTACCGGTTCTGTTGACCAAAAGGTTGCAAGTGCTATTAATGATTTCGCCACTAAGGTTAGTGAAGATGGAACGGTCAATACTTTTAAGGAACTAATTGATTATGCCGCTACCCATCAGGGCGAATACAGTACTCTATCTGGTGAGGTTCAGAAGAATACAACCGCAATCGCAACTCTAAATGGCAAGGACACCGTCGCTGGTTCTGTAGCAAAGACTGTTAAGGACGCTGTTGATGCCGCGCAGACTACACTTCAGGGCAATATTGATGGCAAGGTTGATAAGGTAACTGGCAAGGGTCTATCTACTAACGACTATACTAATGACGAGAAGACAAAGCTAGAGGGGATTGCTGAAGGCGCTCAGGTTAATGTCATTGAAACCGTTAAGGTTAATGGCGTTGCGCTAACTCCTTCCGCTAAGGCGGTCGATGTCATAGTGCCAACTGGCACCCTTGCTGACAAGAACGAAGTTGCTAAGGCTGATCTTGCTGCGGCTCTAAAGACTGAGATTGAGGGCAAGGTTAATTCTGCAGATTGTGGTGATATTATTTCCCATAACGCCGCAGAATTTGCTACCGCAGGTCACAATCACGACACTGTCTATTCTAAACTAGATCATAATCACAAGATCGAGGAACTAGAGCAGGATGCATATATTGTTCTAGATTGTGGCTCTGCCAGTACAATTATTTAAGGCTACATTGCCTCTTCACATTAAGTAGTTTATTTAATAGGGGAGGCAATACGCCTCTCCTATTTTTTTAGACTATATAAGGGGGAATAAAAACTAATGGCTTATATCAATAAAGTTACTGTTAGAGGCAAAACATATAATTTAGAAAATCTAACCGATGGGACGTATATTGTTAGGTTGCCCAAATTAAATGCCGATGATGAGTTTGTAACAAAAAATTCGTTGCAAACTGGAGTTAAAGCATCAGAGCTTACTGATGGTACATACACTGTTAGTTTGCCAAAAAATTTAACAAAAAACGACACATTCGTTATACAAAGCGTACAAGATAGAATTAACAATAATAAAGTAGATAAAGAAAATGGCAAGGGTTTATCTACGAATGATTATACCGCAGCGGAGAAGACCAAATTAAAAGGGATTGAAGATGGCGCAAATAAATATGTCCATCCAACTTATGGTGCAAAGACCTCTGGATTATATAAGATTACGGTAGACAGCACCGGTCACGTTAGCGCCACAGATGAAGTTACAAAAGACGACATTATTGCCCTTGGAATTAATGCAGATGATGTGTTAGTAAGCGCGAAGGAATATACGGATGAACAAATTGCTGCGTATGAGCCTTATTCTATTGAGGTAGTGGATGACCTCCCAACGTCTGGTGAGGGCAGAACATTTTATTTAGTTCCAAACAGCGCCAATACTGGATACACAAAATATTGGTGGATTACCGACAAAGAAGGAAATCAGAAATGGGATGAATTCAAAGGTTCGTCTACGGTAGTTGTTACAGAGCTTCCTGAAGCTGGTGAACAAGAAACAGATTATATCCTATATTCTGACGCCGGGTGTTTCTATTATAAATGGATTGATAACTCTTGGAAAATGATTGCTGGTACAGTTGCGCATATCGTAGACTCTCTGCCCGAAACTGGTAATGAGTTTTCTGATTATTACGTTAAAAATGGCGATGGTCTATATGTCCATTATCGTTATATCGACGGGGCATTCTGTATTATTGGCGGAGATACATACACTAAGTCGCAGATGGATAGCAAACTTTCTTCGATTAATACATCTGTAGATGCCAATACTCAAAACATTACATCTAATACGACAAATATTGCCTCTCTGAGCAGAAATGTTGATACATTAAGAAAAGATTTAGATGCTATAGACACTGAGGGATACACTTATTATGCCACATATGGAACTGCGACGCTTGCAACTGGCGAAGAAAAGGAAAATGTATTTACATTATATGAAGTTAAAGGCGAAAAAGAAGAAGTAAAAAGTCAGTTTGTGATTACTGGCGGTGGCGGTTCCACAGTTACGACCACACTTAAGGTAGAACGAATTACAGAATCTCCAGTTGTTGTTACTACAACTGATAAAGCAGAAATTAGTTTCAATTATTCTTCTGTGGATAGTGATGGAGAATCTGTTGACGGCACATATACTTGGAAACTCGGAAACACTGTTCTATCGACTGGAGCACTAGTTCAAGGGGTCAATACGTTTGACATGACAGATTACGTTAATATTGGCACTCAGAAGTTTACGCTTACTGTTGTAGATGCGGCTGGTAGTGTAGCCGTTAAATCTTGGACTGTGCAAAAGGTTGATGTTAGACTGGAATCCTCATTTAGCGATAAGATTGCATATGAGGCAAACAAGCCTGTGAACTTTACATATACACCTTATGGTGCGGTTAGCAAGACTGTGCATTTTATTCTTGATGGAGTGGAAATTGACACTACGACTACGAGTTCTTCTGGTACTTTGCAGTCTTATACGCTCCCTGCACAAGTTCATGGGGCCCATTTGCTTGAAGTTTATATTACTGCAACAATTAATGGCAAGAGTATTGAAACGGAACACATTTATAGAGATATCATTTGGTATGATGAAAATAATGACTCCCCTGTCATTGGTTGTATTTATAGATATGACCATTATGGTAAAGTAACTGCAAAACAATATAATTCTACGAACATTCCATTCTATGTGTTTGACCCAAAAACTGAAACGCCAACTATTACAAGAAGCGTAGATGGCAAAGTCATTGCTACTCAAACCATGTCTGGAACAGCCGATGTTTGGACGTACAAGTCTTCTGAAATCGGAGAACATACGCTTGCTATTGTGTGTAGAAATACAACATTAACAATTAAAATGAATATTCAGGAGTTAGGAGTTACTATCGAGCCAATTACCGCAAATTTGGCATTTGACTTCAACCCAACTGGTCTTTCAAATAGTGATGAGAATAGACTATGGAAAGATGCTAATACCGATGTGAAAATGACAGTTTCGGATAATTTTGATTGGAGCAACGGAGGTTATCAGCTTGACGAAGATGGCAACCAGTATTTCTGCGTTAAAGCAGGAACGACTGCCACAATTAATTACAATTTATTCGAAAGAGACGCTAGTACCTATGGTTCTGAATTTAAGTGCATCTTTAAAACTACAAATGTAAGAAATGTTAATGCGTCCTTCTTAACTTGTCAGGCAGATTCTACTGTCGTTGGACTTCAAATGAATGTACACGAAGCGTATCTGAAGTCTAGTATTAAGAATCTATATATCCCCTATAGTGAGGAAGATATTATTGAGTTTGAGTTTAATATTAATGCGCTAGATAAAGACAATGCAGATGCTACGGCGGTAATTATGAGTTATGAAGATGGCGTTGGCCTAAGACCAATGATTTATGATTCTACTCATAGATTGTATCAGTACGAACCAGCACCTATAACTATTGGTTCTGCGGACTGTGATGTTCATATTTACCGTATGAAGGCATACACTTCTGCCTTAACTGATTCTAATATTCTTTCTAATTTTATTGCAGATGCAAGAGATTCTGATGAGATGATTGCAAGATATAATCGTAATCAGATTTATGATGAAAACAATACACTGACTCCTGAATCTGTGGCGAATGCTTGCCCTCAGCTAAGAGTCATTAAAATTGAATGTCCTCGTTTTACTAAAGACAAGAAAGACTTTGTAAAGAATGTTAATGTTGAATGCATTTACAAGGGCGGAGATCCCGTACTTGACAACTGGAAATTCCTTAACACGTATCTTTCTGGCCAGGGTACTACTTCTAACGAATACGGTTATGCTGGTAGAAATATAGATATTATTGCTTGTGCTGATGGCAAGAAGCAGATTATCAGTAAGATTCCTCTTGACACGAGTTATGTAACGGAGCTTATTCTTGGAGATGGCACAAAGTATTCTGATGGTTCTGGTAAAATTACTCTGACGAGGGCGTCTGTCCCAGCCAATTGGCTTAATATCAAAGTAAATATCGCAAGCTCTGAGAATGCAAACAATGCATTACTACAGAAGCGCTATAACGATTACCTACCATATAAAACTGTTGCTATGGAAAATGATCCAAAATGCAAGAATAGTATGGAGTTCCAGAACTGCGTAGTGTTTGTAAAAGAAACCGATCCTGATGTTTCTAAACATATGGAGTTCGGAGATTGCGAATACCATCTATACGCGATTGGTAACATCGGCGATTCAAAAAAATCCGATGCTACGAGAGTTAATGATGTCTCCGACTTAAAGGAATTTGTCATTGAAGTCAGTGATAATACTCTACCCAACAGCACATTCCAAACTGGTGTAACTGATAGCGATGGCAATATGACCTATCCTATCACTAAAGACCAGTGGAAGGCTGGCAACACTGCATACGACGCTCTTTACAATGACTGGGACGGTTCCTTCGAATTCCGCTATGAAATGGGTGGTGAAACGAAGGACGGCATGACAACTGCCACAAGTGAAGAGCAGGAAGCACAAAGAGCATTAAACAAGCAAGTGTGGCGTGATTTCTATGAATGGGTAATTACTTCTACTGATGAAGAATTTATTGCACAGCTTGACAATTGGGTAATCAAGGATTCTGCTCTTTATTGGTATGTGTTCACTGAGAGATATACTATGATCGATAACAGAGCGAAAAATTCTTTCTATCATTACGCAAAATGTAAAGATGGAAAATATCGTTTTGAGCTGTGGGATTATGATAACGATAGCGCACTGGGAATCAATAATTCGGGCGAATTAACGTTATCTTATGGTAAAGAAGACACCGATTATCGTACCGAAGGCGACAAGTCTTCTGGCTACGTATTTAATGCAGCAGACAACGTGTTCTGGTGCAGAATTCGCGACTTATTCCGCAACGACCTCGCGACAATGTATCAGGCACTTGAAGGCGAGGGCTGTTTTAGCGATACTTCTCTAATCAACGAGTTTGATAACTGGCAAGCCCAATTCCCAGAAGAACTTTGGAGGCTTGACATTGAGCGTAAATACTACCGTACATATCAAGGTGGCGGTCTAAACGCTGGTGCAACTCCAGAGCCAACGCCTCGTTTCCTAGAGTCTATGATGAATGGCCGTAAGAAGTATCAGCGTAGACAATTTGAGCGTGATCAGGCAGCTTATATGGGGACAAAGTATCTGTCTACGACTGTCAAGGCAGACCAAATCATGTTTAGATGTAACACACCATCTGGTGTAGTTGTTGCACCTAATTATACATTAAATATTGTTCCATATTCTGATATGTATCTATCCGTACTATTTGGTAACTCGCCAAGTGCTCAACAGATTCGTGCAAAAGCTGGTCAATCATACGAGATTAAATGTCCGCTTACCAAAATGGACGATACGGCAGTATTAATTTATTGCGCTTCTCGTATTCAGGCATTGAATGATATTTCCGCATGTTACATTCATGATAATGATTTCTCAAAAGCATCCAAGCTTCAGAAACTAGTTATTGGTAACAATACTTCGGGATATTCCAATGTATTTTTGACTAATTTAAACCTCGGTAATAACGCACTACTTGAAGAACTGGATATTCGTAATTGCCCGAATTTAACTGGCTCTATTAATCTTTCGAGTTGTGGCAATCTTGTAAAGTTCTACGCAGAAGGAACCTCTATTACTGGCGTACTGTTTGCATCTAATGGTAAAATTGCATTGGCCAATTTGCCAGCAACTATTAATAGCTTAACATTAAAGAATTTAAATTATCTGACTGATTTGTTAGCGACTTATGACAACCTTGAGTCACTTACAGTTGAGAATTCTATTGTAGACGCATACTCCATTGTTGAAGACGCAATAGATACACTACAAATCTTAAGACTTGTTGGTATTGACTGGACAGTCTCTAATACTGATTTGTTAAATAAGATTCTTAAGATGAATAATAGCATGCTCACTGGAAAGGTTCATATTGCTGGCCAAGCAAGACAGAGAGAACTTGACGCTTATGCGGCAGCATGGCCTGATTTAGCCGTCACTTATAATGGTATTATAACTCAGTATAAAGTTACATTTATGAATGCGGATGGAACGGCAATTAAAGATAAAAATGGTAATAGTTATGTCCAGTATGTTGACCAGGGCGGCACGATTACTGATCCAGTCGCCAGTGGTGAAATCAACACACCAACAATTCCTAGCACGGCGCAATACAACTACACATTTTCTGGATGGGATAATATTGATACAAGCGTTACTGCTCCCGTAACCGTAACCGCTACATATAGCGAAACTGTTAGAACTTATACGGTTCGTTGGCTACAGCAAACTGGTGTCGTATTATCTACAAAGACCAATGTAGCATATGGTTCTTCGGTTGAGTATGATGGCGAATATCCCACTATGAGCGACAATGAAGATTCTTATATCTACAACATCTTTAATGGCTGGGATAAAAACACTGGATATATCACTGGTAATATTGATGTTTATGCAAAATGGGAGACGCAAAATGGGCTACCAACTGCTGGGACAGATTTAAAGGATATGACGCCGGTTCAAATTTATGCAGTTGCAACGGCTGGTAAGGCTAATGATTATTTTGAGCAGAAGGATTATGTAGACATTCGTTTAGGCCAAGATTATTCATTCAGTAATGTTGAAGAAAAAATACTTGCAGATGAGAAGTATTTTGATGGGACTAAAGCAAGCGTGATTGATACTGGCATCAAACTATTAGGAGCAGATTCCGGTTCGTTTACGATGGCAATAGATTTTGAATTTGAAACTTCTGCTGCGAATGCAACGTTGCTTTCTTGTTTTGAATATGACGGCTCTGAAGGATTCAGGCTTAAGTATAATGGCACAAGCCCAGAGCTACAATGGGGCAGTGCAAGTCAGGTTGTTGGTTATGGCACAAAAAGAGATATGTTGGTGCTTCGTCACATTAAGGGTGAAAATAAATTATATGTATATTCCTTTAATTCAGCTTCTGGCTCAAGTGAAGTATATGCTGATGAAATTGAATATACAGAATTAACTAGAAATCGTAGCACTGTTACCGAAGCGACTATTGTTCTTGGTGGATTTAAATTCTTATCCAACGGAACAATTGATGATGTTGGCAAGGGCCATATTCACTGGGCAAAAGTATGGATGGAAGACCTTGGCGACGATATCGCTAGAGATTTAGCGTCTTGGCCTCACGAAACATTACGTTTTGAATATTGTGGCCCAGATCGTTATAGATTTGCAAGCGATTCTAGCCACAAAACAGGGGCTTCGTTTATTTGTAAGAATCTGTTGCCGTATATGCATAGTATGAATTCTACTAACACCAATATTGGCGGTTGGGAAAGCTCTGCCATTAGACAGTTTATGAATAGCAGGGTGTATAATGCATTCCCGACGGTATGGAAATCAATTATTAAACGGGTACAAGTGCCTACGAGCGTTGGCAATATGTCTAATGAAATTGTATTCTCTAAAGACTATGTCTATCTGCCATCTTATGTAGAACTTTCTGGCATTCAAGTTGCGCCGTATGTTAATGAAGGTAATCATATTGCATGGTTCGTAGATGACGCTTCGAGAGTTAGGATGAGAAATGGAGTCTCTAGTATGTATTGGAGTAGATCTGCTGTTAAAGAATATGATAGGTATTTTGTAACGGTTTCTTCTCAGGGTACATGCAATAATTCTTATATGGTTTCTACCCGTGCTAACGGTATTTGTCCGTGTATTTCAATTTAAGGGGTGACTACTCATGAAATATTACAAAATTATTATTGGCGATAAATTTGTTGGGGTAGGAACCTCAATAGATTTGCGCAAGTTTCAGCAAAAACATTCCGTATTTTTTGCTTGCGATGAGTCAGAGGCACAGTATATTCAGTGCGATGGTAAGTTATATCATGATATGTGGATGCTGCCAGTAAGCGCTCAATCATATGCTGCGGCAGATGTTAAAGAAATTGAACAGGATGAATACGAGGCCCTATTTGTGGCTATAAAATCCAACCAAGAAGTTCCAGTGTTGATAGAAGAAGAGCAAATTGAGGACAGTGCGCAGGAAGAAGATCAAATTACTATTGAATATGTTAGAGAATCAAAAATTAATGAAATGAAATCGGATTGCAATAAAGCAATTACAAATGGTTTTGATATTAAATTAAGCGATGGACAGGTATCCCATTTTTCTTTGACTATACAAGATCAACTTAATCTTATTACGTCCGCGCAAATGATCGCTAGCGGCTCAGGAACAATCCCTTATCATGCGGATGGAGAATTATGTAAATATTATTCTGCTGTAGATATGAATGCCGTTATTGAAAAATCTAACGTATTTAAGACATATCACGTGGCGTATTTCAATTCGTTGAAATCTTATATTACATCATTAAATGATATGAACAAAATTTCAAAGATATCTTATGGTAGTGCAATTCCTACAAAATACCAGTCTGAAGTTTATATTGCACTAAAAAATGAATTTTAAATACAAAAAAGAGTGAGGGGCATTGGCCTCTCACTCTTAGAATTATGGAGGTGATGAGATGCCTTACATTAATACGATAGATATAAATGGAGAAATTTATAATCTTGGTAATTTAACTGACGGAGAGTATGTTGTGGATTTGCCGTCTTTACAACAAGATGATGTCTTCGTTGTACAGGGAGATATCATTAATAACTTAACAAGCAATCAGGGTAATAAACCATTATCTGCGAATCAAGGGCGTGTTATCAATGGGAAAATTGCTGATTTAGGGACGCAAATATCAAATTTAAAGCAGCAGTCAGAAGCTGGCGACGCTACAATTAATAGTGCCATTGAGTCTTTACGGTCAGATATGACTAATCAAGATGCAGAAACTTTGTCTAGTGCAAAAACATATTCAGATGAATTGAAACAACAACTAGATGATAGAGATACGGCACTTGATGATGACATTACTCAGCTAAGAGTAGATATGGCTAGCGCAGATGATATTATTCTTTCTAGCGCAAAGTCTTATGCGGACAACTTAAAGAAACAATCTGATACTAATGTGACTGGACTTGATAATAAAATCACACAACTAAGAACAGACATGGGAACGAATGATGAATCTACTTTATCAAGTGCGAAAACATATGCAGATGAGCAATCTGCTTCGGTGTTACAGGCCGCAAAAGAGTATGCAGATACCAAAGCTTCTTCGAGTGAAACCACTACGAATACAGAATTAGATAAGAAACTAGATAAAACAGGTGGAAAGATTTCTGGTGATTTAGAGATTGCCGGAGCTGTAACGGCAGATCAAAAGTTTCAGGCAAAATATGGTGTTACAATCAATCAACGTGGAGATGTGTCCAAAGAGATTACCGCTTTATGCACTGGAGAAAATGCTGGCAAATTTATTGGTAGCACTGAAACCGACCTAGCAAGGATTGCTGTTGCAGCTCCAACTGCTGATGATGATGCGGCCACCAAGAAATATGTTGACGATAAGTTTTTAGGTGAAGAGGTTTTGGTTGGTGGTATTTCAACGAAGACTATTGACGTTAGCACACCGGCAAGTGGAAGCCTATTAATACAGGTTGGCTCAACGAATGCTAGACTTGGTGCCGCACAAATTTCTGCAGATTCACTTGATATGGGAGAGACTTTAATTTCTAACGTTAAAACTCCGGTTAATGATAATGATGTAGCAACCAAATGGTATGTTGATAGTCGTGAGTTTCAAATCGATGATGGCGCAATTACAAAAGCAAAATTAGCGGCAGATTTATTAAATTATCTTGACGGAGAAATGATAACAAGTGATACGTGGACGTATATCAAAAAAGATAGCGGATTAGTAATTGCATGGTCGAGCAATACTGTTACTTTAGAATTGCCCGCGAATGCAGATGTAAATGCAACTATTGCAAAAAAATATCCAGATAATTTATTTATTGAGGTTCCAGTATGTATTCCTTATCTTCATGGAGCACAATCGTTTTATCAATATAATAAAAAAGCAGGCGACTTAACGTGGACACCGCAGCTTGGTATACATAATTTAGGAGATGCTGTATTTGCTGCAAGAGTTACTGTAAGTTATTTGGCAATAGGAAGATGGAAATGAAATTAAAACAAAATGTCGGTTTATATCGGCATTTTGCAATATTTTAAGGAGGTCATAAAATGGCAAACAAGACATTTAATACTCGCGTTAAGAATAAGCGAGATACTGCTGCTAATTGGGAAAAAGTAGCGACCACATTTCAACCACTTGATGGTGAGTTAATTATCATTGATACTGCAGCTGGGAAAACCCGTTTCAAAGTTGGCAGGTATGATTCGTCTAAGGGAAGACTTTTATATTATAATGAAATTCCATTTGCGGATGAATATTTGTATAATGATTTAAACGAATCGCAAGGCAAGATTTATGATACTCTTAATGGGATAGACGCACGTACTATAATTGAGTCTACACTTGAACCTGTTGTTGGAGCCGACGATAAACTTTATATTTATAACATTGGCTTATGGCAGTTTCCAAAAACAGGTTTTTATAAAATTAAATTAGCTAAAGTTGGTGCTCTAGGTGTACTGCTTAAGCTATACGCAAGGATAACTAAAGACGACGGAACAACTCCAGACGATTGGGATAATTATAATTTAAAAGCAATGGGTAATGCTGGTGGCTATGGACTCATTGAAGAAATTTATGCACAAGTTGATTATATAAATGACGACAAATTTACTGTATATCGTGTTCAGTTTTTTAATTGCTTTGGTTATTTAGGTTCCTTTTGGGTAAATACGTATGACAAAACTACTCAAAAATGGGCGTATGACTATAAGCATCGTGTTACAGCTGATCGTGTATCAAATCATTTAACTCTCACCAAAGGTGATGTAACAACTAAATTCGATGGTTCCACTGCACGAACAGTTGAAATCCCCACCAAGACCAGTGAACTAACAAACGACAGTGTTGTTAGTTATGCTGAACAGGCCCTTACAGAAGACCAACAAAATCAAGCAAAAACAAATCTTGGTATTGATGTACTAGAAGGTAATACAACTGCCATAACGCCAACTCAAGTTAAAGAAGCAATACTTGCTGGACGTCCTGTTTCTATTACATACACTGATACTACTTGGGGTAATTTAATATTTACAAATTTTGGTTATTCTGTTGAAAACAATGTTGTTGTTGCTAACTTAGTTGCTACTTCAGAGACTAAATACATTCTTGCTTATTTATTGGGTAATAATACTAATAATAATTGGCAGCTAACTACAACAGAGCTAGGAACATCAACGGATATTGATAACCTTATACTAAATATTGCAAATAACTATGTAAAATATTCTGAGTCTCAAACTCTCACAGACGAGCAAAAAGCAACAGCCAGAACTAATATTGGAGCTATATCAGAAGCAGAACTAGTCCAACCAGACTGGAATCAGAACGATGAAACAGCTAAGGATTATATTAAGAATAAATCTTTGGAGGTACCGTATTGGGAAGAATTTGGTACTTGGACAACTACTTATAGTAGTTTTAATGACAGTGGTTATCTAGCCAGTAACGCATCTAATGTAACATTATACCTTGAAGTAAATGGTACTAAATTTGAAAATCTTACATATACTTCTGGCTCCTATGGTTCCTTTACTCTTGGGGATATTGATACTATTGGAGTAGAAATATCTAACTCTGGCATGGGTTCTAGTACTAATAGTTTAACTGTTTCAGAAACAATGTTCCCAGATGGCGTTACAAGTGCACATATTTACAGAAAAAGTCTTAAGAAATTGCCTCTGGATGCTCTGCCTGATGAAATAGATTGGGTGAAGACAATTGATGGAGATTCTATTATAACGAAAAATAATGTAGATTTTGTTAAGTCTAATTCAGTTTTTGGAACTAAACAAGTTCATGCCGATAATTCATCACCAGATTTTGATAGCACAATTAGAAACGCAATGCTATATAGACAGCCTACTAATTATACTATACCTACATCTGTAAAAGTAAAAACGTTCTCTAGTACATCAACGTTAGCACTAAAGCATCCAGATGATAACGGTAGGTACGTTAACACTGAGGAAATGCCTTACGGTAATACACTTGTAGGAGTAGATTTTAGTGGTAAGCCAGTTCTACTTAACCCTCGCCGTCCTATTGCAACAAGTATCACTTCAAGTTCAACAAATAGACAATATGCAGGTGCAAAAGCAGTATATGATTATGTGGAAACTGCTATCCCTACCGTGGACAACGCCCTCTCAGATACTTCAACTAATCCAGTCCAAAATAAAGTTATAAAAACAGAACTCGACAAGAAACTTCCGCTTTCTGGCGGTACATTAACTGGCAATCTAACCGGTAAATATATTACTGGTGCTTGGTTGCAGACTACGGCTGCGACTGAACTTACAAGCGCAGCAACAAAGATCCCTGTTTTAGATTCTCAGGGTTGGGTTTATTATAGAACCCTCGAACATTTGAAGAGCGATTTGGGTGTTGAAAGCGCTGGAGCAGCAGTAACTTTGAAGACTTGGATGGCTTCAGATATGACATAAAGGAGGGGTACTGAATGGCTTTATATTTAGGAGGTAATAAAGTAAGTATGAGTTCTGTTTTATCAGGTTCAAATGAGAACATAGCTCATGCTAGTATTCCCGATTATATAAAAACGGCAGTATTAGAAGTTGCGCAAAAGGTGCAAGCAAAACAAACCAGTGAAAGTATTACTTTTATAGCTATGTCGGATGCACATCAACTAGATACTAACTCTAGCATTGTAAATGGAAATCTTCACGCTGGTATGGCGGCGAAAGTGTTGGCTTATGTTTTGCCAAACATAGACTTTTGTTGTTATTTAGGAGATTATACTGCAGGTAGTAGCACAACAACTATCGAAGAAGGTAGACAGCATCTTGCAGAAATTAATTCAGATATTGATGAAGCATTTTATGGTATTCCGCAATTTCGTACTGTAGGTAATCATGATGCTTTGGCGTATTCTCAGACACAAAATGGTGCAACGATAACAGACGCAGAATTGTTTAATTTAATTGGTTTATATTGTTCTGGAGCCACATATGGCTCGCAAACAGTCGGATACTGTTATCGTGATTTTGATGCAAAGAAATTACGTGTAATTTGTTTAAATACGTCTGAAAGTTTAACGTCTGATAATTCATCTGCTGGTAATGTTTCAACCACACAAGCACTTTGGTTTGCTAATACGCTTAAAGAAGTAGGTACTAAAAGTGGTTGGAAAGTACTAACGTTATCTCATCACCCTCTAGACTGGGCTTCTGTATGTATTTGTTCTAGTATTGTTAAATCTTATATTGATGGTGCTGGGGCTACAATTAATGGTACGACTGTTAATTTTAGTGGTAGCAATAATGCTCAGTTTTTAGGTGCATTTCATGGTCATGTTCATAATTTTAAGGCCGCAAAACTAAATTTTGTATCTGGTGGTACGGGGACAGAATTTAATGCTTGGAGAATTGCCACTCCTAACATGTGCTTTGCTCGAAACAATGAATACGGTCAAAATGGTGCTACGGAATACTTCGGTATTGAGTTTGGTGAAACTACGACTTACAATAAAACCGCTAATAGTGCAAATGACACTTCTTTTGTTGTTAATGTAGTGAATCCGAGTGAGCAGAAGATTTATAGTTATTGTTATGGGGCTGGCTATGATCGAGAGATTTCTACTAAGGCTGAAACTATTTCTGTCACTGGAGTAAATCTGAGTGCTTCTTCTGGTGAATTGATAATTGGCGGGTCTGTAACATTAACTGCAACCGTTACGCCTTCTACAGCAAGTAATAAGACAATAACATGGACAAGTTCTGTGCCAACTGTTGCAAGTGTTAGTAATGGTTTGGTTACTGCTTTAGCGGCTGGTAATACTGTGATTACAGCAACGACCGCAGATGGTGGCTTTACGGCAAGTTATAATCTTACAGTAAAAGCTGCAGCTATTGACTTACTTGCTACTTGCGGATATACCGACAATACGCGCTTGTCTACAAGTTCAGGCAGTACAAAATCTGCCGCAGGCTATGTAACAGTTGGAACAACGAACGTTATCGACGTATCGAAGCAGACGTATCCTAACGGGGCAATCATTCGCGTGACAGGCGCTGTCAACTGCAAGGGAAACGATTGGAGTACGAGCCCAAACGGTGGCGACAGTGCTTATGTTATTTATGGCAGTGATAAAACTACATTCTCAGCTTCAAGTTATATACAAGATGGAGCCTGCTCTCTTGGAACATTTACAATTGATTCGGATAAAACAGGCTTTACACTTGACATCGCCACATTGAGTAACCGTTATATGAAGTTCTGTGTTAAGGGTACGGGTGCGAATCTTACGGTAACATTAACACCGAAATAAAAAATATTAGTTAAAAGGGGGTAATAAAATGCCAACCTCAAAAAATCTTAATTCTTTAATTATCAATAAAGTAGAATCAAAAGAAGTTTATGAATGGATGAAAACCAATAATAAAATAAATGAAGATGAGCTTTATTTAACACCAGATACAGATTCGTCTGCATCACCATTTATCGATTGGACTCCACAATATAATAAAATGCTTGAAAATGGTGGAGATGCTGCGCAATCAAGCAAATATTGGGGATTTATGGTTAATTCCGATGGTACATATCTCATGGACGATGGAATGTATTATATTAATATGGATGAAAACAATTTGAATCAAACAGAATATTTGACTATACAAACGTATACAGATAATTCAGTTACTGTAAGAATGGTTATAAGAGAATATGTTACAAACGACCCATTTTGGTGCAAAGAAATATGGATTAAACCACTTAGTGCAGCAGATGCAACATTAGCAGCATATTTTTCAAGTGAAGAGCATCTAATCCAGTTAGATGGTTATCAAATGAGCTTACCACCCGTGTCAACAGCAGATAATGGTAAAATACTAAAGGTTGTTAATGGGAATTGGAAAGCAGTGATCCCTTAAAAATATAATATTAGAACAAAAACAAATCAAGAACGAGAGGAGAATGATTTATGAAGTTATATCAATGTTTATTAGAACAGAATGACTGTTATAAGAGAGGAGTAAAAATCACTCCAACAAAGATTGTAGTACATAGTACTGGCGCGAATAATAATACTGTCAAGCGTTATGTTCAGCCATATGTTGGGCAGACTAGCGGCATGGAAGAGTATTTACCACAAAGAAAAACATTTTCTCGCACAGAGATGTTGTCTATTCTTGGTACAAATAATTACAGAAATGATTGGAATAGAGGCGGTTTGCAAGTTTGTGTTCATGCATTTCTAGGCAAGATATCCGATGGCTCATTGGCAGTAGTACAAACTCTACCATGGGAAATGCGCTGCTGGGGCGTTGGCGCTGGTAGATATGGCTCTTACAATAATTGTGCAATTCAGTTTGAGATTTGTGAAGATGACCATTCTAGCGCAAACTATTGTAAAGAGACATTTGAACTTGCCGCAGAGTTATGTGCACACTTAATGCGTGCCTATCCATCAATTACAGAAATCGTTTCGCATAATGAAGCTGGTCAGCGTGGGTATGGCAGCGATCATAATGACCCTGATAACTGGTGGCCAAGACACGGCTATACAATGGGCATGTTAAGAAGACGTGTTAATGAGTTACTTAAAACAAACACTTCAACTCCTACTCCTGCTCCAGCAAAGCAGCTATATCGTGTGAGAAAGTCTTGGGCGGATGTGTCCTCGCAAATTGGTGCATTCTCTTCTTTGGAAAATGCGAAGAAGTCTTGCCCAAATGGGTATAAGGTATTCGATGAAAAGGGCAATGTAGTATATCCTGTTGCATCGGCCCCAGCTACATTATATCGTGTAAGAAAGACTTGGGCAGATGCATCTTCTCAGCTTGGTGCGTACAGATCTTTGGAGAATGCGAAGAAGGCATGCAAGATTGGGTATAGTGTGTTTGATGACAAGGGCAATGTTATTTATACGGCAAATGCACCCGCACAAGGCAACGTTGAGAATCCACAAAGTTTTAGCAAGTCTAAGGAAGGCACATATACGGTCAATGCAGATGTTGGTTTACATCTAAGAGCTGGTGCAGGTTCCAACAAGACAAGTTTAGGTATTTTACCATATGGTACTAAGGTACAATGTTTTGGTTATTATACTGGAGAATGGCTATATGTACAAACCGCTTCTGGTAAAGTTGGATTCATGCATAGTGGATATTTAAAATGAGGTGTTGAAAATGGAATTTTCAAAAAAGATTCTTATTGTTGCCGCTATTATTAACATACTTGTCGTTGGGTTTTCTTGCGCAATGATCGCCATTACACGAGACCTGTCCCCATTATGCTATTTAATCCCGTCTGTTGCGGGTGAGGTAGCGACTGGGACGGGTTTTTATTATGCCAAAGCAAAGGCAGAAAATAAGATTAAGCTAATGCAAAAATATGGCATAGAACCGACAGAAGATACATTTAAGGATCAGTATTAAGCGAGGAGGAGATATTATGGGATCTGTTGATATTACTAAGATTGTTATTGCTTTAATTGGTCTATTGAGTACTGTCATTACCACATTCGTTATTCCTTGGATTAACACTAAGCTAAAGAATGAGAAAATAAAGACAGCCATTGAGATTGCATCACAGGTTGTAAGTGCCGCACAGGAGTTGCAGATTACTGGCGACCTTGAAAAGCTCGGTCTTACTAAGGCAGAATATGCATGGAATGAAGCAAAGAAGGCTTTGGCAAAGAAGGGCATTACAATTTCTGATGAGGAACTAACTGCTTATATTAAGGCGGCTGTTACTGAGTTAAGAACTAAAGTTGAATGGTAATATTAGGGGAGCTTATGCTCCCCTTTTTTAAAAGGATAAAAGGAGTTGCATTATAGGTTTGCGTAAGTTTGCAACTCGTAATGTAGGTTTACGGAAATTTGTAATGATTAGGAGGAGTTATATGAAGGTTGTTGGTATAGATATGAGTAGCCAGAAGACAGGAATTAGTTTACTAGTTGATGGCAAATATGTAGACCATGTATTAATTGATTTACACAAAATAAAAGATACTGATGAAAGAATCCGTAAAATGATGAAAGCTATTAAAACACAATTAAATGAATATGAACCAGACATGATTGTGATGGAAGAATGTCTTATGACCAATAACATTAAAACCGTCAAAATACTGTCTTATATTGCTGGCACAATTATATCTTGGGCAGATGAGAATAATGTTATTTTTAAATTTTTACTTCCGACGGCTTGGCGTAAATGTGTTGGAATAATTCAAGGGCCGAAAACAAAAAGAGAAGTATTAAAACAAGAAGCCATGGATATGGTTAAAAATAAATTTAAAATTGAAGTCACAGATGATGAGGCTGAGGCAATATTAATTGCTTATAGTATGTCGTGCAATAAAAATTCAAATGATATTGATATCGAAATCTAACGGCGACGCCGTATTAAATAAATTATTTTAGGAGGAGTTATACAATGAAAATCGAGAAATTTGTAGAGATTATGGAAGCCAACAAGGGTAAAATTTATAGCAAAACTAACGCAAACGCAATGTCTGATTTTATTAAAAAGACATTGGAAGTTAAGGATTATATTCCTGTGATTGATAAATTACGCTTAGTTAATAATGTTTTATCAGAATGTACTGAAGAGGAATTCGGAATCATTAAAGTAGATTCTTTTAAGAAATATTTTCAATTTACAATTGCAATATTACAAGCACATACGAATCTAGAGTTTTCTGCAAGTGGGCTTGATTTATATAAAGAGTATGACATGCTATGTGAGAATGGGTTATTAGACCCTGTTATTGCAACTTTTGAAGATGATTACAGAAAAACAAATGACATATTAAATATGATGTATGGAGATATGATTGAAAATAATAATAATATTTCTAATGTTGTTGGATCTGGCGTTCAAAAATTATCTGGATCTCTATCTGGGCTTATTGAAGTAATTCAAAACAAGATAAATAATTTTCAAATGAATTTAAATGCGTCTGATTTAGAAGGACTGCAAAAGTTTCTTAATGCCATGTAAAGGAGCGGATAAATATGGCATCAACCATGAAAGCTTTTATTGATAAGATTATGCAAGATACGGAGAAAAATACCAGAGGCATTGTTAACGGAGCAGCAAAAAAGGCGAGAGTTGATTTTACGAAAGAGGCAAAGCGCTGGATGGATAATTATTATAGCGAATATAGTTCTGATAATTACGAAAGAACAGATACTTTAAGAGATTATGGTTATGCTCCATATACATTATGGAATGCAAATAAAATACAAACAGGAGTAAGATTTACGGACAGAGGGGCAGATTTCTCTAAAGTGTACAATCGAGATGTTGGCGCAAAAGATGGATGGGGTTCTGGTATTGGTGGTATTATTATGAGCGATTTTGCTATCGGAGCACATGGCTGGCCAGGATATTCAGGCACTTTTATTGGAACGCCAGTTGGAGAAAAAATGGAAAAATTTGAAGAAACATATATATTTGAAATGGATTCTTATTTCCAGTCACAAGGATTAAGAAGAATTGGGTGAGGTGAAAAGTATGGGTAGCAGAGGGCCTAGTGCACAATATGCGTATGGTATTACTGTTGAATTAAATAAAGATTATCAAAAAGAATTAAAAACATTAAGTGATGGTTTAGAAAATTTAGATAAAAAAATTAAAGCAACGCAAAAGAGTTTTGACTCTGGTATTCAGAATAAAGGGAATAAAGGATTTGAGCAAGTAAAACAGCAAACTACGGACATTGTTGAATCCGTAGATAGATTGCTTCAGCTTGAAAGAGAATTAGGCGGCGTTAGCGCACCTAAGATTTTTGACGGATTAAAGCAAAATAGGGATGATATTGCAAAACTTTCTGGAAGTATCAAAGATATTAGAGAAAATTTTGCAAGCCTTAGTGATACTGTTAAATCACTTCCGTCTGATCTATTTTCCAGACTTTCAGATCTATTTGTTTATGACGAAAAGGGAGCGACTGGTAAACTTAAGGATACCGCAGAGTCTATTAAAGGCATTATTAATGATATTAGCAAATCAACCGATAAAGAAAAACTTAGTTCTTTAATGGGGCAATTAACCCAAATGGTTAGTGAGTTTCAGATTGGCCTTACGCAAGCAACAAACAAGGGATGGGATGTAAGTAGCAGAGCGCTTGCACAAACCTTGACCGATCTTAAGGGCATGATGCCACAGCTTTCAGAGGCTGGCGAAGGTTTTGATGGACTTGCCGCAAAAATTGTTGGGTTTTATAATACGATTGGACAACAATATAAAAGCAAGCATCCAACTGGGAAAGCATTTTTTAAAGATATTACAGTTGATGCAACCAAAACACAAGCCAGTGTGGAACAGACGGCAAATAAGATTGTTACATCTTTTAATGCAGCCATTAATGTTGTAAATAAATTCAAGAATTCTGATATGGGTCTTGCCAAAAAAGGTAAGGAAATGGAAGACTTTTTAGCAAAGTTAAAAAATCCAGAAATTACAATTGATTTAAAAAATAAAGATATAGTTAAAGAATTTGACAAGTTAGGCGACGAATTTGATAAGATTGTTGGCTGGAATGATGTTGATATTGGTTTTTTACAAAATCTTCCTATAGATAAGTTGCAAAAGCTTGGAGATGTTCTTCAGAACATTATAGCAATTGGGCGTAAATATTCTGGAAGTTTATCAAAAGATCTTGGAATTAACAGTTCGGCATTCAAAGAAGAAATAAGCACATATGGGTCTAATTTAGACAAAGTTGTAACTGAATTAGAAAATAGATTGAATACCACAAAAGAGTCTGTCCAACAATTATCAAATCAGCTACAAGAAATGCTTGAAAAGGCGGGGTTAAAAGAAATAGAATTGAAACTTGGTGTCCCTGCCGATTCAGAAATTGATGCATATGTAGAAAAGATTAATGGTTTTATTGATAAGATTATTAAGCAGACGACAAGAATCAAAAAGATTCCGATGTCAATAGCGTTTGACGACAGTAAACAAGAAGGCGAAGGCGAAAAAACAGACCCATCTGCAAAACTAAAAGAGCAACTTGAATCGTTAAAGACATCTATACATAATGCAAGAACTTCAATTGAGGGCGATGCTAGAGAAATTAAAACTCAATTGATGAGCATGCTAAAACTCGATAATAAAGATATCAGCAATATTACTTCTGCAATGGAAGCATTATTTAACGAACAGCCATTAAAGCTGTATGTAGACGGCGAGTTTTTAATTGGAGAAATTGAAAAGGTTCTCAATAGCAAGACTTTCAATATATCTGCAAACATTGCTGGAGCCACTTATTCTGGTGGAGCGATACCAGTTTCTGGGGGCGGCACTCCAACTTCTAATACATCTGCTGCTGAGACTCAAAGTTCTGCTGCAAATACTCAGGCAGGCGCTGCAGAAGATCAATCTAAAGCTGCTTTTGAAAATTTAGGAGCTGCGGATACTCAATCTGATGCTGCAAAAGATCAAAAAGCGGCATCTACAGAAAATAGTAAAAGCGCGGTGTTGATGTCAAAAACAGTTGCTCAGCTTACTGCATTTGCTAAAAGTTTTGGGGAAACATATTATAAAGCACTTTCAAAACAAAAAGCGATGAATGATAAAATTGCTAAAGGAGAAGAGGTCAATGACAGAACTGTTAAGATGACAAATGGGAAAGTGGCAAAACTATCTCCTATGGCAAATTATCTGCAAAATATTTTTGGCGAGGATACTGATTTGTCAAAAATGACTGAAGAATATGTGAGAAATGTTTTAACTGGACTTTTACAAAAAAACACTAAAACAGGAGGATTTAAGGGAGAACTCTTGGGATCGGACTTATCTGATCTGTCAGGTAAATGGAAAGGATCTTATAAAAATCAAGCTGCTCTATTATCCCCGTTGCTTGGTAAAAGCGGCACATTAGAATCTCTATTTAAATCTTTAGGTTTATCTACAATTTCTGGTAATGAAAAAATTAATAGAGACTATAATGCCCCAGAGATGCTTAAGTTTTATCAGAAATATGCAAGAGTTGCAGACGTTATCGACGCACTTAAGGGAGAAAAAGGAGATACTAAGCAATTATTAAAGGAGCTTGGTGAATTTTTAAATGGTTTAAAGGACGCGACATCTTCTAAAGAATATAGCGCGAATATTGAAACAGTTGGCGAGTCTGTGAATACATTATTTGAGAATATTAATGCATATAACAGACAAGTTGAAGCAACAAAAGGCATATCTCAAGGTGAAAGTAATGAGTATACTGCATTATTAAATATGTTTAAGCAGTTTTATGGAACTGCAAGTGCAGATACAAAAACTCTTTTAAATTCTATGATTGGAGTTAATCCATCTGAAGAAATTATACATGGCGATGCTCTTAAAACTGCTGTTGATGCAATGTCTAAAATTTCTGTGGATGATGCGTCTTCAAAGATTGCAAATGATATTGTTAGTTGGCTAAATCGTATGGTTGCTGGTGATAATGTTGTTGTTTCTAGGCAGACGTTATTAGATCAGCTTGGAAAAGGAGAAAAGGGAGCAGGACTACCGGTAGGAATTACTAGAAATGTGTTGCGCAAAGATGCCGCGACTGGAGCAAGTAAAAAAAGTCAATACGCAGGGTCGTTGACAAGTTATCTTACTTCGATACTAAAAAATCTAAATGCAGATATTTATTACGAAGGAATTGATACGCCTACGGTAATAGATAAATCTGATTCTGCTATATCAAAACGTAAAGCGTTAAGAATGATTGGTGCTCGTTTGAACAACAAGACAAAATTGAGTGCAAAAACTCAATTTTATTCAGATGAGAATAAAAGACCCGCTCCGTTTGATGTGTCCCAAATTAAAGTAAATGATGAATATTCTATTAATTGGGAAGAAAGACTTTCTGCTGCTGAAGAAAGTATTCAAAAAAGCTCTGAACAATTAGCTGAAGCTAAAAAAGCAAGAGATGAAAAATTAGCTCAGCTTGCAAAACAAGAAGAAGAAATAGATCAAAAACTGCAGGTTGCTAGAGATGGAATTGCTTCGGCGCAAAGCGTACTTGATAGCGTCAAGCCTTCTTCTTACTCTACGTCTTCAGAAATGGAATCACTCAAATCGGATTATAAGCAACAAAAAGACATTTATGATCTGATGGTTAAGTATCAGAGCAAAACTCCAAATAAAAGCACATTAAAGTTTGAAGGAAAAAACTTATCTGATGATTATATTCAACTACTTGAGGCAAAAAAGCAAGTAGAATCAAGATTGGCCACTACTGTGAATACTTCCAAGCAGTATAAAAAATATGAAGAATCTCCAGAGCTTTTAAGTAAAGCCATTTCTACTGAGCAAAAAAAGCAAGAAGCGATTGACAAAGAAATTAAAGAAATTGAATCTAAAATTTCGGCCGCAAAGGAATCTGAAAATAAGGGATTGTTGTCTAAATATCAAATTGAATTAGCAGATAAACAAAATGAGTTAGAACAAAGTAAAAGTAGACTTGTTAATTATACTAAGGTTCAAAAGGGAGAAAAAGTTTCTTCTGAATTTGAATCAAAAGCAAAAGAACAAGAGACTAATTTGCAGGAAATTAATAGACAAATTCAGCAATCTGTTACAGAACAAAAACAGAAACTTGATGATAATCTTTTTGAACAGTTACAGACCACTATTGAGGAATACAAACAAAGGCAGCAGGATTTATCTTCTCTTGAGAAAAGCCTTAAAGGGAAACAGGCTGGAACAGCGGAATATGATAAAGTCGCAGTTCAAATTCAAACAGCACAAGAGAGTTTAAACGGCCTATTTGATTCTATTACGAATATTAGCAATGATTTAGGGTTAAACGATGCAGATTTGAAAGATTTGTTCGCTGGAATGGATAAACAATCATTTTATAATTCAAAAAATGCACGTGATTCTTTAAAACAACAGATCGATGCTCTTCAACAATTTAAAAATAGCAAGAATTTTGATTTATCAAATTTAGAAATTTTCCCAAAAGAGCTACAAACTTTATTACAGCAAAGAGCGGAATTATTTAATGAAAAAAGTAACTATGATAATGCGAAGGCTGAATTAAAGGATTATAAACAAAGATTAAAAGAAGCGAATGATAAAGGGAGCACTGAAATTCAGGCAATCTTACAGCGTAAAATAGATGCTTTGAAAGAATCTGTTGATAATGCAAGATCAAAAAAAGAAATTAACGTTGATATTAGTAATCTAAATTCTGTTATCAATAATTATATTTCTTCGATTATTCAGCAATATGGTACGTATATTAAAAAAGCAAAACTTCCTTTACAACAATACGAAGCTGGCGATAGCGTTGTTAATAAATATGAAGATGCTGTTGCATCGCAAAGATCCTCGTTGATGCCATTGGTAGAACAAAAAAAGTCTATTGAGTTAGAAAGAGAATCTTTAGACAATCAAGTTCAAAAAGCAGAACAGGAATTAAAAATTGCAGAAAGAAACAAACAAGTAGCTCAATTGCAAGTTGAATATAATCAAAAAAAGAGCGAAGAGCTTGAACTTGTACGCGAAATTAATAAGCTTGAAGAATCTGGGGCATCGCCAGTAACTCTTAGTGAAAAAACACAAGCTTTAAATGTTGTAAATACAGAAGTAACAGAGTTATATAATAAGCTTAAAGAAATTAATGGTATTAACTCCTCCAATATTTTTGATGAAAGTTTGTCACCTGAACAGAAAAAGTTTAATGCGCTTAAAAAAATTCAAGAGCTTCAACAAGTCATTATCAGAAATAATGAACAAATTAGCAAGCTTGGAGATTATACGAAAGATGTTCAGAAAGCACAAAAGCTTACATTCAATAAAGAGCAAGGTGGATTTACTACTATATATGGTAATAAATCATCTGCGGCAGACAATCTGCAAAAGATGTTCGTTTCAAATTACACATCTACAGATGAATTTAGAACTTATAGGGCGTCATTATATGAAAAAGCACAAGAAAAAGTTGATGAGCTTCAAAATGCAATTGCTAATCGTATTTCTGAAGTAATAAACAATATGTACCAAGATGTTGCTTCTAATTTTGTTAAGTCTAAATATGATGAAGCTGGCGTGGCTTTACATCAAACTGCATGGGACACTGCTCAGGCAACTATGGAGCAGGAAATTCAAGAGGCAATAGAGTCTAGACTTAGAAAAATAAATAATGCTGAAAATGCTGCAATAGAAGAAATATTAAAGAATGAAGACTTGTCTAACGATGAGCTGATAAGCGAAATTTCTCGTGTAAGAGGTATTTTTGATGTTAAAAGAGCGTCGTTAAATAATGGAGAAGAGATTAAAAATATTATTAATAAAAAGACACAAAAATTCTTTGATATTTATTATGACAATTTCGCTAAATTATTGGTTGAAAATTTTGGAGAAGATTCTGTCGATGATCAGCTTAAAGGAATTTTACAATCAAAATTAAGTGGAATGACAATGACAAAGGGTACTGGCAAAGATCAAGTTGAAACAGCATTTGGTAAGCAAGTTAGTACCGTTTTTAATCAAGCAGATGAATTAGAAAAAAGTCTCCGTAAGAGAATATATGATTCTGTAAATAAAAAGTTAGGAGAAAGCATCTCGGCATATATGAGTACAATTTCTGAAGATGTTACTCGTTTAGAAGGAGAAACTGCTGAAGATAAAGTATTTACCGATGGCAAAGGATTCCGCGTAAATCTAGCAGATCTATATAGAAAGAAAAATGCATATTTCCTTGGAATTAAAGAAGCTTTGGAAAGAGAAGTTAGAGATGCAGAGTTATCTATAGAACAGCAGAAAGCCTATGGTGGTATATCAAAAGAAGAAATTGCTAATATAACAGAAGCTCGCAATAGAGCATATGCTAAGTTGTATGGCGGATCAGATTCTGACATTCAAAATCTTGATATATTAATTGGCGAAGTTGATTCTACTCCAATAGCTGAAACTGTCAAGACTGGCGCAGAACAAGTTGTCAAGAAGACATCGGAGGTTGCTAAAAAAGCCATAGAAAAAGGCATCGAAAGTGCGACCGCTGGATCTGAATCTGCGGCTGCTGGATTAAAAGATGTTTCTGAAATGACCAAAAAAGAACAAGAGGCTCGTCTTGCGGCATTAGAAAAACTAGCCAATGATAAACTTGCTGCACTTAAACAGGCAAGTACTAATACGGCAAAATCCAGACAACTTTTAGGCTATGAAGAAAATAGAGCGACTGATGTCGCAGAGCTTAATAACGTAAAAACGTTCCAGCAATTTAAAACCGCAATTCTTGCACTAACTAATGCGATCGATAATGGCAAAGACGTTTCAAAACAAAATGTAGAATATGGCTTTACGGAAAAAGATGGGAAGGCAATTGAGTTTGCAGTAGGCAATCTGTTCCAAGTTACGTTTGATAAGATAGAACAAGAAATAGATTCTATGACGCATTCCCATGCTTATAAAAAAGGCACCAATAATTTAATGTTCTCCCTTTCAGATATTGAACAATTGGCAGATTTTGCGGACGAAAATAATTTAAAAAAATATAATATGATTTATGGGCGTCAAATGATGTCTATAGATTTAGGAAAAGATTCTTTTGGAACTGCTTTAGATATCGCAGAAAAATATCCAATAATCAACGATGTTATCACTGCCATGTTCTCTACTGCGAATGGAGAGGATATTGCCGCTCAAAATTCTGGAGAAATGGCAAGAATGCTTAATGGGTATCTCCAAAGAGTTGTGAAAGAAGCCGGAGGTATGCTGTCAATATCCGACATTTCCACTGGACATGATGTTGGTGAACAATATTCTATAACAGATGAAGAATACAGTAAATTAAGTAATGTTATTGCCAATTTCCAGTCTTATTACGACCGTGTATTAAATAATGACACTAATGTTTCTAAGCAAGATTATGTAGGAGTTATTAGAAATTTATTGTCCAAAGAGTTTGGTGGAGATTTTATTTCTCAGATTCTAAATCGTGAATATGATAAATCAATGGGCGGTATTGCAACAGAATACAGTGCACTGCCAGATCAATTGACTCAGGCTATGCGCACATTATTTGCTACATTAGAGAGTAAAAAGCTTACTTCTTATGAGCGAGGATTCTATGATGAATATAAAGGTTTGTCTGCTGATGAAATTGCCGCTGAAATGTCTAAGCTAAAAGAGGCTCTTGGCATTGGTGCAAAAGAAATAGAAGAAACTACTAAAGAGGTTAAATCTACTCTGACAAAAGCTCAGATGGATGCTCTTAATCCAGACTCTACTTCCGCGTGGACAAAAAGATCAATTAAAGACGCTGGTAAGGCACTTAGTTGGAACGATAAGAATTATGCTGATATTCAAAAAGTTCTTGGCACAGATAATACCGAAGTCCAAGAATATGTGAACAAATTTAAAGAGCTACAACAGATAGCGGCGGATATTCGCGCAAAAGGAGAAAATGGAACTGTCATTACCGATGCTGACCTTCAGAAACTAGACAGTGCTGTGTCAAAAGTCAAAGAGCTACAAACAGAATTAACCAAAAATGCGAAGATACAAAGCGCATATCAGGCGCTTGATAAAGAAGGCAGAATCATATCTGGAGATAATAAGATTTCAGAAAATACGCTATTTACAGATCGTCAAGCTATTATGGAAGCTTACGCCAAACAATATGCTGCATCTAAAAATAGCCAATATGATTTTAGCCAATATGATTTCGTTAAAGATAAGATATCTTTTGACATGGTAGATGCCGATGGCAAAATAACAAGTGTCATTATGAGTTGGAGTGACGCATTTAATGCTGCTTATATCCAATCTGAGAAGCTTCAAGATTCTTGTGATAATGTTACTGCTTCTATCCATAAAATTAATCAGGCTATTGTTGACGGACAAAAAGAAGGGTTCTTTGATAAGGATAGCGAAGAAATGCAAGCTTATCAGGAAGCAATGAAGGCATATGGGACGGCTCAAGAGGCTGTTAGAAATAGTGCTGCAGATAATCTTGATGAAAACATTGACAAGTTAAAAGCTGCGCAAGAAGAATTGGTCAAGCTTGGAAATGGTATTATTGGGAAGTCTAAAGACGCATATGGATATAATAGCGCCACAAAAGTTCTTGGTAGAGAAGAATATGTTAAGCAAGCATTAAGTGCATATAACGATCAAAGCGTTAATGTTAATGACGTAACTGTTGTCAAAGAATATTTTAATGCTTTAGACGCTTTGAAGAAAAAAAAGGATGAACTCGCTCAGAGCGGTAAACTATTATCTGATTCTGACGGAGAGCAAGCCGCATTGAAGCTTTTGGCAGATAGAGCGACCGAGGCAGAAAAGGCATTGTTAGGCGCGGACGAAGCGCAACGTAAAATTAATTCGCAACAAGCAGATTTGGATGTTCAAAAATTCTTTGCTAATGTTAATCCAAAAGATATTGATGCTGTTAAAAATGCAATGTTAAGCTATGTAAGTTCTGTTGAGGGAGCAAACTTTAAGGGCTTTAATGCAGAAACTCGCACCATGACTTATGAAGTAAGAACCGGGAAACATGAAGTGCAAGAAATGACTATGGTCATGGGGGAATTAGGAAATGCTGTTGAAATTATACCTGGAAAAATCAAGCCAGTTGAAACTGGATTTGAGAGTTTTATTAATGGCATTAAAGGAAAGTTTAAGGAAGTAGGAACTTATCTTGCTTCGTTTGGTAGCATCTATAGGATATTGGGTTCAATAAAACAAGGTGTTCAGTATGTACAGGATATAGATTCCGCATTAACAGAGCTTAAAAAGGTAACTGATGAAACGGATGAAACATATGCGAAATTCTTGAAGACGATGTCTCAAACAGGTGCAAATGTTGGTGCAACTACATCTGATTTGACCAATATGGCGGCAAACTGGGCGAGATTGGGTTATAATATTGAACAGGCAGGAGACCTCGCTAAGAGTACCGCTGTTCTATTAAATGTTTCTGAGTTTACTGATGCCGACAAAGCTTCAGAAGCGCTAATTTCGACCATTCAGGCAAACATAATATGCCTGATTATATAGAAATATATAATTTATAATACATTTAATTGCAGGTAATTCCTAAAGCCTTACACCACAATAATCCCGAAAGGAGATTATGATGGGGCGAAAGCAGAAACAACGTAAGGATGGTTATATGGTTAAATCCTAAGTAACTTTATAATGGATGTTCGTGCAGCCAAGCTCCTAAGTACTTGACAACACAAAATTAATGTGTTATAATAAGTATAGGAGAAGGTTCAACGACTAGAGCTATGTCAGCTCGTACATTGCAAGCTAATGGCAATGGAAAAGGTGTACCCTTAACAGATAAAGCTGAAGGTGAAGAAATAGTCTAATCTTGCATGAAAGTGTAAGTGTTGTTAATTATTGTTGTTTTATGATTTGTTATTTATTTGCAAAGGAGGTGGCTTTTATGAAATATAATCAGGAAGAAGTTAAAGAAATATTATTACAGCATAATTTAATTTTACAAGACGAATATAAAAATATACAGTCCGCTATGTTCTGTATAGATAAAGAAGGTTATAAATATCAAGTTAGATTAAACGATATATTGTCTGGAAGGAAACCGTCACCAATACATGCTAAAAATCAATATAGCCTAGATAATATTGATATGTTTTTAGCCAATAATAGCTTAACTATGAAAAGATTAAGTACCGAATATAACGGGAACAAAGAAAATATGCTATGGGAATGTGAATGTGGTAAAAAATTCGAAACTACATGGAATAGTGTTACGAGAGGAAAACATTATTGTAATTGGTGTGCAAAGAGTAAACGTTTTGATGACATAAAAGATTATACAACTGAAATTAAACAAGAATGTGAACGAAGGGGATATGTTTTATTAACCGATCATATTTATCGCTCAAATAATAAATTTGAATACATATGTACTAAGCACCCAGAATATGGTATTAAAACAAGTACGTATGACATAATGATTAATTGTGGACGAGGTTGTAAACAGTGTGGGATAGAGTCTAGAACCGAAAAGCATAAAATCCCAGAGGAAAAATTAAAAGAATTAGTAGAATCTAAGGGATTTATTTATGCAGGTTATGATTATGACAATGATAAAAATAAATCAAATAAGGTCAACATACATATAATATGTCCAAAACATATTGAAAAGGGAATTCAAAAGATTAAATATGATAATTTAAAAAAGAACACTGGTAAGTGTGGTTATTGTGTTGGTAAATATAGAAGTAAAGATGATTTACAAAAAGAACTAGACGAACTTCATGGTCTTGTTGATATTATTGAATATACTCAATATTCTGAACCAATTACTGCGAAATGTAGAGTGTGTGGCCATATATGGGATACAAATGGGCCAAATCTTACTAATGGGCGTAGATGCCCAAAATGTGTTAAATCTAAATTTGAGATTGAAGTATCTAAGTTATTAGATGATTTTGGGTATAATTATGAAGACCAATACACTTTTTATGATTGTAGAGACATAAATCCATTACCATTTGATTTTTATATATCTGATTATAATATTTTAATTGAGGCTGATGGCGAGGGGCATTATAAGCCAATTCCAAGAGGAAATATGTCTATAGAAGAGGCTGAGGCGCAATTAAATATTATAAAAAAACACGATTATATTAAAACAAAATATTGTTCGGATAATAATATCATATTAATTAGAATTCCATACTGGGAACGTAAAAATTTAAAATGTTATTTGCTAAATGCATTAAACAATATTATAAATAATAAAGCAATATAATTAACAACAAACGAGATGTTGCGAATCTCGTTCAATAATATGATATGGATATGCCGCAGAAGATAGCATGCACGTAGTTGACGTGTTAAATGAAATTGGTAACAATTTTGCAATCTCAAGTGACGGAATTGCAACAGCGTTACAAGATTCTGCAAGCTCCTTAATGGCTGCCGGTAATAATCTTGAGCAAAGTGTAGCACTGGTTGCTGCAGCTATATTTTATGGCTGTTCATATAGAAATATATGATTTGAACACATTTAACTGCTGGGAAACCCTTAGAGCTTTATAAACTACAGCATAGTTAGTAATAACAGGTGTGAATGTTCAAAAATTATAAAGATTGGGCAATCAGCATCCAAGTTGCTTGACAAATTTAAATTTTGTGATATAATGTACAATACAAAATTAAAATCAAGCAAAAGGTTCAACGACCATCCCCATGAAGGGATTTGAGAATATCTAATTGATTATAAAATAAGGGTAAAATCCCGAATACTCAAATCAATAGGAGTAGGACGCAATCGCAAATGGCGTTGGTTAAATACCTTTAAACGAAATGGTGTGCTCCTAACAGGTAATGCTGAGGATGAAGATATGGTCTATTCAATATAGAAATATATTGGCATGTTATTATTTAGAGAGGGAATGAATTTTTAAATAAATATTATAAATAATAACATGCAATACGTTGTTGCGAAACGTATTAAATATAAAAGAATAAAGTATTACAGGATCCATCAAGCGTAGGAAGTGCTCTGCGTACCATCTCACTACGTATTAGAGGTACAAGTGTAGAGGAATTGGAATCACTAGGCGAAGAAACTGATAATGTAGTAGAGAGTGTCAGCAAGCTTCAATCTAAAGTTAAAGCTTTAACTGGTGTAGATATTTTAACTGAAACCGGTGACTATAAGGCAACATATGATATTATAAAAGAAATTGCTCAAGTCTGGGGAGATATGAGTGATATCGACCAAGCGGCATTACTTGAAATGTTAGCTGGTAAAAACCGTTCGAACGCTATGGCTGCAATGTTAACTAACATTACAGACCTTGAAGGTGCGTATCAAGACGCATTAGATGCAGAAGGTTCTGCAATGGCAGAAAATGAGAAACAACTTAATAGTATCCAAGGTCGCATTACACTATTTAACAACGCAGTGCAAACAATGTGGAAAAATACTCTTAATAGTGACGCAGTTAAATTCTTTGTAAACCTTGGTACATCTATAGTAAAAGTAACAGATAAAGTTGGACTATTAAAGGCCGCTATTGCTGCACTTGCTACATATAAGTTTGGCAAATATTTTATTAAGCAGAACTTAGAATTAACCAAACAAGGGGCATCAGCGTCTGACATTTGGAAAAAAGAAAGAGAAAGTGCTTTTGGTCTGAAGAACTTGACGAAAAAGGTATCGCCTGAAGTTGCTCAGGATGATGCAAAAGTTGTAGCGGCAAAACAAGCGGCTGCCGCTGATAATGAAAAAGTGACTGCGGCGCATAATGCAGCCAATGCAGATAACGCTAAAGCTACAGCAGCTCAGAATTTTATTGATTCAATGAACAATAAAACGTCGCAAGACGCTTCTGAAAATATTGAAACAGATGCTGCGGAACGAGTTGCTCAAGCAAAAGAAAAAGAAATCAATGCGGCAGAAAGAGCCGCACAAGCCAAAGAGGAAGAGGCTAATGCAGCAAAAAGAGCTGCAGAGGCCGATAATGCAAAAGTCGGTGCTGCGGATAATGCCGCACAAGCTGACAACGCAGAGTCTGTGGCGTCTAGACAATCCGAGCAAGCCGATAACGCCGAAGCAGTTGCATCTAGGCAAAGTGAGCAAGCCGATATTGCGGAAGCTAATGCATCAAGACAAGCAGAACAAGCAGACGTTGCAGAAGCTGCTGCATCTAGGCAGGCTAGTTCCGCAGATTCTTCTCAGGCCGGTTCATCAATAGGAAGTTCTATCGCCGGATCAAGTGCAGCCGGTGCTGCTTTAGGTGGTCTCAAAGGTCTTGCTCTTGGGTTATTGTTAAGTCTCGCGGCTGCTGGAATACAAAAACTTATAGGCTGGGTAGATGATTTAATCCATCGTCAAGAAATCTTACAAGAAGAAGTCAAGGATTTGACAAATACATATAAAACTTCTGTTGATGAAATTAATAGCTCTTTATCTAAATTAACTACTTCTAATGATTCTGATAAGTTTAAAACGCTTGAGGATGAATTTGTGTCTTTATCTGCTGGTGTTGACGCATTTGGAAACAATATTGGCCTTACTAGTGAGCAATATGAGCGTTATAAGTCTATATGCGAAACTATTGTTGGGGTTAATAACAAATTAATAGAAGGGCACAATAGTGCGACTGAAGCAATTGGCAATAATGCAAATGCATTGTCAGCTTTAATTGAATTTCAAAAAGAACAAGCTCGTTTACAGGCAGAAGAATATGTAAATTCGGAGAACTTACCGAAAATCGCTGAAAACGCGAAAAATGATTATGATGATGCTCACTCTGGCGGTCTTACTTTCCCAACGCCACCAGTTGTTAGTCCTCCAACAGATAATACCTTTACGGGATGGGCAAAATGGCTCGAAGATAATCCTATTCCGCATGATGAATTCGGCGCAAGAGAATGGTTGGAAGAACAACGTGCTGCGTGGGTTGAGGATTATGAGGATTGGTACAACAATCTCTTAGAAGACAATGATATAGCCGCAGATACTCCAATAATGAAATTGCCAGATGATTTAAAAAAACAAGCGACTGATAAACTCAACTATTTTGCCTCACAGTATCAGTCTCTCATACTACAAGTAGATAGATACATTGAGGAACTTGATGCCGAAGAACTAAACGGTATGCGTACAGCAATGTCGGCGGTTTTAACGGCGATGAAAGGTTATAGCGACGCTCCTCAAAGCGTACACAAATTTATGTCGGATTGGGTTAATGAATCTAGCGATTTTATGATTACTGGATCTTTCGATCCAGACAAGGATCCAGAAAAATGGAAAAAACAAATTAAAGACTTTTATCAAAATCTTATTGATAGCGCCAACGATCCATCAACGTGGCAATCCCTTTCATTTGAGGGCGATTCTAAATTTAGTGCGCAACAGCTACTAGACAAGATTTATAATTTTGATCCATCTTCTGTAAGTTGGGAGCAATACCAAGAGCAAATGCAGGAGTTAATTGCCGCATTTTGGAAAGCAATGGGTGTCGATGATCCAACAGCAGAGCAGCGTAATTTCTTTGGTGGAATAGATGTCGATTTTTCAACAAAAAATGATGATGTGACAAAGTGGATAAATGTTTTGTCGGAAAGGCTTGATGTTGACGCTGATACAATACAAGAGAGAATCAATAGAATGCCAGCAAACAAGGTCGAGGCGTTCTTACAAATTGATTGGAACGCGGTTGCCCCAAATTCGTGGCAGGAAGTTGAAGCTGCTATTAACAAACAAATCCCTGCAGCCAGAGAGGTCGTTGGAAATACTCTTTCTACATACGCCGATACTCTGGAAAAATTCACAAACGTACAATCTATCCAAAATGAAGTAATTTATGACAATATTGAGCTCACAGAAGATCAAGGCGCAGCACTGAAAGAACTTATTGGCGGCGAAGAAGATTATGCGGACGCAGTTGATGAAAGCAACGGATATGTCGTTAAGGATATTGAGCTCGTTAATAGACTTATTGCGAAAAAGAAGCAGGAGGCCGTTCAAAACGCTAAGACTGAAAAATCCCAAGCTAGATTAAAGTACTATGAATTGTATAAGAAAATCAGACAATTAACTGGGGCGAACGGAGAACTTGCCCAAGCTAACGCCAAAGAAATTAATGCTCTTTATAAAGAAATGGGGGCAGTTGAACAAACAATTGCGAAGTATAGCATGCTTGAGCAAAGATTGCTTGGTGCTGCAAATGCTTATGATAAATTTGAAGAGGCACAAACTGCGGATCAAGAAAAGGATTATGGAAGCAAAGCAGAAGAAATGATATCTAGCCTTATTGAAGGGCTGCAGTCTGCAAAGATTGGCACAGAAACGTTTAGGGCTGCTGTGTTGGGCATGATTCCAGAAGAAGTATATTCTAATCTTGATACTGTCGAAGAGAAAGTTGCGGCGATTGCTAATTACTTAAAAAATTCTGATTTTAGTAAATATTTTACTTTAACATTTGGTGATGATGGTACTCTTGAAAGTGCTGAAATGAAACTAGATAATGTTAAGGCGTTTATTGAAAGTGCCCAAGAAAAAGGCGTATTCACTAATAAAGGCGACTGGACACATTTTGAACTTTCTGATGACATCAAAACATTAGATGATTTTTGCGAAAAAATGAACCTTACAAAAGAAATGGCTTTTGCAATGTTCACAGAAATTGACTCTTATGATGGCGAATGGTTAAATGGAGATTTTGGCACGATGCTCGATCAACTTGATTTGGGCTTAGAAGGTAATATCTTCATGGCAACAAAAACTCTAACAGAGCTCGATGTTTCTTTAGCTAATAACAAAATAAGTGTGGAAGAGTGGGCAGAAAAATATCAAGAGGCAAATTCTAAGCTGCAAGGATGTGCACAAGAAGCAAGAACAAATGCAGTAGAATATCAAAATGCTACTACAGAAGTTGCAAATTACAAGAAAGAACTAGAACAAGCGACTCAAAAACTTAGTGAGCTGAATAAACCAGAGAGTGGAGCTACGCAAGAGGAAATTCAGGCACAAACAGATAAGGTCAAGCAACTTACCGAGCAACTTGGAGCAGCTCTGCAAAAGAAGTATGGATTAGAAGAACCAACAGAAATGTCTATTCAGCTTGCATTAGATGATATAGATTCGCAAATGACCGTCTGGAAAGCGAACAATAATGAGTTAGCAGTCAAAGCGAATATAGCGAATATAGACGATAGTCAACTTGTAGAACTTGGTGAAGATGGTAAATATCAAATTAAGCCAGATGTAGAGATAACTGATGATGAACGTCAAAAATTGCAACAGTATATAGATTTATTGAATGATCAAGGCACGATTAATCTTCTCGTCGAAAATCAAGAAGAAGCGAAAGCGCAAATTGAAGAAGTTAAAACCGCAGCAGAAGCAGCGAAGAAGGCTATTGAGGCGCTCCCAGACCCAAGTGTTGATAGCACTGCTGCAGTAAAATCAATTAATAATTTGATTGACGCAATTGACAGAGTCCCTACTGGTGTTACTGTCACTACTACATATCGTGAGGTAAATGAAAATCAGACAGCGACGAAGCATAGTGGACGTCGTAGCCGTTATGAATTAAATTCTACAATGGCTAATGGTACGGCTCACGCTTCTGGCAATTGGGGGGCAGAATCAGCTGATACATCTTTAGTTGGTGAATTAGGCCCAGAACTTCGTGTGCGTGGAAACCACTGGGATATGCTCGGAGAAAATGGCGCAGAGTTCACTGATGTTAAAAAGGGTGACATTATATTCAACCATAAACAAACAAAATCTTTACTTGAAAATGGTTACATTAATAGTAGAGGCAAAGCATATGCAAGCGGAACAAATGTTATTGGTAACATATTTGATAAGCTAAAACTTAATAAGCTTGCTAAATATGCTGAAGAAATGTGTGTGCAATATGAAAAATTGGTAAACGGCAATGTAGACCTTCGTAACCGCCCACATCTATCTCCATCGTATGAACATGACCTTGCTATGCGTGGAGGATACAATTCATTCATCGGCTCTGACGGAGAAATCTATGCAAGTACTTCCGCAGAGACTGTAACAATTGGGGATAAGAATAAGTATACTATTGATATTACTCCTGTTCTTGAGAATGGAGATGTTTTAACATCTGATGCACTTGCCGACTATATAGATGGTCTTGTCACGAATGGATCAACGCAGGATCTTCTTGATTCTGATAAGTATAACTTGGTTATTCGTGCTGTTCCTGGAGAGTATGATGAAAAAGATTGGACTGGATTTGAGGGCGAACTTTCCAAATATAAAGATGGTTATCTTAATACTATTATGGAAATGTTTAGTCTCGGCGGAGACAAAGCCGTTGAATCATCTGGCTTTAGTTCAGTTGGCCTTGCTGGCGTTGTAAAAGATTTGCAGGGCAACGGTTCTTATACTGGCAAAGAGGTAGCGTCTGCCATTGATGACACTTCTGACGGAATGAGAGAACTTGACAATCTTATTAATCAATATGTAACAGATGTACTTAATGCTAAATCTCTTGCAGATGACATTGGCACAGATTTATCTCAAACAAAATATGGGAATGTAGATACTAATGATCGTCAGGAACTATATTGGGACGAAGAGTCACTTGATAAGTATGGCGACGCAATAGATAGTTGGGGCATGAAAGCCGATGATTTGGTTGGCACATATTCCACTTTATTAAGTTCTGTTGGTGAATTTGATGGAGAAGACATATCGTTTACTCCGATTTTACAGACAGAAAATGGCCCACAATTGCTTGACTCCAATACTGTAGATAAGTATATCTGGGGACTTATTGACGAAGCGAAGCAAAATGATGGGAAATGGACAAGTGATGAACTATTCCAACTTGATACCAAAGGACTGGAAGTTGATGGAGTTGTCGTTAAGAATCTTCTTGAAGGTATTGGTCAGGATGCAGATAAAACGGCTAAATTACTCCATTATGTTGGAGATACTGGAGCTATTTCAAATCTAGAAGGCGAGATTGAATCTACACCTTCTGAGCTTGTAGCAACAGGAGAAAACGTAAGTGCAGTTCAAGCGAAACTTGATAAGCTTAATGCGACAAGCATTAGTGATAAAACATTTACAATTACAACAGCTTATCAAACCATCGGTAAGGGAACCGAACAAACAGTTCATACTCCTGGTGCGAGCGGACGACTGACAATATATGCAGATGGCACAGCTCATGCATCTGGTAATTGGGGATTGCCACAAGCAGAAGATGATGCTTTAGTTGGCGAACTCGGGATGGAAACCGTTGTAGACCCTCAAACTGGCAAATATTATACTGTTGGAGATAATGGCGCAGAATTTGTAGATTTGCCAAAGAATGCAATTATCTTTAATCACAAGCAAACCGAAGAGTTGTTCAAGAACGGGCATATCAATTCTCGTGGCAAAGCCTACTCTGAAGGTAATGCACATGTAACAATCGTTCCAGATTATACGACGCCAACTTATTATAGTGGCGCTAAGAATGATAATTTCTGGACAGATTTGAACGATGCAGCAGATAGTTTATCTGACGCTGGAGATGATCTTTCTGATGCTGCCAATGATTTTGAAGAAATGTTCGACTGGTTCGCAGTTTTGCTTGAGGAGATTGATGATGATTTAAATTATATGTCCGCAGCACTAGAAAATGCCGTAGGTATTTCTGCTAAAAATGATATCCAAGATCAAATGATTAATGTCAATAAGTATAAATTGACAGAACTTGGAGAAGGTTATAAACTTTATGCGGATTATGCCGCACAACTTTTAGAGAAGGTACCACAGCAATACCAAGAGCTTGCTAAAAATGGCGGTGTTGCTTTAACAGAATTCTTAGGAGAAGCTAATCAAGAAGTTGTAGAGGCGATTAATAACTATCGTGAATGGGCACAAAAAGCATCAGATGTAAGAACGCAACAGCAACAAGTCAAGAAAGAAATTACATCACTCTCATTACAAAAAGTGCAAACTATTGCGGATGAGTATGATAGAGTTATTACTAAGATTATAACTCTTAACGATTTACTTCAGGCGAACGTCGATCTGATAGACGAGCAAGGCGAACGTACTTCTGCAGTAATGTATGAAGAAATGATTAAGAATAGCATCAAAGAGCTTGATGAACTTCAAAAGAAACGCAATGACATGCAAAAAGAATTTGATGCTCAGGTTTCTGCTGGCAATATTGATGTCGGCTCTGAGGAATGGTATGAAGGGGTCGCCGCAATTCAAGATGTTGATAAGGCTATTATTGACTGCCGTAAAGAGATTGAAGGATTCCAAAATTCTATCAATCAGTTACACTGGGATAACTTTGATGGTCTTATTAAAGCTATTGATAATGTCGGCAATGAAATATCTAATTTAGGCGATTTAATCGATGATGAGGATGTTGCCGATGAAATGGGCAATTGGACTAATGAGGGCATCACTAAAATGGGTTTACTTGCCCAAGAAATGGAACGTGCCCAATATAGAGCAAAACAATATGCAGAACAAATTGAATACCTTAATCAAGAATATGCCGCTGGCAAGTATAGTACAGATGAGTATAACGAAAAACTACAAGAACTCAAAGATGGACAATGGGATAGTATAAAGTCATATGAGGCTGCAAAAGACGCTATTGTCGATTTAAATAGGACTCGTGTTGATGCTGCCAAGGATGCAATGCAAAAAGAGATCGATGCTTATAATGAGCTTATTGATAAGAAGAAAGAAGAACTTCAACTTTCCAAAGATGCCCATGACTTCTCTAAACAGGTAGCAGAGTCGCAAAAGAATATTGCCACCATTGAAAAACAACTTGCCGCATTAGCTGGTGATAATTCTGCCAGTGCCATTGCTAGAAGAAAGAAACTCGAAGCGGAGCTTGCTGCAGCCCAAGAAGAACTGGATGAGCTATATTATAATCATAGTATCGAAAAACAACAAGATGCGTTGGACGATCAAGCAGAGAATTATCAAGACGAAAAAGAGAAAGAAATGGAGGCTCTCGACGAATACCTTAAGAACGTTGAGCAAGTTATCGCTGATAGTTTTGCAACCATTACTGGTAATACTGAGGCAGTTGCTGAAACGCTTAAGGGAATCGCGGACGAATATGGCATCGACCTTTCCGAAGCAATCATTAATCCTTGGGAACAAGGTGTAATTGCTATTGGTACTTACCAAGATCAGCTTAATACTTCTACGAGCGCCTTTACCGCACAACTAGATTTAATTAAACAACAGTTACTTGATTTGCAAGCGGCAGCGGATGAAACTGCAAGGCATTTAATTGATGTTACTAATCAAAATGTAAATAAGACGTCTTCTGCAACATATACTCCTCCGACTCCATCCGCCCCTTCTCAGCCTAGTCAACCTCAAACACCTTCAAAACCAGCAGCCCCAGCTAATGGTTCTAGTGTTACGGTTAAAAAGTCTGCCACTAATTTTAGTAGAGATGGCGGTAATGGTACGAGAATGCAATCTTGGGTTCCTGGCTCAACATTTACTGTTTATCAAGTTAGTGGCTCTGAGGTGCTAATTGGCAGAAATGGACAGTATACTGGATGGGTCAAGTTAAGTGACATAGAAGGATATGCAAAAGGTACAAAGAAAGTCTCAAAAGACCAGTTGGCGCTTATTGATGAACTTGGCGAAGAGCTGGTATTACATGCTGGCAAAGATGGGAAGCTTCAATTCCTAAGCAAAGGTAGTAGTGTTGTCCCGTCTGATATTACAGATAATCTCATGAAGCTCGGCTCTCTTGATCCAACAGATGTTCTTGATAGAAACAAGCCGAAGATCGGCGCTCCTTATATTGTAAACAATAGTATGGAAATCAATATGAATATAGCAGAAGTCGTGCATATTGACAACGCCGATAATCGTTCTATTCCAGATATCACTAAGGCAGTACAGAGTCAAATGGATGCGTATATGAAAAACATCAATAACAGCCTTAAGAGATTCACAAGATAATTTATTATAGGAGAGGTATTTCGGTGCCTCTCCTTATCTTATATAGGAGTTAGGAGGTGCGGTATTAGTGATTTACCAGCCTAAAGTAGAATTTAGAAATAAAACTAATTATGATGAGAGACTTGTTGTCGCAACTTTTAATCCAGATTCTGGCGAAGTAGATTCGTATCTCAATATGGAACCTGTATATACGGATAGCTATGATGGGAGTCTGCGTACAGATTACGGAGCAAAGTATAGTTCCGTAGCTGCACCATCTGTAACGTTTGTAGATATTGATGGCGCAGACATTCAGCCATCAAAGGTTCGATCTATGATGAGATGGCTAACTGGCTCGAAACAAAACGCGTGGATGAATATTTATAATATAGACAATGAACTTGTATGTTCATATTTTGGTAGATTTACTGATGTTAAACTTCAAAAAATGGACGCGAGAGTTATTGGAATTAGAGCCGAATTTACATCTGTCAGTCCATGGGCTTATTCAGCCGCGAAGACTGTTAAGATGACAATCTCTGGAAACACTGATTTTAATATAGATAATCAGAGCGATGATTTATATTCTTATGTTTATCCTAGAATGGTATTTAAAAATGGTCAGAGCCTAGCTGATTTTTCAATCCAAAATAATACAACCGGGTCTGAAACTGTTTTTAAAAATCTTCAACCAGGCGAAACCGTTACAATAGATAATAATTTTGTCGCATATTCTGATAATACTGCAAGGATTTTCAATAATGATTTTAACTTTATATTCCCAGCATTATCTACTGGTATAAATAGCTTTAGCACAATTGGAAATGGTGAATTAACAATTGAATTTAGATATCCAATGAAGGTATCTGACGGACTATTAAATAACTATGAAGTGAAAAATGCAGTAGTTGTTTATGTTGAAAATAGTGTTGTAAAAATTAAGGGCAATACGGACTTAGAGCCGCCAGTTGGAGTTAATATAAGCGTATCTGGCGAAACTATGACTGTCAGAGGCACTATCAAGAGTGTTAAAACAGAAATTGGAACTTCTGCATTCAGTGAAAGTGATGGCATTTTGTTTATCGATGATAGCACACATGAGTGCCCGTTTGACGAGTTCAACGCCGATGTACAAAACGGAAGACTTATTATTAAAAAATATTTTAATGATATTCAAATTACAAGATAAGGTGGTGCGACGAGATGCAATTACCATTCGACCTTACTTCTGGCACTTATAGAAAACCAAAGGTAATTTTGTGCCAGACAAACAAAGAAAAAATTTGTCAACTAGATGTAACAGATTTGCAAGGTACATTTAAGTTTAATAGTTATTCTGAAATTTCATTTAATGTCGCATCAATTTATCATGATCTTATTACTGGAGAACAGAAGCCTACTCCGTACTATGATTATGTTGAAGGACTTCGTCTTGTGTATCTTGAGGGATTTGGATATTTTCAGCTTCAAGATCCAGAGCTTTATAGTGATGGCATTCAAGAATATAAACAGATTAATGCTTATTCATTAGAATATTCATTATCGCAAAGATATCTTGAAACATTTATTATCAATATGGGTGATGCTGGAGACACCATTGGTAGTATAGATGGGGTTGTACTATATAATCCATCGGATGTGAGCCACAGTTTGCTACATTTAGTTTTGCAAAAAGCGTATGGGTGGACTATTGGACATGTAGATGAGGAACTGGCGTCTCAAGGACGTAGTTTTGAAGTTGATAGAGAGTCAATTTACGACTTTATTATGAACGATATGTGCGATACTTTTAAGTGCTATGTTGAATTTGATACAATAAATAATATTATAAATGTATATTCAGAAAATGAAATTGAACGATTTACCGGTGATGGCGAAACGAAAATCTTTAAGTTATCTAGTGATTTTTCTGACAATAGCACAGTCACAATTAATGGACATGAAACTACGCAATATGAATATAACAAAGATACAAAGGAACTTGAATTGGCGACTACCCCATCTCAGGGGGATATTATTGAAATTACCAATGAATTCAAGAGTAAATATGATACAGATATTATTGTTGCGTTTGAAAATTTATCAAATGAAATGCACATAAATTATTCCGCAGATGATATTAAAACAGTTCTTACTGTTAAAGGCGCAGATGATTTAGATGTTCGTAATGTTAATTTTGGGTTGCCATCTATCATGAATTTGGAATATTATTGCACCCCAGAATGGATGGGAGAAAAGCTTTATAAGGAATATCTCGCCTATATAGATAAGCAAGATAAATATATGAGCGGCTTCTATAGTAAAGATATTTCTGGCTCTACGGAAGAATCATTTACCGTTGCACCGACAACAGAAAAATTTGTTGCAGGAGAAACACAAGAATTCATTGCTCAAGGCGCTACCGAATCGTTTAATGCAGATGGGAATATTTCGTCTTTTAACATTGATAAATCTTCCGTAGAATTTGTGATAGAAAGTGCGATTGAAGAGTTTGAAATTAGTGGTAATACAGAAACATTTACAGAGCCAGAAATGCAGACAGAAATCATTATGAGCCAAGATGAGTTCGTTCAAGCAATAACGGTTTCTGACGCAAATATTAATACATTTAATCTTTCGGCTGCTATTATAATTGAGCAGATAAGAGTGTTATTAAATGAAAAAGAATTAGAGTCTACGGAATATCAATATGCAGATAATGTGTTAACAATTAATACGGCCTTAAATAAAAATGATAAAATTGAGGTTTATTCGTATACGAATGAATTTACACTAAAAAAATCACTTTCTTCTAAAAGTATTGTATATATTAACGGTAAAGAAACAACTAATTATAAATATAATACAGAAATTAATAAGTTAACGCTTTATGACAATTTGCCATCTCAATGTACCATAACAATTAAAACACCAATGGGGACAATTCAAACAAGTTTTAAGCTGTCTAATCTTGCGAATAAAATAGTCTTTGTGAAAGTTGATAATGTGGCAACAAATGCTTATTCTATAAACAAAAGCAGCAAGACCTTAACCATTACTGATACCACGATTCTACAATACGGTAGCGTTATTACTGTGACGTCAATTGATAATGAAGTTACTTTAAGTAATACGAAAGATAAAATTATAGCGATCAAAATCAATGGCAATAATACTAATAAATATAATTTGCAAGGCAGCACTTTAATTATAACTGATGATGATTTAAATGTTGACGATATTGTTTCCGTAGAATCTGTTGATACACATTTTAATTTATCTGCACATAAAGATAAAAAAATTGTGTCAGTCAGTATTGAAGATAATGTGCTTACATCTCCAGATAATTATCAATTAGATACAAATACTGGTATATTAACGATCTTGAATTATGAACTGCATTCAGGGGACAAGCTATTAATTAAGCTAGTTAATAACAATTTCAATGTTTTTCAAAGAAAAAATAAAACGTTATCTGTTAAAATTGATTCTGCAAAAACATCTTTATACAGCTTAAACACCGATACAAATGTATTAACAATTACAGACCTAAATACATTATTTAATGGGACGCAAGTATCATTTGAGTCAGTAGATGAATATTTTACATTAAGTTCGACAAAAGATAAAATAGTTTTAATTTCAGTAAATGGTATTGCTATTGATGATGGCGAATATAGTTATGCAAATAATCAATTAACCATTACATCGAGCGTTTTAACTGCAACTAGCAATATTACTGTGCAATCCGTAGGCACTAATTTTGTTCCAATGGCGTTTGTTGGTAAAATAGATTCTGTTTTTGTTGATGGAATAAAAACTACTGCATATGATTTTGATAGCATAGCAAATATCCTGACAATTAATGATACTAAATTAATGCCGAATAGCACTGTTGTTTTAAAAATAATTAATAATAGTTTTTACCTATCTGATGTTCAGTCGTCTGCGATAACAACGGTTATGATTAATGACATAAAAACAACAAATTATACTTTTATTTCTGGTGTATTAACTATTGCAGATAACTTACAAGTCGGTGATACAATATCGGTTGAAATAATTGACAATCATTTTAATGTGTTAAATGAAGTTGGCTTAAGACACATCGTAGAAAAGTCATCTGACAACATTACATTCGAAACCATTCAAGAAGGCAAAAATGGTTATGAATATGATGAGACTACGAGAATATTAACTATTTATGTTCCATTACAAAATGGTGATAAAATTAGAATTAAGACGATTGACTCTGAAAATGCATTATTAATTGTTGCCTCAAATGCAGGAGAAGGAGAAATTGCAATCGATGATGTAACGCCAACGTTAAAGTCTTATGCCCCAAAAATTGGTGATTATGTTATAAAAATTAATGGATATACAGAAACTTTACAAGAATTATATAAATTAATTGATAGTCGTTTAACAGAGGAAAATTCTATTCCTGATGAATATAAAATTACCGAAATTAAACTTAACCCAGATAACTATGATGATGCTGATATGTTTTTGCCAGAAGCGAGTATAGAAAATCTTGGCGAGATTTATAAAATTATTAATCAGGAAAAGATCGAAGAAAATGGCACTATCACATATAACGATATAGCTTATAAGTATTATGTATGTGAAATGCGCATGACAACTTATACCGATGATGATGGCAAAGAACAGAGAAAATATACGTATAGGTGGAATGAAAGAGATTTGGTTTTTGGCGGAGACGGAATTAATTCACTCAAAGAACAGATAGATATTTATTCTTCTATTAATGATGTTCAAATTGCCGCAGAATGGGATCAAAAACCACAAGATAGTGATGAATATAAAAGTTATGTTGATAATTTGAATAAATTGCAAAAAGCAAAAGCCGAGTTAGCAGAAAAGCAAAATGCAGTAAATGGTATTGCAGAACAAATACAAGCAATGCAAGCAAGCATTCGAGCAATTTCAGAAGATATTAGTATTGAAAAAAACTTTTCGCCAGAGAGTTTAGACAGACTATCTTTATTTTTTAGAGAAGACGAATATTCTGACGATTGCTTCTGCACAACCGAAATTGATACTGATTTGGATATTATCAATACACAAAAAGAATTATTGGTCGCAGGATATAAAAAGCTAAAAAATATTTCACGTCCTACATTATCTTTTTCTGCATCTATGAAAAACATTTATGCCATGCCGGAATTTGCCCCAATTTTAAAGCAATTCGAATTAGGTAATTTCATTAAAGTTAGAATAAGACCAGATTATCTTAAAAAGGCAAGATTACTTGAAGTACAACTTAATTTTGATGATTTAAGTAATTTCACATGTACATTTGGAGATTTACTACTTGCAAAAGACCAAGGAGATTTACATGCGGAATTATTAGCTCAAGCTGTTAATGCTGGCAAGGCTGTCGCAAGTGGTTCTTCTTATTGGCAAAAGGGATACGACGTTGCTACGGCAATTGAAGAAAAAATTCGTCAAGGCTTAATTGATGCTACAACTTCAATTAAATCAAATTCCGCTGGGCAAAATGTTTCATGGGACAATTACGGTATTCATCTACGCAAAATTGTAGATGGTGTATTAGATAATCATGAAGGTTGGATTACTAACAATAAATTCTTATATTCAGATGATAATTTCCAGACTACAAAATCAGTGTTCGGTAATTATACTGTCAATGGAGAGACATATTGGGGTATCTTAGCTGGATGTGTTAGCGCAGGACTAATTGAAGGTAGTAGTATTATCGGCGGCACAATATGCATTGGAGAGCAAGAAGATGGCACATATGCATTTATGGTTGACAAAGATGGCACTGTAACGATGAACAAGGGCGATGCTGCAGACAAGTTATCATACTTTGGGTTTGATGGCGATAATGGCTTAATCGTTGGTGAAAATAAGAACGGAGATTATTTCTCTAGGGTATCTGCCCAAAAAATTGAATTCTGTCGTAAAGCTAGAATCATTACTGTGACTTCCGAACCAACTCATAAATATGACAACTATGATTACATTCTGTACGAACATGCAGAATCTAGCGCGACATATTATGATTATTATAAGAATCCAGATTTCTTATATAAAGTAGAAGAACCAATTTATGAAGCACGAGCAATTAATGAGAATTTTGCAGATCCAGAGATTAAGTTTGGCATTCCAATTACTTATTTCGCAAATGATACTGCATATATGAAACAAGCAGAAATAGAAGGCAGTCTCAAGGTCGGCACGATAGAGCAAACTCCATCTATTTCTTTGGGTAATTTTAAGTTGCAAGTAGAAAGTAATGGTAGTTTATCTATCATAGCTACATAATCGAATGGAGGTGATAAACTATGGCATCAAGTGGTGCATTTGAAACAAGCGTATATAATGCTGCCGGTAGTTCATATCCAGATAGAATCAGAGTTGAGTGGTCTTCTTCGCAGAGTATTGCTAACAATACTTCTACTATATATTGGGCTGTAAAATCGGCAGGTGGCACTGGAAACTCATATCATTATGTAATGGCTGGCCCAGTGACTGTAAATATTGCTGGTACCACAGTATATAGTCGTTCTGATAGATTTGAATTGCACGTTGGAGCAACGCTTGGTTCTGGTAGTTTTACGCTAACACACAATACAGATGGCTCTGCGACATTAACAGGATGGGCTGAGGCCGCAATTTATACATATGCGGTTAGTAGTACTAGATACGGCTATTCTGTTGATCTTCCGCAAATTCCTAGAGCTTCCAGCGTTAGCGTAAATGGCAGCACAATGGGCTCTCCAATTACGGTTCAAATATCTAAGGCAGTATCATCTTTTACCCATACAGTGACATGGGCTTTTGGCAGCCGTAGTGGGACAATAGTTTCACAAACTTCTAGCTCGTCTATATCATGGACTCCTCCATTGGACTTAGCATGGCAGATTCCAAATGCGACATCTGGTACGGGTACAATTGTATGCACAACATATAATAACGGAACTAACGTTGGGCAAAAATCGATTAATTTTACATTAACAGTTCCATCTTATGTTTGTCCGGCCATTAATAGTTTTGTTCCGTCTATTGCAAGCACCAGGCCGTCTGGGTGCGGCATGTATGTGAAGAATAATTCAACTGTTCAATGGAGCGCAAATGTCTCTGGAACTTATGGATCAACAATTAGGAAATGTGTAATTAATGGCCCGAATCTATCTTATACATCTACAAGTTCTTCTACGTCATATTCTGCTACAAGTTCTACGCTGACTACTTACGGCAGAAAAGAATATACAATAACAATTACAGATAGCCGTGGCAGAACCGCCACAGGTGTTCAAAGTATAGAGGTCGTAGATTATAATGCGCCAGTGTTGACATCATGTAACTCATTTAGAAGCAATTCTGATGGGACAATGAATAGCTCTGGGACATATGTCACACATAAAATAACGGCGTCATTTTACACACTAGGTGGTAAAAACAATATAAAAATTGTTGTATCTAGCCGCGAAGGTAAAACGGGGAGTTATGGGAATCAAACAACAATTAAAAATGATTCGACTAATACAATTAGTTATACGTATACTTCTGCTTCTAATTCTTTCCAAGTAGATAAGACATACGATTTTCAATTCCAAATTATAGATAGTGTTGGACAGTATGCGTTTGAATACACACACATCGGCACAAAAAATATCCCATTGAACATAGCTGGTGATAATAATGCAGTTGCTATTGGAAGATTCGCGCAAACATCCAAAGACAATACTGGTCGATTTGACTGCACATGGCCAGCACATTTTGCCTCCGCTCCAATTGTTGATTCTGACAGAAATTTAAAACACAATATCAAAGACATTGATATTGATATTATTGACTCTTTGCGTCCTGTACAATATAAACTATGCAGCGAAAATTCGGATACAATTCATTATGGATTTATTGCTCAAGATGTGGAACAGGCGCTTTATAGCACAAGCCTCCGGTCACAAAAAACAGGCATAGTTTATTATGATGAGGATAAGGATACCAATAAGCGTTCAAATTATGCCTTAGCGTATGATGAACTTATTCCATTGTTAGTAAAAAAATGTCAAGAACTCCAGCAAGAAATCAATAAATTAAAAGGAAAACAATAAAAATGGTTAAAAGGAGATAATTTATTATGAATGGGTGATTTTTTATGGAATTAATTAAAGATATAGCTGCTATTGTTGGTTGCATATCGGCCATTATCGCACTTGTTACTACAATGTTTAGACCTGTAAGAAAAAAGATTGTCAATTGGATTAAGCATACTTCTGAGGCAAGTGAAACTGCTATTGCTATTAAGGATATTAATACCAAAATTGCGTCACTTGAGGATAGTGTTGGTGATATTCTTACACGAGTTAATAAAATAGATAGCAGTATTAAGACATTAGATCAAAGGGTTTTTGAAAATGAGCGCGATAGAATTAAGTCAGAACTGTCCGAGTATGCATCTAGATGTACTCGTGGGTTGAAAATATATCCAGAAGAAATGGTACATATAGAAGAAATGTATGCAAAATACAGCGATACGCTCCACTGTAACCACACAGGGACGCAGAATTATAATATAATAGTTAATTATTATAAAAATCAAGATTGGTTAAAAGGATAAAATTATAGGGTCGAGATTAATTGCTCGACCCTATTTTTTTTGCTTATTATAGTCCTCGATATATTGACTCATTACGTAATTAATTAAATTCGTGATCGTTCTTCCTTGCTTTTTAGCTATACACTCAAGTTCAAGGCGTTGCGAAACCGTCATACGTAATGTAAAGTTTGTTGTCTCAGTTGATTTTATTTCCAAATTTATCACTCCCCTCTCATATTATTTTAACCTCTCTCCGTGTCATTTGCAATGCAAAAATAAAAAGAGTGGTTGAAACCACTCATTACTTAAGATTTTTTATAACAGACATAGATGCATTTTGTGTTTCTTGCAACAAATGAGAATATACTGTCATTGTAACGTCAATTTTTGCGTGCCCAACTATTTTCGAAATCATTGTTATTGGAACACCTTGGTCAATAAGCGTACTTACGAACGTGTGCCTCAATGAGTGCGGCCCACACTGTTCTATGTCTGCTTGTTTTAATATACGCTGAAATACCTTATACGCATCAGCAGGGCGAATTATTGTATTATATCTTGAGCGTACAATGTACTGTTCTGGATCATATCCTTTTTCTTTTTTCAAATCGTTAAGAGCCTCTATTGCCATGTCTGATAAAAATACGGTTCTCCCTCTTCCTCCCTTTGTAGTTGATTGATCAATAAGAATTTTGCTTCCATCATTTTTTGTTCGGTCTTTTACATACACTATGGTTCTTGATACATATACTGTTCTTTTTTCAAAGTCAATATATTTCCACTTAAGTGCGAGTCCTTCGCCAAGTCTAAGCCCAGTATACATTAAGAAAACATAAAATGCACCATATTTAAATCTTCTTTCCCCGTTACTATATTTCATATAGCAGGCGTTTACCAACCTAACTCTTTCCTCTTCTGAAAAGAATCTTTGCTCTTTTTCTTCAAATAGTTCTCGTTTTGGCATCACTACATTGTCTATTGGGTTTTTGTTTACTTTTCCTCTGGCTATAGCATAATCAAAAATTTGCCCCAATGTTCCATAAGCTTTGCGAATTGTTGAACGTGAATACCCGTCTGTTTTAAACTTATTTATTATCATGGTTTGAATTAAACTATCGTCTATTTGCTGCAATGCCAAATCCCCTAACTGTTTAATTAAAAATTTTTCTGTTATGTCTGCAAGTCTATCATATGAGGCTGGTTTAATCGATGGCTGTTTAATATTTTTAAGCCATGAACGAGCAAAATCCTTAAATAAAACGTCTTTCTCTCCAACAATACCTGTTGACAATAACGCTTCAAATGCTTGCTTTTTGTTTAAGCACTCTTGCTTTGTGCCATAGAAATATTTCCTGCCAAACCCCTTGTATGATACAGATAACTTCCATTTACCATTATCGCGCTGTGTCCAAGATCCTTCTCCGTTCATTCTCTTCTTTGCCACAATAACCACTCCTTTAACAATACAAAATTAATTGTACTACTATTATAATTTATGTTAACTGATGTGGTCAAGTTGTAAATTTCGTACCACATTTATACCACAATTATGGTATTAAATATGGTGAAAAAACATCAAAAACAATGAATGTTAGTGAAATGCTTATGATTTATATATTAGGGCTAATCCATTGAAAATACTAGACTTGTTGATTCTATAATGATAATATTTATTGCACTAATATTTATTCAAATGGATAGACTAAACCTACCTAGGTAAGGACTTCAAAGTATTGATTCGACTAGTGTTTGTGTGAATGTGTTTTGTATTTGACCACATCATTTACCACAATTTGATTGTACCACAATTTGCAATGCATAGCAAGGCTTAATAATTATTTTTTATATGCCAATGTCTTTTTCTCGAACCATGCATCAACTTTATCTTCAATAACAAGAAATTTGTTGCCGATTCTCACCGAAGGGAAGTCTTTTCTTTTGACAAGATCATATACAGAATTGATTCCTATTATACCAGAATGTTGCGCGTTTAATTTTTCGTATAATTGTTTAACGGTAATATATTTCATTATATCATCTCCTTGAATATTTTTAAATAAATATGGCAATTATTTAAATGGTTGCATAATGCTTTTCATCTATATAATTTACGGGGCGACAGGTTATCTCTTCCTGCCGTCCCGTATTTTTTATTTAATTGTTATACTCCAGTAGAGCCATAACCACCGATTCTGGCTGTTTTGGTATTGTCATTATCTATTGTTAAATACTTAATAAACATGCCCTGTCCAATACGATCCCCGGTATGTACCGTATAAATGGTTTTGCCAAGATTGAATAGCCTAAATCCGATGTTCCCATCATTATCAGGATTATTTGCATAGTCACTTTCGATCCATCCTTGCGTATTTGCAATCATAACAGGCTGCTTACCCATGGAACTACGAACATTAATTAACAAAGCTTCGTCATTCTCAAAAATAGCTTTTATATCTGTCCAAATCATTTGTGAACACATTGGTTCAATGTCTACACTAATTGGGCTATAAAAATCATATGCAATACTATTCTTGGTAGCGCGGGTGGGGAGTTTAATTTCCCCACCATTTTTTCTGTGCTTGTCTTTAACTACTTCAAAATGTCTCATTAGAACCAACCTCCAAGCAGCTTAGATAGCGCAGGGAAATCATCAAAATAACGAGCCTCACCAATCTGAATAGAGCCATAGTCCTTGATATAATTGTCAATAAGAACATTTAGTGCCTTGTACTTCTTATCGATTTCTGCCTTACGAGCAGCCTTTTCGTCCTCAAGCTTCTTCTTTGCAAGTGCCGCTTCCGCCTTTTTGCGGTCGGCAATGCACTGAGCTTCGTGAACATTTCTTTCCTCAATTGTCGCAAAAGTCTTTCCGCAAATGCCGCATGTATATAGCTTGTTATTGACCTTTGTATCTTTCTTCATATTGTTATCCATATTTTATTCCTCCAATAAATTAATTTTGTATTGTATTAACCACAATGGGTAAATCCACAATTTTTGCACAAATCACATCCACCGACATGTTCGAGTACAGAACCACATTCCGGGCATTTGTCATTGGATTCAATTCTTTGAACTTGTGCTGGCTTGCTAATAATTGCATCGGCGCTATTTTCTTCTTCGTTATCACCAATATCTTGCTGCATTTCTTTATACATATCAACTAGAGCATTGCCGATAGCCATTGGGCAACATGAACCTGGAGATGTATCATGTCTAGTAGCAGTTCTTGCAGCATAACTTGGACAAGCGCCAGTAGAATCTAGCTGATCTTTAATGGTCATAATATCAACACCTGCTCTGCACAATAGTGAAACTGTGCGGCTAAGACCGGTCATGAATGAAGCACATCCGCCAGTAGAGCCTTTATTAAAATATGCTTCTTGCAGTGAGCCATCATATGGGTCAAAAAATGCAAGAACATGTAAACTACCACACCCCGTAGTAAGCTTGCGCTTTTTACCAACTAGGTCACTAGAACATTCAATGATAGCGCCGCGAGGCAATTCGTATGTTTGCGTGTCATTTTTATCTGTATCTTTATCGGAATTGTCGGTTGTAAGAATCCCAAGGCGCTTACATCCATCTCTGAACATTGTAATACCCTTGCAACCAGTTGACCACGCAAGTAAATACATATGAGCTATATCTTCTTTTGTAGCAGAATTAGGCATATTTACCGTAGAACTAATTGCAGTATCTACATGGTTTTGCATAATCGCCTGTGTTAGCACTCTATTTTGCCAAGGAATATCTGCAGAGCCAACAAAATAGTCTGGAAGGATGTCTGTATGATTTGCATCCATATATTCTTTTGCTGCTTTACAGTAAACATCATAATAAGTATCTTCGCCGTCTGTCATACCGACAGTTCTACGTGTATACTTAAGTGCAAATTCAGGTTCACATCCACCAGATTCTCCAAGTAAAGTAGCAAGAGACCCATTCGGAGCAATTGAAATTAAAGAGCAGTTTCTAAGACCGTGTTCTTTTAGACCATCAATTTCATCTGGCGTAAAATGCTGCTTAATAATATCGCTATCAAATACGCACTCCTTATACTTCGGATATGTGCCTAATTCTTTTGCAAGATTATTGCTTGCGAACACTGATCGTTTGAATAAAAGTGAAAATACATCATCAGTAAATTCAATTGCTTTATTTGAACCATACTTAAGTCCAAGCTTCATTAGAGCAGTTGCATATCCAAAAATGCCAAGACCAATGTTTCTATAATTATACGACATATCTCTTTGTTGTTGTAGTGGGTGCCTATTATAGTTTTCGTCAATTAGCTTATCAAGAGTTCTAATGCCAACATCAATGGCATGAAGGAAATCTTCTGTATTCAAATGCGCAGTTGGAGTATATGGGTTTACAACAAACTCTGATAGGTTAAGAGATGACAAGCAACATGCTCCATGCTTTGGAAGTGGTTGCTCCTGTGTGTTATCGCTATGGCTTTTTATCCATAGCTTCTGGAGATTTCTCTCATACGGGTATAACCCGATACGTCTGTCAGTTCAGACCAGTTCAGCATATATTTTCATTTAGCACATAATCTTTTAAACAGTTTGCAAGATCTTTTGAATTTTTAACATTAAAGCAAGGATATAGGCTTCTAATGTCTTTAAGATCATATTTTTCATTGATAATATTCATTAATTGATAAAGGTGTGTACTAACTTTATTTAATGGGCACGACAATATTATTTCTTTGTTATCGTTGCACCAAGAATAAATAAACTCGGCAATTTCTTTTCTTTTTTTATTATGTATCTCACGCGATTTAATTGCAGATGCGTTAGATGCTTTTCTTGCATATTCTCTTGATGCCCCACTTTGAACCATACATTCCATTGAACAATATTGTTTATTTTTTATTTCATATTTACATAGAGAAATTGATTTCCCACAAACTGGACATATAAATGTTGTTCTATTTTCTTTACACATTTCTATCCATTTTGTAGTTCCTTTAGATAAACCCTCTAACATAGCTTTGGCAATTGCTTGGTCGTTCCATCTTTCTTTTGTTTTTTCTCCTATTTTTTGTTTTGTAGAATCTGATTTTAAGCAATTTTTTCCACCAGAGTCCAAATTATATCCAAATTTTTCATTTGTTGCATTGTAAAAATCAATCCAATATTGTTCTTTTGAATTTAGTTCGTCTATACTTTCGGCAGAATCTATTTGTTCAAATATAAAATTTTCTTCTCCATATTTAGCTATGGCATTATGAAAATATGTATTTTTCTTTTTATCACTTTTAGTTTCTCTGAAATGTTGTGATCTTCTATATTCTAATGTATTAATTGTTTGCCCAATGTACACCTTGCCATTAATAATGTTTGTTGCTTTATATATAATCAATATTATCACTCCGTTATGTGCCAATGTCCCGTACTCGTGGGCGAATTATTGCTCTCATATCGCTCATCGCCTATGCGTTACATTCCCCTGTGATGTAGTAGGAACTCGGTATTACCATGCCTTTCGGTGTAGGCTTCACCGATTTTACGGGATGTTTTACTTGCGGCAAGTTAACCAACCACAAGGATTGCAGGTTTCAATTTCATATTCATTGTCATATTGCATTAGATTATAATTTCTAAACCTATTAACAAACAAACATGCAGGATCTGCCCAATCATAGCAATTATCTACTAGCATATTAAAAATATTAATTGGCGTTACATCATATTCTACTTCATGACCAGCATAATTACGCTTTTCGTGTAGTACAACAACCTCTCCTGTATCATAATACTTCTCAACGGCTCTCATAAATTCATCATCGATTTCAAGAGATAGGTTCGCCTTTTCAATCTCTCCGTCCTTTGACTTAATCTTAATGAATGTTTCTGCCTCCTTGTGCCTAGCGTCGATAGAAAGCATAAGCGCTCCCTTTCGAGCACCGCCCTGAGAAGTCCCAGCAGTAACTTCATTGAAGATCTTCATAAACGGGACAATCCCATCAGAAAAATATTCTTTCTTGATTGGTGTGCCCTTTGGACGAAGCTTTGTAAGAGAAATACCCTGTCCGCCTTGAGCCTTAAATGTTACTCCAATGTCTTTTGCGGCATCCATAATATCAGAATAATCGTCTTCAACATAGCCTCTGGAATAACAATTAAATAGGCTACCAGTACTATCTGTACCACGATTGGCGAGCGTTCTACCACCCATTAAAAATTTCTTTTCAATGATTAGTTTTCTTAGTTCTTGATCTCCGGCACTTACTCTGTCTAGCCATTCTTCAAAATTTTCATTGTTGTACTGATATTTCTTGTGCCAAATATCAATACCAATTTTATTATCTTTACCAAGCCATTGTTCTACAGTCACAGACATCACTCTCCTAAACAAATTTCTTTAAACTTTGGCAATGTTTCAATCCACGCACAAAACTCTCTCCACTCTGGTAGCCTGTGTGTTTTGCGTTGATGATAAATCGTCTTGAGCTGTCTATAGTTTGTTGTCATGCCAGCAGTTAGCTCAAAACCAGACGGAATATTATATAGGATTTTCAGATAAAGCTCTTTCAATAGCTCGGTTCTCGAATCGCTATGAGATTCCTTATCTAATTCTTTGAGACGATTGTATTCGTCGATTTTCTCCTGTACAATATCAATAATGCGTGAATCAACATACTTATTACATTGATCTTTTAACTTAAACTGAGTAATACGATGCATCGTGCTCTGTGAGCTGACAAAATCAAAGAAGTGGTAGCGTTCTGCCTCTACCCAAGCTTTGTTGCTGAACGTTAAATCAAACTGAACAACGATTCCATTTAGGAAATTATCATGCCCAGACCCCACTGAGCTTTTCCCAAGCGTAATAATTCCTTGAGTAATATCATGATTCAGAGAATCTACATCAACTGACATCGGAAATTTTGCTCGTCTAATTGATTCTTCTAATCCATATACCTGTACATTTTCTACCTTCAATCTTTCATCAGCTCCTTATCTTGCTTATAAAATTCTTCTACGGCTTCAACAATTTCATCCCAATTCGTGCAACGTTTAATGCTATACACTTCATCATACACGTTCATATTCCAAGGCTTTTCTACAAGTACTCTATTGCAATGTAAATTATTGATAAGATTATCTGTATGGTCATCTACCATAACGTCTACATTTAGAATACTCTTGTCGCCAATACAAATAATATGGCGCTCATTGATAAATGGAAAATAATGCTTTAACCATTCTACTTTCCATGGGAAGTTTTCATAATGCGTACTGGTTGCAATATAAACACTAAACCCATCATCTACAAGCTTTTTCACTCCCCACTGAGAATGATACATTGGAGATAGAGAGTCCCATAGTTCGCGCTCATGCCACAGCGCCTTAAACTTTTCTGCATCTTCAAACGAGAGACACTTGTAAACATCATATTGAGTAAAAGTTTCCTCTGAAATATCTGTGCCATATCTTTCATTGAACATCTGACAAGTTCTTTCAATAAGGTTGTTCAGGACGCAATCACAATCTAAAGCTACAATATAATTCATAACAATCTCCTTTTAATTTTGTACTGTGCCAATTCGCTCAGTATTAATAATCCATCTAATAATGCTTCCAGCTTTTGCACTTTCAATATTGGAAACTGCGTAATCATATTTATTATGAATCTTCATGTTTGCAAATTGTTCAAATTCATCAGCGGCACGTTTGGCATATGTATCCATGTTATCCCCACGCTTAATAGCTCTTTCTCTGCGAATTGCTTTTGGCACATTGATATAAATACGTACAAATTTATATGGCAACTCCATCTTTAGTAACATATCAGCTCCAACATTGTCGATAATATACAAATCTGCATCTTCCAACTGACTCTTTGTGCTCCAATATAACACATCATTAATACGAGTCTCTGCAATAATATCATTTGATGCTTTGGCGTTCTGATAATCTTCGTATGTTGAAAAAATGTGGCTAGTGTCAGGTTCGTCTTTGCGTCTTTCACGTGTAGTATGGCTGACTAATTTCTTTAGCCCAGTTTTGCAAAGCCTATCTACTAAAAAATCTTTGCCAGAACCAGATTCCCCAAGAATTAAGAAAATAATTTTTTTATCATCCATTCCATTTCACATCCTTTGCGTACTCTTCTTTTTCAAACAGCACTTCATTAATTGGCTTGGATTTAATTGCGTCCATAGGTAACAATCTCTGTCCAACTGGAATTTCTTCATAAGCCTCTGCCATAATCTCATCAAACTGCTTTTTGTTTAGAGTTACCATACAGCCATCATCAAAGAATGGGCAACAATAGCTCATATTCTGGTGATCAAAAAAAGTAAAATTATAATGTCTGCGTCTGATAGTTTTCACAATTTCCTGTTTATGAGCATTTGTAAGACGCTCAGTACCATGACTGCTTAAAATATCAGACCATCCAACAAGCTTAGGCATCTGTTCCCTCCTTATTCTCTTCTGTAAACTTTGGTTCCTCTACAGGGTGATCAATTGCCTTCTGGCAGAAATCACGAACCTTCTTTACAAGTCTCTTCATGTCTGCCATAGTACGCTTGCCGGGTGCGTTCATTGCATTATCAATAATACCTGCAATTGTTACCGTCATAGCACGAGCGCCGAGTAGCATGTTTTGTGTGCGAATCTTTTCTAGTGTTTCAGAAATCTTGTCCTTTAGTTCATCTGCCACAGCCTCTTCTGATTCTGTTGTAGGATTCTCTTGCTCCTGTTCTTCAATTTGCGTTACATTCTGTTCGTCCATATTGTTCCTCCTTCATTAATTTTGTACTGTTATTATAGCACGATTATAATATTTGTGAACTACCAATTGTTTAAAATTAATTAGCTTCCTGCTTCTCAGACCTCGTAGCCTACTATCTCCACAGGCGTTAATTCGGGCAGTTCCTACCCTATATTTTATGTCTTTTCACACCACAAATTTTAATCCTTCGTCTAAAATATTTTTAGCCGCATTAATATCTCGGTCGTGTTTTGTTCCACAACTAGGACATGTCCATGCTCTAACCGATAAATCTTTTGTTTCTGGATACCTGTATCCACAACAATTGCAAATTTGACTCGATGGAATGAATCTTCCAATCTTGATATATTGTCTTTCATTCCATTTTGCCTTATATTCTAATTGCCTCGTTAGCTCGTACCAGCCACAATCACTAATTGATTTTGCTAGCTTATGGTTCTTCATCATATTAGATATGGATAAATCTTCAGAAATTATTACTTGGTTTTCGCTAATAATTTCATTAGATATTTTGTGTAGATAATCTAATCTGATATTATGGATTTTTTCGTAAATACGAGCAACTTTAATGCGTTGTTTGTTATAATTACTTGAACTTTTTTGTTTATGAGTCATTCTTCGTTGTTCTTTAGAAAGTTTCTTTTTATACTTCTCTAAGATTTTTGGATTTGCATATTTTTTACCATTGGAGGTAATAACCAAATCTTTAATTCCAAGATCAAGTCCAATAGTAGAACCGGTTGTTAATAATGGACGATGTTCTTCTTCTACTAACACAGAAACAAAATATTTTCCTGATGGATTTTGTGAAACTGTTGCTTGTTTAATTTTGCCAACAAATTTACGATGAATCCTTGCTTTAATCCAACTTAACTTTGGAAGCTTAATTTTATTGTTCTCAAAAGAAACTGCAATATTGTTATTTGTTATTTTTGTTGTATATGATTTTCTGTGATTATGTTTGCTTTTAAACTTCGGGAAGCCTGCATGTTCTTTGAAAAATTTTTGATATGCATAATCCATATTCCAAATTGCACTTGATAATGCAAATTTATCAACTTCTCTCAACCATTCATATTGTTGTTTTAGAACTTGAATCATATACTGTTCACAAGCAAATTTACTGATATTTTTTCTTTTGGTTTTATATAATTCTTGACGATATGAAAGTGCCTGATTATATACAAACCTTACACATCCAAATGTTTTTTGAATTAAAATTTCTTGCTCTTGATTTGGATATATCCGGTATTTATATGCTCTTAAAATTTTCATCAACTATTACCTCCTTTCTGAAAATTTTGTTTCTTACCGTTTCGTATGATATTTTATTCTTTAATTTTGTATTGTATTTTTTAAGTGTTATTAGTATATCACATTTTTTCTTATTTGTCAAGAGGTGACAATACAATTTTTTATACTGCTACCCAAAATTTAATCGCCCAATATCTTCATTAGTTCGTTTTCGTCTGCAATTTTAATTCCAAGTTGTTGTGCTTTAGCAAGTTTGCTACCAGCTTTATCTCCAACAAAAAGCACATCGAGATTTTTACTTACAGAACTAATAAACTTTGCTCCTTTAGATTCAAGTATTGCTTTAAGCTCGTCTCGTGGTTGACTAAAAGCCCCGGTTATACAAAATTTAAGCCCACTTAACGAATTATCGGCACTCTTCTCTTCAACAATAAAATTCATCTCCATAGGCAATAGCTCTACCATTGGATCTTTACTCTTCCACCAATCGTGCAATGATTTATTCGTAATCTCTCCGAAATCATCGATCTGACTAAAGTCATAATCGCTGGACAATGCCTGTATAAATTCATAATGATCACCATTAAATTTCTTACTGATAGCCTTTGCCGCAGACAACCCAATATTAGGAATTGATAATGCTGTAATAAAGTTTTCTAGCTTCACGTTCCTTGATTTTTCAATGGATTCCAATAGATTATCAATAGACTTTGCGCCGTATCCATCAAGCCTAATAAGTTCACTCCTGTGGTCGCTTAAATGGTAGATATCTTTGTACTTGTGTATAAAACCATGCGAAATTAACGTCTCTAGGGTTGCGGAGCTAAGTCCTTGTATATCCATTGCTTTTTTAGAAACAAAGTGCTCAAATTTAGCAAGGTTTCTTGCTGGACAATCTGGATTAGTACACATTAGCACCTTACTATTGTCTGTATACTTGACCTCTGTAGGATAGGCACAACATGGGCAAGTAGTAGGGATTTTTATATATTTCATATTAAATCTCCTCATGATTTTTTAATATTTTCTTCATTTGACTAAACCAGAACTCTGTAGAATAATCTAATTTCATTCTGTTACAATACATACAACAAGAGACACAATTATCCGTGGCATATCCTTTATTTGAATCAATTCTGTCGATTCCATTATAATCTATTAATTCTCCACAGTAATAACATGGCTTCGAAGTAATTTCATAAAAATCTTCTTTTGTTAAATCAAATTTTAAGTTACGTCTTTTTGCGTTCTTTTTATATGTATTATATCTATTTTCTTTTGCTGTTGCCTGACATGTTTTACATTCATTACTATGTTTATCTTTTGTATGAGAATTATTATAAAAATCATTAAGCGATAACCATTTATTACATCTTGAACATTTTTTTAATATAATATTACCATATTCATCTCTTCTATGAATTAATAAGTCAGTTCTATTTGACGTTATTTCTTTTTGATGGCATCCACAACTTGTTGATTTCCCACTTAATAAACTTTTTGTTCTTACTGGTTTTTGCGTGTGTTTCTCACAACTACATTGACATACCCACATTGTGTTCGGGCCATCATTTTCTGTTCTATATAAAACAATCCATTTGCCAAATTTTTTATTAGATAAATCTGTTGCTGTCCCAACTTCTTTTTTAGGGTAAATTAATTGTAATTCTGTTAAATCCATTGTCCATTTTCATCCTTAGCTCTTTCTATTTGTGGTATAACCTGATTACGTCGAGATACTTCTATGCATTGACCAATATATGGATTTTTTAATTTTAATTCTAATATTGAAATATTATGCAAACTAGCTTTTTGTATGATTGCTCCATCTATTTCAATCGGATTAAATATTGCAATTGGAGTAATTTGTCCGCTTCTTCCTGCCTGCCATTCAATATTTATTAATGTTGTTTCATAAGTTTCGTCCCAGAATTTAAAAGCGTAAGCTGCATTACTATGATGTGATGTTGCTCCAAGACCTTCTCCATACTTAATATCACCAAAGCGTCCAACCAAACCATCAATTGGGTATCCAAGCTTCTTAGCCTTATTGACCAAAAATTCCTTCGCATCCCAATCAAAAGAACTAGTCCACGGAACAACAGTAAAACCTAACTCATCAATAAGTACTAGCTTACGCAAGAAGCTATTTTCATTATCAAAGCCCTTGATTACATTCCAAGCCACAAAAGTTAGAGGTCTTTTTGCGCACTCGTTTGGATCAAGCAGTCTGATACTTCCTGAAGCAAAGTTTCTTGGATTTTTATATTCAGTAGAGAATGGCTCAAAGTCTTCATATGTACAAATAATCTCGCCATCAACAATGAGTTCATCCTTATATGGAATCTTCTGTGGAACTGTCTTTACGGTTTTGATGTTGTGAAAAATGTCTTCACCAATTTCTCCGTTGCCACGAGTTTCTGCTGATACTAGCTCACCGTCAATGTATCTTAAGCTGCAAGTTAATCCATCCATCTTTAACATTCCTATGACATCTTTGCTCCCAAAATGCATAATGAACTCATTCCAATCTTTAGTCTTTGCCAAAGACAACATAGGATGATTATGTGTTACTTTCTGTAGTTCTGATTTTACTTCGTATCCAACTTTATGCGTAGGCGAAGTTGCCATAACAAATCCAGTCTCTTGCTCCAGTGAGCGAAGTTCTTCTAGGAGAGAATCATATTCACGATCTTCCATAATTGTAGTGCCGGTGTTATAATAAGCATCTGCTGCTTTATTAAGCAAAGATGTTAGCTCTTTGATTCTTTCAATTTTATTTATCATTTTGCCGTCTCCCAATTCTCCTCCAAGCATATACAGTACAATATTTAATCTGTCCATGGCTCCAATTCGGATGCTTGGCGCGTATTCGACAGTATATAAGTGCATATCTATTGAACTTCTTTTTCTTTCCTGTCATTCTTCTCCCTCAATTCATTTATAGCATCTACTAGCTCATTGATTTTATCAATTAATTTCCTACCAGTTAGAACTTGATACCCATTGATATAAGATTCTGCGTAAGTTAATTTCTCAATCTGCTTAAGCTCAGGCTTGATAAAATCATATTTACCGATACGTTTATAGTAGCAAGACAAATTCATATTGCAAAAAATGCTATATTCTGTACCGGCATAGTATCCATGACCATCACTTACACACATCCACCATGCATCACCAGTTGCAAGTACAGAACTGATATAACCAATAGTGCCGTCTACGGTCTCAACATAATCACCTACATGAAATTCGTAATTCATATTTATCCTCCACTTATTTTCTTAACTTGCCATTCTGAGTGCTCACCTTAATCTTATTAAAATCACTTAACATTTCCTCAAATGGCTTGTGCGCAACGCTTGTATGATTAGTAATCGTCAAATCACTTCTCTGTCTTGGAATATAGGTTCTATGTTCTTGTGCATCCCGTAGTTTTACTGACGCACCCTGAATGGATTGGATCTTATTCTTGAATGACTGTCCTTGCTGACTTTTGAGATAATCATACATATCTTTAAGTAATTCATTTTCTTCTTTGGCTTTGCGCCTTTTAATACGTACATCTCTAACTTCTTTATATGCCAAGTATCCTTTATACATATCTTTTGGGGCGGACAATTCAATTTCATGTTCTAGATCCATAAGTTCTTCTTCTGCTTGTTTGATAATCTCAAGGTTTCTTTCGTAATTATTAATAACATCTTGAAAAATAGACACAATGGTTGTGGAGTAATTGTTAATGATATTCATAATTACCTCTCTCCTCGCACACCGCACACAATCCAGTTACGGCAATTTTAAATCTGGCATAAAGTTCCTCAATAGAATCAGCCTTAAGACTTAGATCTAGGCCAGAACAAAACGTGCAATAATTTCGTTCTGTGTCCAGTCCATTTTCCTTCATATATTTAGTGAACGATTCTAGTAAGCTATTATAATATGCGCATTCAGCTTGTGTATCGTCAAACATATATATGGTTTCAACCCCTAAACTATACTGTTTAGTATCTCTATCGTAATAAATATCAATATCATTCATTGTCCACATGTTTGCGTCAGATGAAGACATGTCGTCATAAGATTTAATGCCCCAGATAAATTTCAAATTACCACAATTGTATTCATCATCGATATAATCTGGATACTTTTTCTTGTATACTCGAATTAATCTCTTTTGTCGTGCATTCTTATATCTGAATAAAATTTCCCAGCACAATTTCTTAAACATGATTATCCTCCGTTACAATAAAATCGTAAACATCTCCCCACGAATAAATCTTCACTGGCTCACCATTTACTTCGACGTCACCAAGTTTAAAATCTCTAAGCCAATCTCTTTCATAGACAAAATATTCAATCCAGTTGTCCTTGTCATTCATTGCTTCTTTAAGAAGATCAAATGTAGTATCAAAAATACCCGTAACATAAAAATTACAGAAGTCTGAATCTAATGCCTTAAACGCTTTATCTACTGCGTCCATTTTTCTATCAAGATCCCGCAGCTTGTTCATAGTATTTACAAATGTTTCCTTACTAATCATCAAATCACTCCTTTTTATTCAGCCAATCACAATACTTTTGACATTCTTCTTTAGATTTAAACCCAATCTTTTTTCCATATCCAAGTTGTTTACGCTTCTCAATAACATCATCACAAAACTTATCATATACAAACTGGATTCCAAAATCTGCATAAGAATAATCGTCATATTTGCTCCCAATATAGTCATAAGTTTTGTCAAGTCGATAATATCTTTCAGATTGATAATTGCTATCTTTAATCCTATACCTTAGTGTGTCAATCCATGCTTCCTCTGGCTCATACCAATAATCTGGATTTGCACAATCACACTTCTTTGTAACTTTTTCTCCATTAGGCCAAATTAATATCCAGTTTCTATTTTCGTCACATTTATCACACTTAGGTTTTTCATGCGGTTTATGTTCTGCAAACCAGAGCTGAGATTGCTCAATCATATCTTTAAATATATCTTCAATAGCGGCTTTATAGAATTCTTTTTCTACTTCTCTACGAAGGTTTTGTGCCTTATATTCTATATTGTGTTCTTTTTGCTCTACAGCCCATGCCTTGTTTTCAAGCTCTTTATTACGCTTCTCAAGATATTCGTTGCGGCTTTTAAGTGATTCCATATCATTTTTCAAAGAACTTTTTGCAGAATCAATAAGTTTTTGTTTAATTTCGTCAAATAGATCGTCTGCTTCTGAAGGTTCCCACATTGGCTCGTCATAATCCCAATAGCCCATATTTAATTCTCCTTTGCTGTATTAATCTCTTTGACCTGTTCAAAATAATCTTTGAAGCTAAACCACTTATCTTTCATGAGATGCCCAATTCTAAGAATCTTTCCACCCCATCCTTCAATTTCAACACGCACATATTTGTTCTTAAGCTCTTCCCAAGATTCTACTTCAAGTGTTTTCATAAGCTCAATAATTGCACCATAGCCATCAGAGGAATGGTGCTCTCCAGTTTCTGCGAACCAATGGTCGAGGCAATAGCCGCCAAATCCACAACCCCAGCCGCCACCTTCAATGGTTAAGTCTGCGGTTAGACAGCCATGCTCTTCACCAAGTTTAGTACTAGTAATTTTACCATTTAAAATTTCAGTTTTGTTCATTGTTTACTTCTCCTTCTTATTTCTCAAAAAGTTAAACATGTCATCAATATTATCCATAAGAGGATAACGTTCCACCGCACAAGAATTACGAGCGAACTCACGCTTTACCATATCTACATACATAGATGCACTAGTCATTTCACCATCAACGCCATCATCGCCCATGTACATTTCATCCCACTTTTCCTTAGACATAAGCCTCTGAGGATTAAGCTGCTTAATAGCGAGATTGTCAAAACTGACAACATCAAACCAGCCATGATCTACAATCTCAGGGAGATAATTGTACAAATCTTCCTTGAATCCATCAATATGTTTCTTCGAATTTACATTCTCATAAAGTTTCTCACCACGACGAAATTCCTTGTAACCAAGAATAAGAATCTTAAGTCCATGATAACGAAGTTCTTCAAGCTGTTGCATAGTTACAATGCCATTAATAACATGGATAACGGCGTTAGGGAACTCCTTCGCAGCTTTAACGAAACCATCCTGCCAAGGATTAGAAAGGGAAATGCCAAGCCCATAAATCATGCCCTCATCCAGAAGCTTACGGATAACGTCAAGATTCTGCATAAAATGTTCTTGACGAATAGTAGTGTTACAAATAAGCTTGAGATTTTTGCACTTAACAAGGAAGTCATAGAAATCGGGATGCTCAAGAACATTACCGCCACCTAATGCTAATTCAGTATAAGGATGGAGCTTGTCAATAAAACTCTCAGACATAATGTCTCCATGAGCACCATCACACTTACTATCCTCATGACACATTGGGCAATTCATATTGCAACAATTGGTAATCTTGATATCCATAGACTCAGGAAAGGCTGCATCAAAAAAGTCTAGGTCATTTTCACGTACTTTAGTGCCATCGTCATACAGGCTCACGGTATAATTTCCGTTCTGATACTTGCCAATAAGATTCATAAATCCTCCTTAACCATCGTAGCCATAAGCACCGAAAGCTACAATTCTTTCGTTGTTTTTAGTAATATATTCTTTATAGAATGTGTCTAGATAACCATTTCTATCTAGCCACTCTGAATATGTTACAATTTCATCCATTGACTTATTCTCTTTAACATACTCAAGCGTATATCCTTCTTGTTCTTCTTTAGTTAGCTGATTCCAATTCTTCTGATATTTCTGTTTATTAGATTCATAATTATCTTCAGCTTTCTTAAAATCTGTTTTTGTTAATTCTAGTGAAGGTACAAACTTTTTATAGTCACTATCAAACATAAGTTTTCCGCTTTTCCAATTATCATATTCTTCTTTTGTACACATTGTTAGTGAATGAGTAGAAGAACTATTTGTTTCAAATACATTCTTTCTAATCTGTCTCATAATTAATTCCCCTTAAAAAAGTAATCATAATGTTCTGCGTCGTGATTTGGGTTTGGGATAGTTTCATAATTATCATCCCAGATAGTTGCTTCTGCACAATAACACGTGCTGTCTTCGTCATCAGAATTATCATTCCCGGTGTAAATGCAGCTATCACCAAAGAGATATCTAATTAGAAGGTCTTCGTTTGAAAGCAGTGCATTAATTAGTTCCGCACATTCACCGGCATGGTCAACGTTTGCCCATCGATAATGAGGAGATGCAAACTCAATATATTCATAATCGGGATTGTACTCAGACTTCTTATATTTAACCGGCGCAAATTCATATTGCACACCATACTTGTCAAGAATTTCTTTAATCTTATTGATTTTCTCCTCATATTGTGCGGGAGTAGAAGAATCAACAATTGCCGTATGCAAATATGATGCGGTATCTACTACGCAATCTTGTTCCCAACCGTATTCACCAGCCCCGAAATAAACATGTCTACCAGCTACATTTGGAACCTTTTCTTTACTAATTGCAATGCTGTGTGTGCTGGACGAGTTCGATTCAAATACTCCTCTACGAATAGTTCTCATATATTTATCCTCCTTTAATTTTGTATTGTTCTTGTTTCTGCCATTATTATAGCACGAATCTACTATTTGTCAAGTTGGCATATTGCACAAAAGGTACGGCGAAAATGCCGTACCAATTGGTTAATGTGTATAAACATTTATACATTTATATTTGCGAATTCACCATATAATAAAATACTAGCACGATCCCTTGCGGCAGAAGCTTCTTCTAGTGTATCATATACCCCTAAATGAATTTGTTTATAATTTTGAAATATGTACGCTCTATATTTACCATTATTCATTTTGCTAACACCATTTTTGCCAGATGTATTATTTTTAGATAACGATGTATTATATGAATTTTCAATACTAGAGCATATTCGTAATTCAGACTTTCGATTATCAAATTGCCTATGATTGATATGATCTACAACGATAGACGAATCTTCTACCCCCATAATTAATCTGTGCATAAATTTCATTTTTCCATCGCTTAAAGATACTAATCTATAATCTTTCTTTGTTTTATTTTTTATGCACCACGTATATTGAGATACGAGATTAACATCTTCTGTATCAACCAAAAACATATCTCCTAATCTAGTGTATCCAATTGTATAATCATCTTTTTTAATATATATATTATTTTTGTTTTTATTAAAAATGGCTACATTTGATGCGATTTTATCTTTTTCTGCAAAATCCATAATGTTTTCATATAAATTTATTCCAAATATATTTTTATATTTTTCAATTGATTTGGAAGATTTAATATTGTGAGCAATCATATGATATGTAATATAAAAAATTATTTTAAGCATTTCATCATATGTTTCACAATCAACAATATTTGGATGTGTTAAGACATAATATGCAGATACATTCTCATGACGATAATAATGAGAAATACCATTTTCATCTGTTGTTTGGACTTTCTTTTTCATACAATCATGAAGCATTGCTGCAACTCTACGAATGTCCCCTTCTTGATATTGAAACATGATAGCTTTAGAATGGTCGTATACGTCATAAAGATGATGGTGGTTATTTTGATTAAATTTTTTCATATAATTTATTGCCATTGATTCGAATGACTCCCTATTAAATCTAGGCTTAGTTATAAAATTTTTGTATACGATTTTAATTTTATTCCATCCTTCAAAATAATATGGACATTGAAAGTTCATGTACATACGCTTGATAGCTTCTTCAGGAACCTTACTCTTTCGTTGTGCGTTACGTTCAAGACAGACTTCATAAGGCGTTGCCATGAGGATTGCAATTTTCTCACAAGAAATTTTGTTAAGAGACTTAAGGAACTCCATACGGCGCTTGTATGAAATATTACAAGCATCGTACACCGCATTCTTTTCAGAAACAAGACACTCTCTAATACGCTTATGTAGTTCCTTGAACAGAGTATCATTATCTGTTTGATGATTCACATCTCCGAACATTTCCTCTCGAAGTGAGTCACTAGAGAAAATTTCTGCATCATATTCCTCGGCAAGTTTCTTGGCTTGCCAACTCTTTCCACTTGCGGGGAGCCCACACATGACAAAACACTTAACCATTATTTTCTCCTTCTTCTCTTAAAAATCCACCAATAATCTACCATTGCAAAATCTCTTCCGTAGTAATAAATGAAAATTGAATCTTCATCTTCTGCAATGTAAAGTCTGCCATTATAACTTGCGCTACATTTTTTCGTGTCTTCAAGATGTTCTCTACTAATTTTATCAACATCTTTCTGAAACATCCTCCAAATGCCCTCAGAATAAGGTTCTACCCAATTGTTAAACTCAATTCTGTGTGACTCATAATCTTTTCTCTGTTGTGTAATTTTATCATACGCTTGCTTAAGTTCTTCCATCGTATGTTCTTCTTTTGAAAAACGGAAGCCTTCTTGTTCTTTTACAATTTCTTCAGAATTGAGAATCGTATTGGGAAAAGCAGTGCCAGAAACAGGATCTATTCTATGATGAATATAATCGTAATCCATATACATATTAAATTCTTCATCATCATATTCTGGTTCAGAATCATAAAAATGCTCTGTATGTTCGACAACATAGTAATGATTAAAAAGCTTATCAATAAATCTGTTGCTAGGCTTTAATTTTCGAAACGTAAGCCCATTGGTACAACCTTTTTCAAGTTCTTTTTGAATCAAGTCTTGACGAATGTTAATCATTTAATCACCAATCTCTTTCTTAATTGCAATCTTCATAATTTCATACTGTACACCGTCTAATGACTTATCAACATCTTCATTAATAGGCCATTCATATTCCAAAAATTGGTTACACATTGCATCGATATGATTAATAGCCGTGATTGCTTTCGTCCTAGCTTCTTTTAAATCAAACGCTTTTCCAAGTTTTACTTCTTTGAGAAAATCAGGCATATTTGATAGCAAACAATCTTCATAAGACTCTCCATTAATATATCTTTCAAGATATTCTTCAATACGCAATAAATGATGAAGTTCTTTTGCTGAGTATCCATACTTTGCAATTTCAATAGCATGCGACGGAGAATTGTTTTCTAGCTGTTCATACTTCTTATGACTTAATCCCCACATTGATTTAACGGCCTTAACAGGATCATAATGTGCAATAGCTTCTCGTTCTTCAAGAAGACAATTCCATTCATCTTCATACATATGATTGATAAGATAGTATGGTGTAAACAAGCATTCTAGAAAGTTTAAGTTCTGCTTACGAAGCGTGTTTAGCATCAATCTCAAATCCTTCAAATCAATATGTTCTTCGTTTGCTCTTATATGAGTTGTGCTAATTGGCTGTTTGTTCATTACTATATCATAAAATGATGGAGTTAAAACCAGTCTAGTATCAATGTCTGATTTCTCCGTTTCTAGTCCATAATTTTGTGCGCCGCATAACATTAGACATACAATTCTATCTTCTGGAACGATTGTAAGTGCCTCGTTATAATGTTCTTGAACACGATCCATGATCCATTCATTAGAATGATAATTCATGTTACTGTCCTTTCTTAGTATCAGTACTCATCTTTGAACTCTTAAAGAACGAGCCGATTACGCCAAGCGTACCGCAAATTGTTGGCAACATATCCGTAGTGAATCTCGTTGTATTAAATAGATAATTCATTCCATTGACAACAGTATCGCCAATAAAAAACTTCAAAATATGTCCTGTAACCCATCCAAAGAAATAGTACAGTAAAGGGCAAATAATAAATACAACAATTAAAGCAAGTAGTAATGCTAAACATTCAGCGATTGTTTTCTTCATAATTTATTCTCCTTTCAATTCATTAATAGCTTTAACCCACTTATTTGCATCCCAAGACTTTGCGTAATCCCAAAAAATTCTAGAATCAAAACAATGGAATAGAAAATCCTTCGTATACATTGGGCATTTCATAACTTCACGAGCATAAGCACCACGAGTTTCAAACTCTTTCATGTTAAAAATTTCTTTCAGCCTATCAAGTGCTTTGTATCCAATTTCATACATTGCTTCTTCCACTTTCTTCAACTCGTCAGCATAATCGGATGCATAAGCAAGGAACTCTTCCTGTTCTCCATCAAGCACAATCTGAACAAGACGTTCTGTATTGACTACTCCATTGTTACGAGCATAATGGACTAAAATATAAGCACTTGATTTGATCTTGACTCTGTTAAATTTTGCGTCACATACAACATAACCTTCTTCGTCCCAAGGAAGTGCATTTGCCGCCTTCTGTACATCTTCAAGAGAATGAAGAGGATAACGCTTAGGCATTTCAAAAGCATGGCTCATATCAGAATCTTCTGGATTCCATTCTCTCCCATCTTCCATATCGCGCACACCAAGAAAATATAGCTTAGTTTCTTTATATGGAATTACAACGCGGTTATACGGAGACACAAGTTCAAACATATATGTACATTTTGGATCTAACATCGCAAAGAACTTATGCTCGTCTTCAAATATGTGATGAATTGCCGTAAGAACAAGTTGCCCAAAATTCTGATACTTCACATCATTAAGCTCTGCTTTAAAAGCATCAATTGTACCATTGGTTGAAATGTGCCAACCTTTATCATACCAAAACTTGATAAGTGATCCGTCAACTTTTTCTTGAACAGAAGCTGTGCTCCAATCAATATTACAAGCATTAGGTTCAGAATAATTAAAAAATTTATCAAACCCTCTGCATACACACTCCCAATTGTATTCTCTAAAAATAATGCCCCTCGCTTCACGAACAAGAGGAATTGTAAAGTCAGAAGAAAGCTGATTATACTTGAACATAATATAATCGCCATCACGAGAAATCTTTAGGTTGTAAGGATCAGTTGTAAGTAGTTCTTCCCAGTTTTCATGGGAGAGAATAAAATCTCTAAGTTCAAGATGATACATTATGAAAATCTCCTCATTGAAAATTCAAATCCATCAGGATCTTTGAAGTAGTCATTTGCAAACCAATTATCAAACTTATAGCTCTGTAGGCTTTCTGAAATATGACTAATTGGGCCATAGTCTGGAAGATTTTTATCATACCAGCGAGAATCTTTGTCTTGTTCAATCTTCTCTGGCTTCTTGGCTCCAAGAACGCCGCCATTAAATTTAATCACTCTATCATCAAAAGCGTCCCAATTGTATTCTGTCCCATATTCATCATAGATTTTAAATTCACCAGTATCATATGCAGCTTTATATTCAGCTACGGAATTAATGCCATCTTTATGTCCCTGCCAAACCGGAAGCCAGCCGCAACTAGTCTTGGCTACGTGAATCTCATACCCAAAATATGGCTCATCTGTAAGTTCATAAGAATATGGTGCATACCGCTGAGCCATTTCTTTGTTCTTTGTAATCATATAAAAATTTGTGCCCATGTGTTTTAATTCTCCTTACAAATCAATATCGTCATCAGCCTCAATCTTTTCTTCCGCTTTCTTCTTACAAGCTGCAATAGCATCTAGAACATCTCTGCGACCAATGTTTTCTTCACACCATTGCAAATAGTCTGGATGTTCACGATACACATCGATAATTTTCTGTCCCTTATATTTGCCAAACTGCATTACATAATTATCTACATCAAAATTGTTAACTGCATTGACGTCAGATTTTGAGAAAATTTCATTCAAATATTCTGGAATTGTCATATCAATATCGCTACGGCTTGCAAGATAGTCACATTCGTGAACAAAAATTTCGGCTTCATTCTGAGGTTCTGGAAGAACGGTCTTACTTCCACATCTTGCAGTCGTCCATTCTCCTGAATGCGCTGCGCAAAGATGTGCCATAAACTCTTTAATTTCTGAATCAATATCATGTTTGACTTTTGTTGTTCTTATCCATTCTGCTGCGAGAAGAGGATGCTCATGAACCGTATATTGAGATGTTCCGTCGCCACATTTCAATGCATCATGGAAAATCGCTGTACACCTAATAGCATCTCTAATTTTTGGGTCTGGGAACTTCTTTTCTTTATTATACTTAAGTCCAAGTCTATAATTTGCAATTGTTCCAAACATAATGATGTGGTAAATTTGCCCATGAAACATACATTATGTTTTATTATGGTGCCTACCTGTTGTACTACTTGGCATATCAAATATGTAATTTGGAATTTGTTCAATCATATCCTCGCAATATAGTTTAATTTCTTCTGTTTCAAACTCATTTAAAAGCTTTTGAAAAACTAAGATTTTAGTTTCAGATGTCATCTTTGCCCTCCATATTTATACTATTTTCTTCTGTCATAATTACGCTTCCTCCTTGCATTCTTCACAAACAGGAAGTACCCATCCAGTCGTATATGACGTCGCTAACTTTCCACACACCGCACAAGTTTTCCGGCTAATAGTGGCGTATTTTTCAAGTGTATTTTCAATCTTGTCATATAATTCATTCATATCAGCAACTTCTAGGTCGGAATAATCTTTGTCTTCCCAGCACCAATACACTCTTAGTTCTCCCCACTTTTCCTTCGCTTGCACAATTTCAAAGTTTTCAGTATAACTACCAATAATACCAAAGAGTTCTTCTTTCAGCTTTGGCACAAAACTATTAACCCAGCCATCCGGTAGAAAATCTAGCGCCTCAACTCTGTCTTCAAACTCACAATAAAGGTCTTCATAATAATCTTTATATTCATTGCCCATCTATCATTTTCTCCAATCTTTTTAATGCTTTATCTCGGTCTCCAATGTACTTATCTTCCAAAACCATTGGGCTCTTTCCACTGCCAAGTTTTGTAGCAACATTGTCCGCAATTTTATAAATATAATATATGTCGCGCAAAGCTGTTGTTGTAACATAAAATGTTTCGCCTTTTAGAGACTTGATCTCTGTCATAATAATTTCTTTGGACGAAATGCCCTTCATTAATCATCCTCCACAAAATCCACAATTGGCTTTGTTTTATGGCAACAATCACACTCTGCTTCATATGGTGTCATTACAATTTTCTTAATCTCCTTTTTTGAAGGCTTCATAATGCGAATATAACATGCTTTGCATAGATCGGAATATGCTTCTTTCATAATTGTCTCCTTAAATTTCAAATTCTTCTGTGGCATATGCCCCATTAGTAGTATAATGAACGGTTTTAATGCCAAGTTCTTTAATTAGCTTCAGGCAAGAGGGGCAAGGACGACTCATTGCTAATCCTCCGCTTTTATATTCTCTATATATATAGAGCTCGCAATCTTTCCACTTAATATCTTTATTATTAATTAATGGAAGCAAGCAACTCACTTCGGCATGAAGCTTAGCAGGAGTTTCTTCATTGAATCGTTCTTTGTTAAGCTTATGCTGTAAAGGATGTGTGCGTTGGGAATTACAAGAGCTAGAAACGATCCTATGCTTATATACCACAACTGCTCCTACATGCACACGTTTAAAATCGCTTAATCCACTTACTGCCTGAGCTGCTCTAAAATAACTTTTATCTTTCTTCGACAACATCCTCTACGTCTTCCTCATACAATCGTTTATCCTTACGATCCTTGGCTCTGTTGTATGCCTTAGCGTTGCGCAGAACCTTAGTCACTGGTCGTGGACATGTCCAAAAATTTCTCTGCTTCTTGGCCTCTTCCTTAATACGATTGTCCTCTGTCATGGTGTCAATCTCCTTTCAATTAATTTTGTATTGTTATTATAGCATGGAATCTTCATTTGTCAAGTACCTTACTGGCGTAATCTGGAAATAATTTTTGGTAACATTTTGGAAACATAATCAATTTCTTCTTCTGTGTTTAGATGAGACATTGAAATTCTAACACTGCTTAATGCCTGTTCTGTCGTAAGTCCAATAGCCTTGAGTACATGAGATGGTTCTGCCGTTCCTTCGTTACATGCCGACCCAGAGCTAATCTCAATACCATATAGATCACACATTGTGACTAGGTCAGAACTCTTCGCATCGTCAATCCTGAGGTTTAAAATACTTTCTATACATGGAGTTTTTGCATCAATTGCATTAAGTGTGACTCCTTTTACCCCAAGTAAGTTATCCTTTAATTTCTTTGATAAGCAAGAGACTTTCGCGTTGTTTTCATCCATGTGCGCGATTGTATCTTCTAAAGCTGCCGCCATTGCAAGGACGCCCAGTACATTGGTCGTGCCCCCTCGGATCCCTCTTTCCTGCCCGCCACCATTAATTAATGGATTAACACTAATTCCATTTTTAATATACAGGAAGCCGATCCCCTTAGGAGAACCAAACTTGTGCCCCGAACACGACATCATATCTACGCCAAGATTTTTTACATCAATCTTCATATGAGGGAGGGCCTGTACTGCGTCTGAATGAAATAACATATTATTGTCATGTGCAATCTTTGTCAAGTCTTTAATTGGTTCAATTACCCCTATTTCGTTATTTACAAACATACATGATGCAATGCTTGGTGGGATACAAAAATCATTGTCTTTCATTTCATGTATCTTTGTTTTAAATTTTGTACAATCAATCAATCCATTTGAATCTACATTAATTTTAAAATCTGATTTAATAGAATGATGTTCAATATTAGAAGCAACAGAAAATCCATTACACATCACCCATGAGTTTGCTTCTGATCCACCAGACGTGAAATAGATTTCGTTTGGTTCTGCCCAAATCAACTCCGCAATCTTTTCGCGTGCTTTTTCTACCTTTACTTTGACATTACGAGCCGCTTCATAAGAACTATTAGGATTATAGAACTCATCCAAATTTTCTAGAATGACTTTCTTTGCTGCTTCACAAATGGGTGTTGTAGATGCATTATCCAAATACGCCTTCATCTTATACCTCCTCACCAGTTGCGCTATCAATAATTTTGTACTCTGTCATCCATTCGCAAATATTTGGTACAGTTTTAAGTAACGGCAAATTATCTGCGTCAATCCATTTATTTACTCCATTGTGTTTGAAAATTAAAATATACTTATCTGTTTTCATATATACACCATCCTTTAATTAATTTTGTATTGTTTATCCTGTATTATTATATCATGCATTTACAATTTGTCAACCCATTGCATAAAAAAATGGTGGGCAATAACCCACTATTTTATTTTGAGAAATATACTCCATCTACATATAACATTGGCGTACCAAAACTATGGAATGTATGTATTCTAAAATATACAACATCTGCAATTCTATGTCCAGATAATACATAATCAACAACTTTATATTGTTCTTCTTGTGGCATAACATATTGATAATATGGAGCAACTGCAAAATGATTTTCAGAATTCAATACCCATAATCCACCGTATTCGTCACAATGATTAAGAATGGCAGACAATGTAATTACTTGACACTCCCATGATGTGCTTCCGGCTTCACAATACAGACATTGGGCTAATAGTTGTTTTTCATAATCTGTATATTGTGTATTTGTATCTACAAATTTAATTTCAGACACGTCGCAATATATATTACATTTTGATAAAATATCATCTAGTTCTTCTTGCTTTAATTTTTCTTGTTGCTGCTCGAAAATTTCTTCCTGATATAGTACTGCCTGTTCATAAATATTAAGCTTGTTGATTGGCGGGTTTGTTTCTGATTCATATTCTACGATTAAAGGTTCTTTATATAAACTAGCATTTTCTGATGCTACATAATCTTTTTTATTCAATATATTGATAATAATTACAAATAATAAAAGTCCCAAAATTACAATTACTTGCTTCCACTTACGCATCATATCACTCCTAATAACAAAAAAATAATAACCCATGCTACCCGATCCATTGATAGCACGGGTTATAATTTACTTACATAGTTCTTGCTTAAGATGTTCATTTTCTAATTTTAATTCCTCTAGTTCATTAACCATTTGCACAATCGAATACAAGAATGATATCCCCGTTGGATTACCATTTTCGGCCTGAATTCTTGTGGCGATAATGTCTTTCAACGTTTTAGTATCCATATTTACCTCCTTAATCAATATCTGGATGATTGTTGAAAAAATTAAAGAAATAAGTTTCGTCTGCTTTATTATCACAAAATAGTTCGAGATAATCGCCCTTATCTCCAAGTAGAGCACCCAGCGCAACATATTGAGAAAACTCAGATTTAAGGTTAAATTTATCACCTTCTGGAGAAGTCAAATATACATTTCCAGAACATTGCTTTACAGCATAAAGAAAATCATTGATTTCATTAATGTTTTTAATTCTCATATAATCCTATCCCCTTCTTAATATTTTTAGCCCTACGTCCGCAGAACACGACAGCGCTATCGCTAGTTTTTTACAGAGATAACAGTACAGTCATGAGCTAAACCATACAAACGTAAACATAACTAATAGGGCTTACTGGTCAGGATGGGGAGTCTCGAACTCCCGACCCATTGCTTAAAAGGCAATTGCTCTGCCAACTGAGCTACATCCTGATATTTTTATTCACCAACGAGAATCCACAAAAACTTCTTTCCCCATTTTACTTGAAAGAAATCCAACTCATTAAGTTCTCTCCAAAGGTCAGGTCTATTTCTGCGAACTTCACTAGTACTTTTCACAATCCCCGCTTCAACTAAAATACGAGGAAGAAATCTTTCTTCTGTCAAAAGAGTAACTTCAGATTCGTTCAGAGCCCAATCTTCCAGACTGGAACCGAAAAGTTCTGCGGGAGTTCCAACCAAAGGAACGCCAACAATTACGTTTTGATACATAAGCCTACTCCTTTCTAATAAGAATTACCTTTATTCAGTCAACCTGTAGCAGCAGGTAGTAATTGTGAGACTTATACCATTTTTCTTCTTCGCATACTTGTTGGAAGTATCGCCGAGAATCCGCGAGAGCGGTGGAGCGAGTGACGAGGCTCGAACTCGCAAAAACCTCCAGAGTGGAAATCTGGCATTCTACCAATTGAACTACACCCGCATATTTTGGCCGTTACCGAGTGGCTTCATGTGGTCAGCAATCAGCCACTCAGCAACTACATTACAACCAAAAGTTAGAACGGACTCAATATGACCAACTTATTCAGTCCATCCTTATGAAAAAATAGGATTTCATTTTTCTCCAAAAGGCTTATCTGGGGCACTTGCAATGCTAAACAGAGGTGCGATAAGACAATTATGTGTTGATGTTTTTGTGAAAGATCTAAGTTAGGACGCAGGAACCATCTCTTTACAAGATAACATCAAACCTACGGGTAGAGCCTCCACAAACACCACCTAACGAAGCCTTTGTTTCATCGGCTGGCATATTGATTATATGGCTCAAATGCCAAAAGCCATGGCTGGGATGGCAGGACTCGAACCTACGAATGCCAGAGTCAAAGTCTGGTGCCTTACCACTTGGCGACATCCCAATATAATTTACTTCTTGGCGAAATTATCTGTTGTAGAAGTAATAAGATTATCCAAGCACTCAACACTATCGTGGTTAAGATTGCCAAATATTACACGGATGCAGTAAGTTGCACATTCGCATCTCTGGTGGCTGGTACCCCCACTCCGGGTCGAACGGAGAACGTGCCCTAATCTGGAGCCTCAATGCCGGGTATAAACCGGGTGTTTTACCATTAAACTATGGGGGCATATATTATAGTTATTAAATACTTAACCTTAATTATCTTGGTTGACCATTCTGTGAACTTTGGTTTAAGAAGGATTTAATAACTATAATTTCACAATTGCCTAGCGTTTCAGGTACTTTTTAGGATTGCTGTTTTGATGTTATCTCAAGTAGTGTCCATTCACGCATAGTCCATTAGTACCATGGGCTATAGGACTCACTCCAAGTGGCCGGATTCACCTTTCATATCCCACACCCTTGAAGGATGTTTACCATTTTTTATACCGTCGGCACACATCAAACGGTGTGGTAATGATAGCAAGCGGAGCCGTGCATGACTCCAATAGATTCAATAAGTGAGTAATAGGTTTATCCACCATACAAGGTACTATTTCGTTCTTATCTTTTCTATTTGCACTACTTACTACCATTTGGCGGGATATATAGGTCTCGAACCTATAGCCTTTCGGTTAACAGCCAAATGCTCTACCATTGAGCTAATATCCCGTAGATATGAAATGGTAGACCCAAGGCTTCATGTTCTACCTCGCTCCTTTTACCACGACTTTTGCGTAGGGAGTCTTTGTCATGTTACTGTTGACCAACATTGCACTCCATCCGTGCCAGATGACCTCGTTGCCGAATCGAACAGCTCTAATGCCCTTTCGAGCACCGTGCTACCATTACACTAAAGGAGGATGTGGTAGGGGCACCGGGATGTGCGCCCGGACGGATTTCTCCACAAGTTTTTGAAACTTGCGCGGCTGCTAATTACGCCATGCCCCCATGTAGACGGTAGTTTAATGACTTGCCAAGGTCAATTAATTTTGTACTGTTTATTTTAAAAATTTTTTAATTTGATATTTTTGAATTAATTCATTAGCTCTTATATAGTTCCCACCTTTTCCCGTTAAGCCAACAGACATCAAAGCTTGACGAATGTTTGGATATTTATTAAGAGCATCAACAAGAACCTCGTCAGATACAATTGTCAATCCACTGTTCATATTTTTACCTTTATAATTATCTGTCAATGCATGGCAATTTGGGCATAATATCTGTAAATTATTTAAATCAGAATTTATTTCATCGCCATCTATATGATGAACTTCTAAAGGTATCTTCTCTTCTTGCCACTTTTCTAGTCCACATCTCTCACACTTATATCCACGTAATAATGCAATCGCATTAAGAGCGTCAGCAGTTTTAATCTTTTTCCCATACCGAAATCTAGAATAATCAAAATTATCTTTATTCCATCCTTGCCCAGTAAAATGAGATGTATCTAAATTAAGTTCGTCTATCATTTGATGTACTGCACGATATGCACTTCCATTTTTTGAAGCGTTATCATATCCTATTTTCCTTGCTAATTCTGCATAACTCCTACTTTCTTCAACAAACTGTTTTATATCTTCTTCAGTAAACTTTTCCCATCTTTTCATTTGTAAATCACCTAATCTCTTTAATTAGGTAATTCTTATGTACTTTGTTGATTCTTTTATAAAGAATTACTTTTACACTTTAGTTCTTAGGTCAACCAGCCACACATTATCTTATCGCATTCCATTTGTTCGCGTGGTGCGGGATAGGGCACTCGAAGCCCTACGCATTGCTGCCTGGGATTTTAAGCAAAAATTTTCATTCTTGGACTATCTCATTATCTTCAACTTTACTTGGTCAGATAGCGGTCGCTCTTGCTAGTTATTAAGTGGATTAACCACTCTAGTAGTCTCTACACCTTCCTCGGATTTATCCAAGGCTTGGCTCGCCCTCCGTATCCCATTACTTCAGCCGAATTCAACCACTTGTTCGATATACATTTCTGTATAAAGGGGACTCATCTTTATTGACTCTCCCATATGTCTACCTGTTCCATCAATCCCGCATATCACAGGGCAGCTTTAAAGTGATGCCCAGCACTATATTTTGTATTTGCTACTTACCAGCCACGAGGTCAACCTATGGGCTTTGACCACTCACCCAAACCTTTAATCGTGGATTTTGTAAAACTTTGTGGGCTCCACATGAAATATTATCGGTCACGCTTCTATGCCCTCTTTACACCTTTAATAAACGACCTTTGACCAAAATAAAACTTTGATCCTTGAACTTTAAGTCTTGAACTTTCAGCTTTAAGCTTTACAGCAGAATTATTATTAATATCATATTATTCTTTAATATTAATACTCCTGTAAGCATGGAGTCTTTTTATGTATTCAAGTACATAAAGTTTCGCAGCCACTTTCTTTAACTTATTTATATCACTCTAAGTGGCGAAAAGAAGAGATAAGTAGTCGTTTAAGGTTTTCGGTAAGCAGCAAATATTTTAATTAATACTCAAATTCAATAACAGTTAGTGCGTTGCTGCAGCTCAGAGCCGCATCAACCTCTGCATTAAACTCATTGATTTCAGCATCAAGCTTTTCCATAACCTTTACGATATTCATAGGATCTACAAGATCATAAGTGTTATTGTCGATGTAAGTCTGACGCAGAGTCTTCATTGCATCGCTGTCAACTGCCATCTTAGAATCCTTAGGCTGTGCCGCAATTACTGCCAGAACATACTGTTCGGCCTTCTTCTCAAGAGCCTCGCCGCCATTGCGAACAAGTTCGTTCTGTGCGGCTGTATACGCCGAATTCATCTGACGCAGAAGATCACTCTTAAACTCCATGCCATGGTTCTTCATTTCGATTGCTTCGGCAACCGAGTATTCATTGTCGCCAATCTTAACCTTAGTTGTCGCATTAGAAAGAACCACCGCTCTCTTCATTGCATCGCGACGAGCAATAAGATTAGTCGCCTTCTGATAGCCGCTACGCATCTTATCCTTGAAATTGTCAACGGTCATACCATTAATCTTTTCTGCAGAATGCTTAACTGCAAGAACATAAAGAGTTTCATGAATCGCCTTAGCAATGCGAGCATCCATAGTCTTCAGTTCAGCAAGGGCCTTATGAATTGTCATTTTCTCAGTCGTCATTTTTGTTCCTCCTAATAAATTTTTAACTTTAATTTTGTACTGTCTTGAACTGTTTATATTATATCATAAATTTTTTATTTGTCAAGAGGTTTTTAAGAATTTTTTGTAAGCCGCCAAGATGCTTCGAACATCGCCTTATTGAGATCCTCTACGAACGCAGAAGACAGTCTATCAAGCTGCTTATAATACTTCCGCATGACCTTGCGCTTTACTTCCTGTTCGCCATATTCCTTGTCGTACTTGTCGCCACCATAGGGCTTAGACGCAGCCTTGAAGACATCATTCATAAGATACTTACTAGGATCGAAGCACAGGCTCTTTGTCATACCCATTGCCTTTGCAATCCGGTTAATACAGTCATACTTTGTACCCCGCAGCTCTCCAATCGTCGTGCCATCGCTCAGGTGATAATACTTAATCATTTTTCTTGCTCCTTTTCAATTAATTTTGTTTTGTGTCTATATTATATCACGTTTTTCTTATTTGTCAAGAGGTATTTTAATTATTTTTAGCTCTAAAACAATAAAAATCTTCACAAAAACTATTATAAAATGCTATATCTTGGTGCGCTTCCTTTCTCTTTCAATTGTCTTTTCAATCTCAGCCAAATCATCTTCTACCCCGCATTATAACTTGCGCACAGGATTGCTCCCTCTGGAAATAAGTCCGTTGTTCCAACCAGTGTCACTTTTACATACTCTGGTTTTGTCCAGTCCAAACAGGAGACACCATTTTCATTCATTTTTCCTCCTAAAACTCAAAATAACTATCGCAGTAATCACATTTTTCCTGATATGGCGAACAAGGTGCGCCGCATCGAGGACAAATTGTGCTATGCTTTCTTTGCTTATCACTATCTAACAGGAGTTTTTCCCAAACACCGCCATTATAAATATAATAGCTATTTGAATCAATCTCATAAGCAATTTCACCCTTGATAGCATCTTTATAAAACCAGTCTCGATTTGTAAGTATTTTGAGGTGCGTGTTAGTGCTCATCTTTGTCCTCCAAAATCCACAAGTCTCCGCGCCGACCAACAACATCATAATTTTCAGCCACTTCTGCAAAAGGCACTGTATCATCAATCAAACACTCATAACGATTTCGTCCGCTCTCTACTTTAGCAGAAAGACCGTAACATAAAATCCCGCCCAAGACTAGAGCTAAAGCTACAAGAGAAAACCCTAGAACCCAAACTCTTTCTTGAAAAGCCAAAATTGCTATAAAAAGGGAAATGGCAGCGAAACAACTTAGCACAAGAAAAACCCATGGAGATATAATTGCTTCCATAACCGGAGACTGATTTACAATTATCATTCGCTCTTTTCCTCCACAATCAGAATATCTCCACGCTGGCCAATAATCTCATAATTCTCAATCAGTTCGCTCACTGTGTAATCACCGTCAAAACAAACTTCGTATCGAGTATGCAGAGGCGCGTTGAACTTAACAATAGTGCAAACCATAAGAATTATACTCAATACCGCTGTAACAGAACCTAAAATCACGCTGCCGTTATTAAAAAAGCAAAAGTATAACAGATTGCGGCGATTGTAAAAATTAGAAAAACAAAAGCCGCGCCTTTTCCTGAAACCTGGACTGTGTTCAAAATTTCCATTATGTTGCCATCCACTCCTTCTCTAAGCACTTTTTACAACAATAAACTGAACCGCCGAGAAACTTTGCTTCACTCTCTGGAATAGTTGTCTCATCTATGTCCAGTTCAAAAGCCACAGGATTTTCTTTGGTGTGAAAACCACCGCAGAAGTAACACTTCCGAAAATCTCTGTCTTTTTCAGGGATCATCTTCATTTTAAATTCTCCTTCATTAATTTTGTATTGTGATTATAACACAAAATTTTAATTTGTCAAGAGGACGATTCGCAGTATGTATAAGTGTTTGAATCGCCTCTTGACTGTGTCTGTATTATAGCATGAATTCCTGATTTGTCAAGAGGTCTAGAAATTATTTTTTATGATATATGCCGTAATCCAAGTATCGTACTCGTTCGGTACCTTCTCCCAACCATTCTCCGTCTTTCTAGACTTATTACGTTGTTCTGTGCGCATTTGAATAAAATCCCCTGTATCAAATGGCTGCTTCTGATAAGCTGCTTTAGCAAGTTTATATGTGACTGTGGCCCCTTTGTTTAAGAGGTACATAGTGATCTTCGGAGAATACTTGCAATCCACGTTCATTACATAACCTACATCTTTCTGCTCTGGCATAATAATAGAACAATAACCGAGATATTCCTGTTGCCACTGAATCTCGCTCATCAATGGTACATGACAGTCCTTTGGTATCATACCACATAGTTCCTGTAGTAGTCCGTCTGAATCGGTAATTTTGTACTGCTTTGCGGTTTCTGTACAATACTTAGATAGAATTTCTGGAGGCAATGAGCACTTATCTTTCTTGAGAATTCTTTTTGACCCATATAAATTGTACATATCGATTATGCGTAATAACGTACCGATAGAACAAAATTCTGGAGAAAAGAATCCTAATTTAATTAATGTATCGAATTGAGATTTATCAACATTAGTATTCTCGGTTATATTCTTTACAAGATCCATAGCAGTATTGTTATCCTTTTGCGAAACTTCCACTAGTCCATCTGCAACATTACTCCCACAACCCTTAATTGTATTAATTCCAAGTATGACTTTGCCGTTTTTACAAGTTGTTTTTCTTTGAGATTCTCTCCATGGTGCAAATTCAACTGTAACATTCATCCTTTTTGCTTCTTGTATTGTTTTAACAATATTATCAATATCCCCGTCATATGAGTTAATACATGCTGCGAAAAATTCAGCCGTATGATAAACCTTTAGATACATAGTTATATATGCAGTTAGTCCATATGCACTAGAATGCGATTTGTTAAATGAATACTTTGCAAATTGAAGAATTGTATCCCATAGATCATCAACTTGTTTTTGTGTCCATCCTCTTGTCATAAGACCGTTTTTAAGCTCTGGTTCAATTTTTGCCATTAATTTTGGTTTCTTTTTAGCAGTAGCCTTTCTTAATTCATCAGGATTTCTTAATCCAGCTAGTCTGCCAATTTCAATGAGCTGCTCCTGGAATACAATTATTCCGTAAGATGACTTCAAAATTGGCTCCAAATCTGGGTGTAAATATTCTATTTTTTCTACGCCATTTTTTCTATTAACATAATTAGGAATATATTGTTTACTGCCGGGTCTATACAATGCGTTTGCAGCAGACAACTCATCCATGCAGCTACATTTCATATCCTTCAACATCTGCTTCATTCCGGGTGATTCAAACTGGAAAATACAATTTGTATGACCCTGTGCAAACTCGTTCCACACCTTTATGTCGTTCATGTTAAGTTTATGCGGAGCAATATAGTCATAGTCTTTGCCAATCATATCCAGTACGTCATATATAACATCCAATGTACGCAACCCAAGGAAATCCGCCTTAACGAGCCCCAAATCATCTGCGGAATGCATATCACCCTCTAGAACCCATGTATTTTTATTTTCATTCCATTCAATTGCATTATAATATTCTGCTTCTTTAATGGTAATACATTTGCCACATGGGTGAACTCCGAACGACTTAGGCAGACCGGACAGCCTTGATGCATATTCGAATAGCTGAGGATATTTATCCTTGTATGAATCTAAAGCACCGTTATCAAGCGCTTCTTCAATACTTTCGCCGTCTAGATTCTTTGTAATTTCATTAGTAATTTCAAATGGAATTCCTAGCACTCTTCCAATATCTTTAATTGCGCCCTTTGCCCACAAGTAAGAAAACTGCCCCAATGATACAACATTATCTTCACCATATTTATTAACTACAAATTGTACAACCTTTTCTCTATCATTGGGAGCAAAATCAACATCAAAGTCTGGGATTTTGAGCTCCTTTTTAGTGATAGTGCCATCTTTTAATAGGTCTATTGCACCAACATCAATAAACCTTTCAAAATAAAGACCATACTTAATCGGATCAATATCAACTATTCCACATAAATACGCCAGCAAAGATCCTCCGCCTGAACCTCTCGCAATACCTCTACGCCTTGCAGCATTAACATAACTATGAACCATTAAATAATACCCTTCAAAACCCATTGCTTCAAGAGCGTTCATTTCATATCTAGCTCTTTGGATATACTTTTGTTGTATCTCTCTAACGGAATTAAAATCAACTAGTTTTCGTTCAACATATGTACCATCTTCTGCGTAAATCTTATCAGTCATATATGTGTTCCATTGATCAATATTCCACTTCATAAAGCCTTTTTTCTTAAGCCCATCATTACAAAGAAACTTTAAATACTCTAATTCTGATTTATATGGAGCTGGTACTGGAAAATGTGGAATAATTGGAGCAGAAAGTGGTATAGTATTTTCGCACTTATTCGCAATTTCATGAGTAGTTGCAATAGCGCTACTTGTGTACTCCATAGTGGAAACGCATTTTTTAATTACATCATCTTCAGACTGTAAATAACAATCATCGTAAACTTCTCCTGCCTCTCTAGAACTACCAACTTGTACAAATACACTATGATATTTTTGATCCTCTTCACGAACATAATGAGCATCACATGTGACAACATATTTAATTCCAAGTTTAACAGCTAAATTTATTAGTTTTTTGTTCAGTTCTTGCTGTTCATCCACCATATGTGCCTGATATTCTATGTAATAATCGTCGCCAAATAAATTTTTATATTTTAACGCAACTTGTTCTGCTAATACTTCATTACCATTTCTCAGAGCTTTTGCAACTTCTCCCACCATACATGCAGACATACAAATCAGTCCATCATGACGGCTTTTAAGCATTTCAAAATCAATACGAGGCTTACCGTAGTATTTATGAAGCGTTGATTGAGATACTAGCCAATTTAAATTTAATCTTCCTATTTCGTTTTTTACTAGTAAAATTAAATGATAATACCTATTGTCCTTATCGTTCACATTTACATCATCACAAATGTAAACTTCGCACCCATTAATTACTTTAATTCCTTCTTTTGATAACTTGCTATATGCTTCTACATTTGAATATAAATTACCATGTTCTGTTATTGCAATAGTGTCTTGTCCAATTTCTTTAAGACGAGTTGCAATATCTTCAATGTGCATCATTCCGTCCAAAAGGCTATATTTTGTATGTACATGTAAATGAACCATTATGACACCTCGCGTTCTTTATATTCTGATAATTTAATATAGGTCTTATTATTTAAAATAATCGCTCCATTTTTATTTAAACAACGTTTTACATATTGATATGTAACAGATAAATATTTCGCTAATTCGGTCAAATTTGGGAATACAGTTTTATTTTCAATACATATAGCCGGTATAACTTTTGCATTCAACAAGCATACATTGATTAGATAATTTAATCTATAATCATTATCCAGATATTTTTCATCATATAAAACCCAATGTTTTCCGCCAGCAGTTCTAACGGGGTTCTTTAATGCAACAGTTACGCTACCTTCACATTTGATATTATACTTTTGCATTGCATATTTAATGCAACTAAAAACTTCTCCTGTTTCCACGCATATTACGCATGTTGCCTTTGGGTTATTTTCATTAGCAGACAATCCATTACTTTTGCGAACGTTGCTTAAATGTTGCTTCATTTCATCTGTCCACCTATGGTTATAATTTGGATTATTTTCTCCTTGTACTAATTGTGCAATTTTATCTCTAAACTCTTGTGATTTATATGGGCCATTTTCATCTGTGCGAATAGCTATCATCTTATTTTTAAATTCTTCATCTTGCCACTGCTCTTTATGTATTTTTGACTGCTTATCTCTAAATTCTTGAGATGGTTCCCATCCAGATGAGCCTTCTCCTCCATCTGTTTGATTTGTTAAACGAAAATTTGTATTTTCTCTAAACCATTTGACAGTGTCTTTTTCTTTTTGAAACGCTTCATCTTCAGTTAAATTTTCATAAATTTTCTTAACGGTGCAATTATGAGAATTATACATATCAGTAAAAAATTTATTTCTATGTGAAACTTGCTTATATCTTTTTCCTTTCCCCTTACCGACATAAAACACTTCTCCGGTATCAACTATATACCATATGTACACATAATATACTCTATCTTCATCTCCCATTTCTCACACCTCCTCCATTAATTTTGTACTCTCAAAACGTCTTCTCTTCAATTTGCTTTAAAATACTCTCGGCTTCTTGCTTACAAGCTAACAGGGCATCATTCTTATCTTTCTCCGCTTGTTCCATTATATAATTTACAATTTCATCTTTATAATAATTAAGTGCTCTTAAAAGATACTTCTGCATCTCTGGGTAGCAAGCATTATAACCACCGGAATCCCCATAATACCCATATGACGCATGAAAATATACAGGGATATCATCACCCCAAATACTATGGTCGTAAAAATTAAATCCATATTTATCATTGCGAGGGTCTTTCTCTCCAATAGCAGTAAGACCCTTAGCCTTATTAAGATTGCTAATAATCTTGGTTGTTATATTTTTTTGTTTGTTATACTTTTCAATACAGGTCATAGTGCTCCTCCTACTTTCACATTACTTTTCTTTCAACTGTTACAATTGTGTCATTATGCCAACCGCCATGCGGAACAAGCAAAATCTCTTCAATTTCAAATCCATATTTCTTACCAATGCCGCCGCTATTCCAGCAGCAAGTAATTACAACACCATCTTTCTTAACGATTCTGCCAATTTGCTCCTTTTGTTTGCTCCAGTAAGATGCTTGTGTTGTTTGCATATTTACTGTTTTGCCAAGTGATGTATAACATTCTGACACTTGACGTGGAGAGTATGGCGGATCATACAGAACAGTATCAATAGAATTATCTCCAAGCATCTTCAAAAAATCCAAAGCATCCATGTGGTAATCAGTATCATATTGTTCATCCAAATCATTGGTAATGGTTCCGATTTTACTATCATTAGCGAATGGATCTACAATAACCCCATATGCATATTTGTTGATTAATTCTCTAATTGGTTTAATTTGAAACGTCTTGCTATTCGGCATAGCCCACACACGATTAATCTGCATTGTTGTCCTCCATTAATTTTGTATTGTATTTATATCACGATTTTTCTGATTTGTCAAGCACTTCATAATCATCGATAATCATTTGTGCCACTCTTTTCCCACCATAATCATTAATACTGCATTTTCCAACAACATTAAGCTTAATTTCTTCTCCTGATGCTTCATTTGCCAACTCCAGCAGTTCATCATCTTGCGAAAGTTTAAACTTGCAATACTTTACGCCATCTGCAAAAAATGAGATAGAATTTTTATCCTTGCCCATAATAGCAATTTCATCTGTAGAGACCGTAACACCTTCTACTGCGACCAAAGGCTCAGAAATCCCGTTCCCCCAAACCCATTGGTTCTTATCAAGTGTCTGAAAGAAGTCTGCATCTAAATCATAAGGTTCAAAAATAAAATCAACATAAATAGTATCGTCATATTCAATATGATTAAGAGCTTCATTAAGTGCCGCTCTCGCATCTTCAAGTTTATTTTCGTCAATATCTATGCCAAATGCACCTGAATGGCCCTGTGCGAAGTTAAACAATCCAACAGAATTTACCAACTCTTTAAAATCTTTCACTGGAGATCCATTATAATTTCTCGCAGAACCACCAAGAACACCATCCTTGTACTCTTGAAGAAGTATGGTCGGCTTCTGTGCATAATCACATAACTTCATTGTTGACAAACCTACAATGCCACTATCGGCACCATTTGCAACAAGTATAACAACTTTATCATCTGGATTAATCTCGTCTTTGAGGTCATTATACAAAGCATCTCTCATCTTATCTTGTTTGGCTTTAATATTCTTACAGAGTCTCGCTGCTCTTGTATAAATATCTTCATCGACCTCAACATCACTTCCACGTTTCTTATACGGAAATACTTCATCTGTTTCAATAAAAGCCCTAAACACGAGATTTCTATCCTCAATTTCACCGATACGTATCATACTGTTCAGAATAGGTGTCCAATACCACGAAATAGTGTGTATATTCGTAACCCCTTTTGTACTAAATTCTTGTGCTTTTGCTAAGGCTAGTAAGAATTTATTTTTTACATTCTTAATGCCCTCTTCAATATAGTATCTTGTTTGCGAATTACGTATATCCATAACATCACTGATATTTGCAAAAGCACACAAGTCTAAGAATTTATCTGCATAATCACAGATATAATAATCGTCCAATGCCCTTAAAAATTCCATCACAATTCCTGCACCTGAAAAATCTTTATCTGTGTAATTTTTGCTCATTTGATTGTTAACAATAATAGCCTTATTTAATTTTGCTATATCTTCAGCTTCATGATGGTCTAGACAAATGCAATCAATACCATTATCAATAAGCTCGTTAAATTGCTCTGCATCGTTTGTCCCTGCATCTGGCACTATAAACAACTTCGTACCTTCAGGAATGTCAAAGTCCCCATCATGTATCTTTGCAAGACCATGTGCTTTATTATTGTTATGTAAAATATATCTAACTTGATAACCTTTATCTAACATCTTAATATAATTATATAACATTGCGGCACTTGAAAATCCGTCAGGGATCGCTATCAACGAGGATAGCGACTAAATCACCCCTTTCAAAATGCTTCGCAAAGCAATTGATAGCCTCTTTCATATTGGCAAGGTTATCATAATCATTTATGCAACTTGAATCCAGAGAGAGATACTCCTCTGGATTCTCGATGCCTCTATTGAGTAGAACTTGCTCAATCAAATTTTCTTTGTCGTTTTTGCCTATAAGTTTATACTTCATTATTATCACCTATGAAATTATTTTAGTTGTTTAATAACATCTTCTTCTGTTATTAGACCAAGACTAATAGCCCCCATAATAATAGAACCATCATTTTGTTGTTGATCATAAATAAATTTCCATCTATATCCACCTGCAGTCTGCCTTTTCCCTTCGCATACCTTTTTGACATCTGAATGATTAATACTAGTTTGTCTCTCGACTTCTCTTGTAGAACAATATACGATATTCAATTCAAGACATAATACAGGGAACTTTTTTGAGCATTTTGCATATTTTTGCGCAAGCTTGGCTTCAATGTTTAGAGTATTCATAAAACTACTTCCTTATTCCACTTATCAACCCATCTATAAAACTCTGCAAGCTCTTCCTCCGTGGGTTGAGTATTTTCTAGCCCATATATGCAACCAGAATCGAAGCAACATCCATCAAGGTCTCCTACCGTTTCAACCCAATCTGGATACGACATCCAGCCATATTCGCAGCTCTGACAATACTTTATGACAGGATCAATACAACGCGTAGGCTTTTCATTTTTCATAATATCACCTCATTAATTTCGTGCTGTTATACGCCAATATAAAAATCTGGCGCATTCTTATCGTCATGATATCTGTACGTTAAATATCCATAAAGCCTACCGACACATCCATAACCACCATTGAAATATTGCATTTCATATATGCGGTACGTTGTAATCAGCTTCCATGCATAATCATTTACAAAAATTGCCTTAACAGAATCATATCCGAAATTATATTCAAATTGTCCCACACGTGATAAAATATTCTGCAACAATTGATCTTTTTCTGCCATATTGCCCTCCTTAATAACTGTCATAAAAATACGCAGTATCATCTGGGTGTCTCCTGAGCCAACGCCGCAAACATCGCAATCCTCTTAAATTCCTTGCTTGATTACGTCTCGTATTTTCGTCCCACTCCCAGATTGTATCCGCTTCCTCTTCCCATTCTTTCTTATGTAGAAAGTACTTAAATGTCTTGATGATATCATCAATATTATCAAGTGTCACAGGAAATCTATATTCATTTGTTACACTTGGATCTACCACTCGTAGAATTGCATTTCTGATGCCATAGCATTTTCTCCAGTATGCCACTTCACATTCACATGGTTCATACCATGATTCATGATTAAATAGGCAGTGTGCCTTTTCATAATCCTTTTCATTTTTGACTTTTAACATAACACCATTGTCTAACCCCATTACATGTCATTCCTTTCTATTTAACTTATCATACTCCTTGCAAAACTCTTCATAAATAGGATACCATTTAGTTGGGTCTGTATGCCCAGTCATAGCGAGAACAAATGCCATACTACGCATGCGTCGATATTCAGCTTCATTGTATAATTCCAACATGCGATGGCCTAAGCTATCAACAACCTTGTTTTGACACTCATCTGCGGCTTGTATTGTTTCCATAATCTCAGTACTCATACCATACAAGGTTTCAAATAAATCTCCCCATGTTACTGGCTTATCTTTTAAATCACCCAGTTCATCAATCTTCGCATGAATCTCTTCATTCATCATCTGCTGCCACCTCTCCGTTCAAAGTCAATCAACGCAGTAATGTCTGAAATACTCATCCCATACTCCTCCGATACCTGCTTGATTTTATCAATACTAATCTCAAAATCATCTTTGCATGACCATGCTGTACAGCCATCGAAACTATCATAGCATTTGCAACAATAGCATTTCATGTTTTTAATATCACTCATTGTTTTCTCCTTTTGCAAATGGATCATATTCTGACGGATCTGCTTTATTTGCCCACTCAACCCATCTTGTAACCTTTTCTCTCAGTTCATCATCGAGTAAAAATGGCTCTTGCACAAGAATTAAATTTGGATTCTTCTTCATGATTTCAGCGTTATCTACAATTTCCTCGTAATCAATTGGGAATTGCAACATTTTCGAGTAAACTCGGTCGCCGCGTGAACTAATTCTACGAGTAAATGTCGCTTCTCTGAACTTAAATCTCTCTGTTAAATGCGGATTAAATGTTAAATCATATTTTACAATATAACCAATCTTCATTAAATTTTCCTCCCTAGACAATCAACTTCAACAATATCATTGTCGAGCACATCTGTTTCGTAAAGCATCTTTTCTAATGCATGAAGTTCATTAAAATAATACTCAAGTTCTTTCTTGAGATTTTCTATTGCTTCTTCTTTTGTTTCGCCGTACCCATAAATGCTTGTTATATCAAATCCATGATAACCATTAACATCATTAAACAAATAACAGGTATGTGATTGCCATTTTTCTTTACCATCATTGTGGTGCGCAATTTTCATTAACATGGCCCTCTCCTTTTCCACACTTATTCATCGTCTTCTCTCCTATCATATTTAGTACATTTATGACACTGAAAAATTCCAAAAGGCAGCTCCTTATTCTTTTCTGTACAATAATACTTATAGCTTGGATGGTCAAACACATCACCATGCCAAGTAGTTACATCCTCAATCTTGAGATACTTGCATTCATTATCCATAATAACCTCCATCTGGCGCATCTCTCTTATAATCCTTACATCCTACTGGATTACCATGACATCCAACTTCGTAGACACATTTATGACAATCCATTTTAAACCGCCCTGTCAGCTCGTGAAGAGTATTCCCTACGGCCTCTGGACTGTTTTGAAATCCTACAAACGGAACTTTATCTCCGAGCGCAACATCCTTAACGTCAACAAACTGCTCTGCATACTTACGCGCAGCCTCTTCTATGACTTCTGGATGTTCTCTGATATATTTATCAAACTTATCAACAGCATCTACGTATGCTTGGTATTGTTCTGGTGTCAGCATAATTAGCCACCTCTATATTCATATTCTTGAACCATATCATTTTTAATATTTTCTTTATCACTATCTCCATAACTGATTTGCCAATATTTTTGCAGTTCAATCAAATGCTTAATTTGCTTTTTGCTAAATAGATACAAATGATCAAAAACTACATCAATACGTTTCGATCTATCTGGATGGGCACTGCCGCCATATAGACACTGACAGCTAGAGATTTTATAATTGCAAATTGGGCACTTTTCTTGTTTAAATAATTTCATAATTAATTCTCCTTTAATTCACCATACTTACAAAAGAATTCAGAATCATCTGGGCAATCCATGCCAAGCCTGTCGCAGAAATGCACTCCGCAATCGTGATGCCATTTACAGTCCTTGCATCTAACAATTAGAACTGCGTCAACAGTAGGAGCGTAGTCAATAATATCATTAACTCGTTCAAAATCATCTAAGGTATCAAAGAAGTCCTGACTATATGTATGTTTTACAAAGTCTGCATCAATTAAACGCATTTCGTATTTCTCCTTTAATTTTGTATTGTCATTATATCATAGAATTCTAGTTTGTCAAGTATATGCTACAAGCTGTTCCCGCATTATTTCATTGAATTTTTTTGCTCCCATATCCGTAGGAGATGCTTTAGATGGAATGTCCAAATCTAATGTGCTATCCCAATAGTAAAGTTCCACTTGCCTCATTGTAGCAAGTGATTTTAATAAATCCAAATTCTTTTTTATCTGCTCAAATTCAAGACCCTCATCAAGCGCCATAATAATTCTTTTTGGTTGCAATTGCAATATTAGCTTCGATTGCGCTTCGCTAAGATTATTTGAGCCAATTGCAACAATATTCCTATATCCAAATGTACATCCTTGCAGACAGCTTTTTTCTGCTTCTACAATAACAACATCATTTCCATATAAATATTGATAATTGTGACTATATCCATATAGGCTGCTTGATATATTGCCGCCTACAGGATAAAAATATTTACTCATACCTTCTGGTGGCGTACCATTATATCTTGATTTAATTGCAATAATATCGTCTTTTGCATCTTTCCATGGAAAAATTATTGCATTATCTTCTGGAGAAAAACATACATCAAATTCTCTCTGCACTTCAAGACTTATTCCGTCTTTAAGCCAAAGTTCATTTCCAATTTGAACATACTGCTTCAAGATTTCTTCTGGGTATGTTTTTGGTTCAGGCTGAGTTTTGTTAATAATACAGTCGTAAACTCCTCCAAAAAGTTTAGGTGTATTTCTTCGTGGTCTCCAATCATCAGACAAATTAAGAATACGTTTAACTGTCAGTAAAACTGATTTGAAGTCAGCATTCTTTTCTTTACATAACCATGAAATAATATTATTTACTTCACTACGTGCAAAGTCTTTCACAAGACACGCATCATTATTTTCAAGCCTAATTGATATATTAAGACCACTCTCTGGTCTATTATCTCTAGCGAATCTTACCTCGCGTGTATTTACTTTTATTTTGCCGCACTCATAATAGTCAAGGAGCTCGACAATTGCATCTGAATTTTCATTTAGTTTTTGCAAGATTTCATTAAGCACTCATTGTCAAGCTCCTTTCTGTATTATTTACTTTATATTAAACTTCAATTGCGGTCTTCTTTCCGTCTCTAGTTTCAGTATAATAATGCCCGATGTTTTCGATGCCTCCATGCGCAAGAACCCATCTTGCTGCATCTGCTGGAGTTTCAAACTGGTCTTCGCAACCATAATAGATATCATATGCGGTTGGCGAATCCTTATATCTAAACGCATTAACAAATACATTTTCTTCGCTTGTCAGTGCTTCCGCAAGATATTCGAGTGCCTTGTCATAGATATTGTTCAGAATGTCAAAGCACCAATCCTCTGGGGTATTGTCGGAATCTACGATATATGTAAGAATAAGCTGGTTCCCATTGCACTCACAAATAGCGTCAAAGCTAGTGAGGTTGCGGTTCTTATCTACGGTAAGTTCAGAGTTGCGGATATTAATGTCGGCATTATACGCATTATAGTCGCTCATTTGATTACCTTCTTTCTCATTAATTTTGTAGTGTTATTATAACACAGATTTGGGGTTTGTCAAGGGGTGATCCTAAAAATCATTACACCATCAGATACAGATACAGATACAGATACAGATACAGAAAGGTTATTGGGGTTATTGGGGTGTGATTTATATTTCTCCTTTTCTTATTTAGATTCAGTATTAAAAATCTTATGTGTAGGTCTACATTTTGCCGTTTCAAAAAAGCTTGAATGTTCTGGATCAAAACGACTGAGATATGCAATTCCATTATCTCCAGTAGTAAGTCCACGTCTAGCTTTATCTACAAAAATTACACGCCACGTCTTTGTTGGATCTGGAAGGTATAGCTCTTCTGTCCATTCCCCATTTTCTTTTTGTTTTGATCTAAATGGCTTAATATAATAAGGGCTATTTTGGTCAAATTCCAAAGACGGGTACGCCTGTCTGATAAGTACCAGATTGGAAAGTACCTCTTTGATTGCCTTGCTTTGACTCAAACAATCTGCCGTCAAGAAGCTTCTATTTTGACTGTTAATTGCTAACTGCACGGTCATCAGACCAATAACGTTATACTTTAAACACAATTCCGCCAAAGACCTTGTATCTGCAACCAAGCTTAACCAAAAGTTTTCAGATCTATTGTCCATAGATAGTTTAAAAGTGTCCACGCATACAATATCTACGCCATCTCTAAGAATTGCATTTTTTAAAATCTGACAAGTTAAATTGGAATCTGCATCTGCAAGTGTCACCAATTTAATCTTTTTTTCAAAATTCTCTCTAAAATATTTTTTTGCCTTTTGAATAACTTCCTTTTCCTCTTTTGTAAGATTGCCAGAAATTAATTTAGTCTTTGTAATTTTCCACTCATCCAGATATCTCGCACAGAACCATGCTAAAAATTGAATTTTAATATCCTTTATAACGCTTTCGTTTGAAACCAAACAAACTTTATGGCCTCCATCTCCAGCAACTAAGCTCATCAATAAACCGACAAGCCACGTAGATTTACCAACACCACTTGCTGCTGCAAATGCGCTTAATGTGCCATGACGAAGCCCCATAAGCTGCCTACTCAAAAACTCAAAGGTATGAATTGTCTCATTGTTAATATTCTGACCAGCGTTTCCAAAATCAAGTCCTAATTCTTCTTGGTTTGTCAATGATTCCAAAAATGAATCATCAAAATCTACAAAGCTTTCTTCTACGATTTTTGAGCTATTAATTTTTTTTGTTAGATTTGTAACCTGCGCCTCATACCAGTCCAAGATCTGAGATGAATTCATTTTGCTAAACAAATCATATGGAATCACTTTTCTCCCGTTATCCAATGTCATTTCGTCAAAAATATTAAAATTCTTTTTATCCAATGACATTAAGATATTTCTTTTATTTAATTCATCAAAATATGCTTCCATATTTTTGATAGATACCGCATCAATAACATTCTGGATTGCTTTAAACCCACCAAATTCTGCATTAATTTTATCCCTAATTTCTTCCTTCACATTTGAAATGAATGTAATCTCATCAAAATTCGACAAGCCTTTATCTCTAAGTTGTTTCCCTAAGCTAAATAGCATGCGCCCATTCTTTGTTACAAAATCTTTGCTTTCAAAACCGCAATCGTCAAATAATGTAAGGTCGGATAAAAGTATCCCAATACAATTTCCTTCAGTAGTCAATGAGTTTTTCAGAAGACGATTATCATAGATATCACACACTCCATTTATAAATTGATTTTTATCCATTAAAACACATCCTCCAATTCTTCTAAGCTTTGCCTCTTATTTTTCTTAGTATTATGAATTTCATACATCATTTCATTCATATTCTGCTCAATTTTTGGCGCGGATTTCTCTTCTTCCACCACTTTTACCTCATAATCATGTAAACTATTCTTCAGCACTGCGGACAGATACCTGATCTTTGCATACTCAGAGCCGCCTAATCGTCCAATTGCCCCGGCAATATAATCATGATTCTCTTTTAAATATGCCAGAATCTTTCTGTTATCAGCAACTTGATTCCAGATTGCCCATTCACGCCATAAGGCAGTATTGACGATTTTGTAGTTGAATATGTCACAAATTTCATTGTAAACAGCATCTTTTTCTGCTTGCTCTTTTTGGGCAACAACCTTCTTCTCTTCTGCTTGCTCTAAACACGAAGAATTGCAATACCATAGTTTTGCCTTTCCATTTTGGGCGCTAATGGCAGAGTCTCTATTGATAAATGTGCCACAGTTACGGCATTTAACTTGCCTCATTTCCATTCTCCTTTCATTCATATTTCTAAACATTGGAGGAGGCAGAACCTCCACCTCCTCCGTAAATTGTTTATTCAAATACTGCCAGCATCTTCTCGATAGTTGTCTGATCATTAATCTGAGCTAGAGTCTTGTCTCCGCGAATTTCCTTTACTGCCTTCTTCTGCTCTGCTGTACCAGTCTTAAAGAGGCTACGAAGGTTTGCCTTGGCAGATTCTACATCAAACGGTTCTTCTTCATCATCTACATCAAAATGTGGAGAGTCTAAATCCTCATCTTCATCGTCTAGAAGAACTGCTCCCATATCATGAAGCTCCTCTGCTTCTTCCTTTGTGACGGTTACGTGGTCTTCAAGCGATTCATTGTTTGCGTTTAGCTTCTTAGAAGCAAAAGCTGGAGTAGCAGATGCTGCCTTAATTGCAGATTCTACGGCATTGATAAACTCGTCTGCCGACAAATCGATCTCATCGACAATGCTAGAAAATCTTGATTTCGCATCGGCAACGAGAGAATCATCTCTAAACTTAATCTTGCGATTCTCAGAAGTTGTAATTTCTCTTGTCTTCTTCTTCTTTGTTACGGGATTTGCTTCGCCAATCTCAACCTTCTGAATACTACGGTCATAATATCCAAAACCAATTAGGTGGCTAATATCACGAATACTATTAAAGTATCTCATAGTCATAGATGCAGTAAGCTGAGTATAAGACGCTCCAGTGAACAAATCCGTTTGGTCTCTTTCCTTTACGTGAGAAGTCCACCATACACCTACTCCCGCATTCTTTAGACGAGTTAGTTCCTTTTTTACAGTGTCCACAACACGATCCATGCCACGTCCGAAACCGCCTTCTACTCCATTAATACTTGTTGCTGGTCTAAAATTCTGTTCGCCCATGTGTTCTCTGTTATAGGCAGAAATTGTATACTGCTCTGCAATATTAAATAGAGCATCGAGTGTGTCTAGAATAATTACCTTCAACTGTGGATAATCTGTATTCTTATTCTTAACAATATCATCAACAATTTCCTTAAATACTTTGAAAGTAGGAACGTGTTCTGCTGTAACACCGTCAATTGCAGCTACACCATCCTCGTCCCCAAGATCAAGCAAAATATAACCTTCATCTCCAAACTTCTTCTGGCACACATGATACATAAGACTTGTCTTACCAAATCCACTTGGCCCCATAATACCAATCATGAAATTTTCCATTCCATTATTTACTTTAATTTTCTTACCAAATTTCGCCATATTCTTATCTCCTTTATTAATTAATTTTGTGTTGTAGGGAGAATTAATCTCCATACTTATCAAAGCTCGTCATCAAAAAGATCGATATCCTCGTCCTCTTCGTCATTATCTTCAACCTTCGCCGCAATCTCTCTTACAGGCTTCTGGTTCATATCATCAATTGTATACATAGTAGTTTCAGATCCCTTAGTGAAGCCACGACCCGGCTTGTTGATTCTAATTTCCTGAATTCTATCGCCATACATCTGACCACCAAGATCCCTAATAACGTCTTCTAGAGAGATAATTCCAAAATCAATATTATCTCGTGTATCTTCATCGAGGTCATCATAAGAAATATCTACTTTTTGTGCCCCATTAATCTGGTCGCATGTTAGTACGATTCTACGAATTTCTTCATCTTCAAACTTATCAAAAATTTTCTTCCATCCCTTTAGCTGCTTCTTTCCCTTATCGTCTGTTCCGAATCTCATTGCAAGAGTGATTGGGCAATACCAATTCTTCTTTGTATTTCCATCGTAGAACGGAGTCCAACCATTAACAATTGCGTGTCCTGTTTCGTCATAATCATCTGCATCAACGCAATCCTTGCCGAAATAAAAATCAATGTTGACTTCACTTGAAGATTCAACAGAATCATCTACTCTGTAAATCTTATTCACTTCAAAAGTTGAATAATATCTATCATTCTTTTCGCTATATGTATAGGTTACGTTACCGTTAACTCTAAATTTTACATTTGCAATCTTGTCACTATTGACTAGCTTATTTACATACTCACAGAATTCAGTGCCAGCAAGAAAATGCTTTCTTTTACTATTAGACTTAGCAATAGCCTCAGCATCACCGCTATCTTCTACGTCCTTACGGTGCTGATATGTGTCGAGATCTACCGTCATGATCTTGAAACCTGCCATTTTTTCAATGATATCTGGATTATTTCTCTGATTCCAAGGAACTTGGAAAGTTTCACCCTTCTTATTGGCATCCCCCTTGGTAAATCCGTAGATAACATTCTTCGAATCATCAACCCAACGTCCTGCATTAACTTCTACCAAATGGCTTGAATCACCACATACAATATTAAATCTTGTTCTTTCCGACATCCATCCGCTGTCGTAAGTTCTCGATTCGAATCCTTTAAAATTTTCCTTATCCTTTACTTTACGTAGATAACCTACAAATGAAAAATTATTGCTCATTCTTATATCTCCTTTTAAATTAATTTTGTATTGTTTTAATCATAAATAAAAAATCGCTCATCGAAATTTGGGTTCATATACAAATATTTTTCTAATAAATCCGTTCCAACATATAATTGCGGGGTTTCCGTTTCACATTGCCCACAATATAAATCTACAAACATATTTTCTGTTTTATATTCAAAACGTGTCTCATGTATATCCCCGCATCGTTGACACTGCCAATAATATTTCTCGCTCATACTTACGCTCATGTCCAACCCGACATCCAGCTTCCCCCTTTCTGCAAATATGTTAGTTACAAGGGCACCAGACCCCGATCTTGTGCCCTTATTATAACACATTTTTCCAATTTGTCAAGACCTTTTTACAATTTTTATGCTCATCATTTCTCCGTTAATTTCCACCTTTTCGTTGTCAATATCATATGAAACAATATCATCTTTATCAATATAAATTGCCTGTCCACGCACACAGAACCCCCATCCTGCTTCCGTTTCAGGTACAAACTTCATTTGAATATGTTGTTTACCAAAGAGCTTATGCTCAGTATGGATGTCCACATTTGCCCCCTCTATTTCGTTTAATGCTTTGATTAATTGCCTCATGTTTTTTCTCCCCTTTTCGTCTAAAGTTTGTACTACTATTATACTATACTTTTCCATAACATGCAAACATTAGTTCGTATATTTCTTGCAATGTCCTAAGTAATTTTGTACTGTAAGCATTTGAATAATGAGCAACATAATTAAATATATTGCTCGTATTTCTGTGCTATCGTATCAACATAATAGTCTTCTGCAAATCCATATTGAATTGCTAATTCTTTTCCTTTTGAAGTTTTTAAAAACTCTCTAAGCGCTAAACCTGTTTCCTTTATACCAAGTTGAATATAATAAAACATTCCAGATGCGCTAAGATTCTTCATGGTTAGTCCTGGTATATCTAAATACTCTCTGAATATTTGAATACGACGATAGAAATAACGGAATTTTTGATCGTCAGAATCGACACCTCTAGTATTTGCTCTTTCCTTGTAAAGTCTTCCTTTGCCTTCTACTTCAACTATTCGCATTGTATTGCCATAGCTCATGATCTCTGTTTCGGCAAAAGCCTTTGGTAACAATTCTTTTAATCTGTTAGTCATATAAAATTCTTTTCCATTAACGCACAGCATATCGCCTTGTATACATTCTTCTGAAACCGAATATATATCAATCATATTTTTGCCAGATATACCCTCCCAAAGTAGTTCAACTATGGCTTTATCTGACCAGTTTAAAAGTTGCGCTTCAATATCATCAAGTTCTTCTCTACTTAATAATATATTTCCGCTTTTATCAATGAGATCCACAACATCTGCCTTTGTAATTGATTCATATTCATTTTCTCCACGCATTAAACGTGAATAATGCTTCAATATGATGGCGTAATTTAATAATGAATTTACAGATTTCGCTCTGAATTGCGCAAACATATCCAATATTTCTTCTCTTGTAAATTGTGACGCATCTTTATTTAATTTTTCTTCAAATAGTTCTGTCTTTCTGAAAACCGCATAAAGGCTAGTTTTTGCAACTACCTTACTCTTCAAGTATTCTTTTATAAATGCCTCTTTTTGTTCTTTGTCAAACATCTCCTTTTCACTCCCCTATGGTTTACATTATACAATACAATATTAATTTAGTCAAGATTATTTCACAATGCTATCAAGAATATTGACTGCCTCTTGCTTCTGGCTGTCAATTGCAGAAACATATCTCATTGTTGTAGAAACATTTTCATGATTTAACATTTCCTTTATAACCTGAACTGGAACATCATGTGCTGCCATTTGAGTTGCAGCAGTTGCTCTAAGTTTATGAACTGTGATATGTTTATCGCTCACACCATCTAGATACTTCGCCAACAACATTTCTACATTTTTTGTAGACATTCTATTGTTCCATTGAGAAACAAATAATGGCCCGCTTTCTTCTACTTTAAAATAATCTCTTCTATCTTGAATCCAGTTTAATAAAAGCTGTCTCATATTTCCGCCAAAACTAATCAACCTTTCCTTTCTTCCTTTTTCAATTACCTTAATTGTATTTGTCTTAAAATTGATATCTTCTACATTGATCTGCACTAATGCAGATTTTCTAAGACCAGTAGAAATAAACAAAGAAAACATACATAAATCTCTATTTAATAATCTTTCATTTGCCATTGTTTTAATGTTTGAAAACAACTTATTGATTTCGTTTTCTTCAAGAAATGTAACCGTATGATCTGTTTTAACTTTTGGTCTTCGAACTCCTTCTACCGGATTTTCATCAATATAATTAGAATCACTTAAAAATGAAAATAATTTTTTAATAGCTGAAAATTTTGTAGCCAAAATGCTATCACCGATTCTAACCAGCTCTCCATTAATTTCTTTAGTACGTTGTGAACTAATAAATTGTTTGATGTGCGTTGAATTTACATTTTTATAATAATATTCATCTTTATTCCCGTTTGTAATATAGTTCATAAATTCTACATTATAATCAATATAATGCTCAATAGTATTATATGATCTATCATCTTCCTCCATGTAATAATAAAATTCTTCGAAAACTTTAGGCAAATATTTAAGTTTGTCTTTAATTAACTTTTGTTTATTTAATTCAGCTTCAAGTCTTCCGTTCATAATTTACCTCCTTAATATTAATTATGTTTTTGATATTTCCATATAAAATATACAATCGTAATGAATATCCAGCCTACAATCCTTCCATTAAATAAGCTCACTAAAATCATCAATACGATATACCAAAACGTTCCGTTGAAAGTATCTACATACTGATTTTTATCTCGTGAAGATTTAACCCAATTGTCTACATCCTTTTGGTTATATACTTGCTTAACAATTCTAACCAAATCTTTATGCTTTGCACTTATTCCAATCCCATCTTCATTAACGCAGCTGTAAACGCCATTATTATACATTGAATCAACATAATATATTCCTTTCAGATGATAGATTTTATGATCTGCTTGACATTCTATATCGCCATCAAGATATAATTTTGTCTTGTATCTTCCGCTCAATTGCTTATCTGCAAGCCATTCATTAAAATTCTGATTAGCATAGCTCATTTAATCTCTCCTTCATAAACCCAATATTTCCCTACGACGCCTTCCGTACAGTTCCAAGAATCGTACCAGCTATGATCACACAAATAGCTCATGTGGTGCACCCCAACATGAGCAAGACATCTCCCGTTATAAATTTTTGCAAATTCATATGCCTTATATTTTTTACCATTCGCTTTCTTTGGCTGTGATTTTTCTGTCCAGCCGTTTTCCTTAAAATATATAGTATAATTTTCTACAGCTGTTGTCATATACCCAGTTTTAATTGCATAATCAGTCAGTTGCTTTAACACATCTACCCATTCTCTTCCCTCCGCTGCTGCGATTGCTCTAATTACACAATCATCAGTATTTTTTCCTTTTGGATTTGCGTTATAGTATACAAATGCAGGTTCTCCATTATACTTTACCTTTTTATACATTTTTGATACCTCCATATAATCTTTCTTTCCTGTCAATTCGTCTTTGCTTTGTAACCGCTCTCTGTCTCCACCAATCATGTGTTTCAATCTTTTCTAAATAATGACATTGCTTTTGTAAACAATTCTTCTTTCTAATTTGCCTTACCGTCATACAACACCCGTGCAATTTACAATAAGCTGCACAGTTTTCAGATTCACATCCGTATAACGTTTTCATTCAAATCATCCTTTCCTTTCTATGATAATCTTACCACATTAATTTTGTTTTGTCAAGAATTTTGAGAATATTTCGTCAACTCGCCATCCTCTTTTCCATTGCCTTACGATAAGGTTCAAATGCTTCTGCTTCGTTATAATTCATATCATTAAGAATTTTAACTCTCTCACTTTCCGTAAGAATTCTTGTAACTCTAATTCTGTCTGCAATTACCCAAAGCCTATTTCCAGATTCTCTAAAATTATAGAATCCTCCATCTGGTAGTCTATCTGTAAAACACTTTTTAGGAAGTTTTTCTACGACAGAAGTATAATCAATATCTGCCACATATTCTACTTCGCACCAAACTCTCTTGAAGCGTTTTCCTCTTTGGCTTTTATAAGTTCCATTTGCAGACATAAGCCATGGAGCAGAAGGGATTACCGCACCCAAATGCCACCCCGGACGATGTGCAAACTGAGGGTGATATTCAACTATTTCCGCCATAACCCATTCATGCATTGGCGTTTCTGTAGTCTTAGAAATAAAAAGAGGGAATAACTTATTGTCATCCCTCATTTCAAATAACTTATATCCTTTTTTGATAATATGTTTCATAATTAATCTCCTTTCAATTCAAAAGAGACCCGCATTCACGAGTCTCTTTTATTAAAACTTTATAACATTTGCATTATCATTAAAACAATGACACTTAATTTCTTTCCCAGTAAGTTTGTTTCAAATATATCACAACTATTAAGTTCCCACAAACTTCATATATTTTCACCTCTTTCTAAAATTTCATTTACATTCTATCATAAGATAGAAAATACACAAAGACGAACAATTTTCAGTTTTCTCACTCGTCTTTATTTCTGCAAAATCTTTGCAAGTTCATAACATTTTTTCAAGTTTTTATGATTCAGATCGCATTTCAATTCAACCGCCTTCTTTAGTAACTTCATTTTGCGTTTCATATTACGAAACGGCTTGCCAATAATACTCTTCATTTCACACAGCCAGCAAACTTCCGTAGACAAACTATCATAACCATCAAGCGTATAGAAATAATCCGTATACACCGCATTTAATTTATGCCACTTTCCGCACTCGCTACATTTATAACCCCAAGTGCTCCACTCACGGGAGCTTTTAGGAATATTAGTGTAAAAATAGTCATATTCATCATACTCTGCTCCATATGTTGCTGGAATGTCATATTGGATAAGTTCATTGTCTACAATGTTACTTTTTTTCTTGAAAATCATTTTCATTCTCCTCAATAATTTCATATTTTTTAAACAAATCTCTTTGAGGCGCAAATTCTTTTCCAAAATATTTTAATTCAGCATGTAATCTAGCTTTGATTGCGTCTTCTTTATTACTGAAGTATCCTAAATGAATCTATTTTTTATTTACTCCAATTGCTGCTTGCCAATTATTATTAGATTTATTAAAATACACACCAATAAACCCGCTTGTATTATTGGACTGCCTACTTTGATTTATATTTTGTTGTGATGAATTTGCCTCTCGTAAATTATATCTTCTATTGTTAAGTGCATTTCTATCTGCATGATCCATATTTTTCCCACAAATTATCCAATGCATTTTAATTGTTTTACGACTATCTGGTAAACTTGTAGCTAAATAATGATATCCTTTGTTATCTACTGTTTCTGCCCAACAATAATTATTAATTAATTGTAAATCAGATGCGTCAACATAAAATTCACTTCTTGTATTTGAAGCAAACCCTATATAATAATCTCCATGTTCATCCGTTAATATATCTGAGTATTCATTTTTCTTTCTTCCATCTTTATTCTTTTCTATAAGCATTTCTTTATGAACGCATCCACAAGAAGTGGTTCGACCATTTCTTAAGCTATCAGCTCTAACAATTATTTTATTATGTTCAGAGCAAGAACACTCACATAGCCATTGTGCAAAATGTTTTTCTCCCCAAACATAATCTTCCGCTTGTTCTATAACTTTAAGTTTTCCAAATGTTTGACCAACTAAATTATTTTTTACCTTAATCATATTCAATCTCCTTATTAATTTCCTTTACTGATAAATGATTCCAACCTTCATATACGTTACCTTTATGTTTGTTTTTACATCAAGATATAATTTCATTGTTATTCCTCCTTTCAAATTAAATTATCTTCAATCACAAGTATATTTACTTTGTGCGTGTAAGCTGTACAAGCATCAATCATAATTAGTTCATCCTTGTAATAATACGGTTCAAAACATGAACCATATCCAAACTCAGGAATACCAGCTTCCATTGCCCAGCCAGTCGAACAGTGCCAGTGGCCCGCTATGATTGTTTTCCCTGTTTTGTTTAGCCCTTTCATTGTAAGATCAAGTGGATTTTCCCATCTTGCAGTTTCCCAAGCAGAAGCATGAGCAGTTCTCCAATCTGGATTATACTCAAACTTTCTATTTCTTATATAATATACAGAATAATTATCATTGCACTTTAGGGCAACGAAGCTATGCACGAATATATAGTTTTCTGTTTCATAGTAATCAACCATTTGATCTAGCAACGGCTTCATCTTTTCAGTTGCAACCATGCAAGCGGCATCCCAGTTTTTTGCTTCTGGAGCCAAATCCATAATAGTTTTTGCCGTACCATTTGACCAGTCATGAGACATAGGATAGCGGCGCTGACAAAACTCTTCGAAAAGGCTCTCGTGATTGCCTTTGACAAGTACCTTATTTGGTACATTCATTAAATAGTCTAAGACCTGTTGACTTTCATCACCCCTATCAAAGCAATCTCCACAAATTACTAGCAACTGTTGCTCATTCCCAGACTCAAATCCAGCTTTATCAAGCGCTTCTTTCATAGGCGTATAAAACGAATGAATGTCTGATACTGCAAATATTTTCATTTCCGTTCCTCCTTAATTTTGTGTTGTTCCTTTAATACAATCCCATGCATTGGATAGCGCGGAATCCTCATCTAAATACTTATTCACACACCTTCGATACTCATATGCCATTTTATCAGCTAACTGCACAATGTCATCATAACTCTTTTCGCCATACCATTCATCGTCGCTAAAATGTTCATCAATGTAACACAGACAAGTATCTCTGTCAAATTCATGCTCTTGTTCTAGATATGCCGTATAAAGTTCGTCTTTTGTAAGTTCAAATTCGTTTCCATTTCTAACAATTTTCATTCATCTTCCTCCTTAATTAAACCATTTAATAGTCGGACTTCCACTAAACCCCTTTTGCCAGACATACCAACAATACGCTACAGCCGAATCCGCTTTTAGATTTCCATTCTTATCCTTTTTAAACTCTCCATTCTTGGCGCACCCAATACGAGAAATAGAAACGTAAACAATCTTCGGTGGATATTTCTTAAACAATTCTTTTCTGCCTTGCCCCTCAAGGAACGTTAGCTTAAGGAACATAGCGACTTTATGTCCGTCTGTCACAATATCCATTGCGTGTTCGACAAATTCTTTTGCAAGACTATAAGGTGGGTTTGTGATTATGTCCATATTTCTCGGATCATTAATACTAAAAAAATCTACATTTCCAATACCATATCCTCTGTCAATAAGGTCTGTTGCACATACTGTATGCCCATGACTTTTAAGAACTTCCGCAATATGGCCTTGTCCGCAAGCGGGCTCCATAATCACCTTACTAAACTCCTCAAGTTCAAGTAGCATTTCTACTGCACTTGGAGGGGTGGCATAATAATCATTTACTTCTCGTTCAGTTTCACTATGGTTGCTCGCACCATGGCAAGAATAAATTGCCCTGCTATTTCCTGTCCAATCCTTAGCTGCCATAAATTATGTCATTTCCTTTCTGTTATTCGTCAACTAAAATTACTGTTTCTCCGTCTTCAAACTCTTTTCCACATATATCACAACAGTGTCCATGTGGGTCATAAAAATCTTCTGTTGAATCAAACCATTGCCAGTAATCAAATTCTGCCTCCTTGCGCGGTTCATCTCCTTTAAAACATTGTTTACAAATAATCATAAATATCACATCCTTATATTAATTTTGTATTGTTAATGTTGGTCAAACTTAACAGATTGAATTTTCTTATTGAAACACTTTCTACAGATACTACAAGTGATTGTTTTATCCTTTTGATTAGGACAACCAGTTGTCCCATTTGGAAACTCAGGATTCAAAGTTTTGTCCTTGAAATCCACATAAGCAACCGGTAAATTATGAGGATTTTCTACCTTCCAACCAATATGCCATGCAGAAAATCTGATTGTAAGGTTATCTGGCAAGTCTCCGTTCTTATCAATCCATTCATTTACAATCCAATATTTCTTTGTATATGCAAGGAACTTAATATCGGTAAACGTCTTTGCCAAGTCAACCATCCCAACAAAGAAGTCCGCATCAGGAATATCACCGCAATCTGTCCACCTAAACAACGGATACGGACGGTGCTTGATCTTAAATTTTACTTGCTCCCAAAAGTCTACCGGATCTGTATTGTATAGTCTCAAGTTTCTTGTATATGCGGCCTGTACAACTGCTATTTGCTGTCTGCCTTTCATACAATAGCAGCCGCCGTTTCTACATGGGGCATCTTCGCGACAAGTACAAACGGGAAATGCTAAGTCATTGCACAAAGAGCCTGTCTTACTGTTGTGGTCGCTTATATGTACCTCGTTTGTCTTTACTGAAAGATAATTAATATAGTCTTCTCTGTCCATCCATACTTTATTTTCGTTTGTCTTTTTCATAATTGTACCTCCATTATACATTAATTTTGTATTATTGTCAATAGAAAAGGCGTAGATTTCTCTACGCCTTGTTCTGCATTCGCAATCTATCTTGAATCCTCTGCCAATACCAATGAATCCGGCAAAGTCTGTCCCAAGACATTCTGTCGCTGCAATAAAATACTTCTGTTCTAAGGTCATTACACAATTCTACAATGTTCATTTCTTTTTCTTCATCCGTCTCCCAAAGATGAATCCAATTTCCCTGCACAAGATTTGTGAACAGGTCTTTGCGAACTCTCTTTGGAAGCTTAAAGCAATAAATGCAAATTGCATTAAACATTTTTGGGTACTTGTCCAAAGTTTCCTCCCAATTTTTAATGCGGAAAAATTCATTAACGAGTTTGTAATACTTTTTACGAGTCATTTAATTTTCCTCCTCCAAAATCCAATCATATCCAAACCATTTAATTTCATCATCAGAAAATCCAATAGCATCCAAATCTCTTCGTGCAATCTCAAGCTCTACGTTTCCGTTATTTGTACAACATTTAATTGCATTGTCAAGCAGTTCAAGCGCCCTTCTGTATGTGATATATCCAGGATTGTTTGTCTTGTCTGGCGGAATTTCATTCCCATCTTCGTCTTCATCACCTTCAACCCACCAAGATGACCACATATTGTAAGTCTCGCTTAATCTTTCTATCATAAACTCTTCGCAACAAGAATCTTCGACATATGCTCTATAATCAGGATCTTCAATTTCTTCTGTGCTATGCCATTCAGAATAATATCCGTCAAGCATATCAAGAATTTCCTTTTCAAGATGTTTATATGCATCGTCCCATTCGATACATAATTCTCTTTCAAAACAATTAACATAATATTTAGTTATCATTTAATTTTCCTCCTTTAAATTAAGGGAACTTTATGCAAGTCCCCTTTTAATTTTGTATTGTTTACCAACTGCTACGATATGCCAACATCTGTGTTTCAAAATCCGTTGTCGCAAGAACATTTTTAATAATTTTAATTGTATCTTCAATGTCTTGCATGTAATATTCATCATATTCCGTACTTCCAAAGAAAAATCCTCTACAAGACGGAAGCAATTCCTCTGCAACTTCTGGGTTAATAATTACCTTGCCGGGTTCCATACAATCGACCCATTCCCCATCAACATATTGCTGCCCATTTTTAACCTGTCCAATCATCATAATGCTACCAGTCAGAACCTTATAGCATTTATCAAGCAAATCTTCAAGAATTTCCTTTGTGCATTCATTGTGATAACTGCAATCATCTTCTCCGTCCTGTACGTTTTCCACAAAGAAATTGTGGATCTGATTTGCCTTTCTCCAATATCCAACTTCCTCCATAATGTGGCCATATCCACATTCATTAGTAGAATGGAACGGTTTATAAAATTCAATTACATCCTTACTAGGAAGTTCACTTTCGTCAACATCACACCATTCCTTAAGTGTACAATTTGCATATTTACTTCCTTCTTTTTTTGCTTTCAGCCAATTAAGATAACCCTCAATTGCACTCACCTCGCTTGCAGTAGTATTTTTGTAACGAGGCATTCTGTAAAGATAAGAATCCAAACCCATTTTTAAATCCTCCTTTAGTATTTTGTTTCTCTTTCATTCATCAACCAGCCAACACCTTTGCTGTGGTTTTCATCAAACCAATGCCAAATCTCTTCTCTATGAGTTCCTTTGCCCCAGCCTTGCCAATCGACATCAATGCATTCATCCTCGTCAGTAGGTACATCTTCAAGTTCGTCCCACATGGCTTCAAGAAGCTCGTCGTCATATTTGTGGTAAATACTCATTTATATTTCCTACCTCATCTTCCTTTCATATTCATCAATTTGTTCCATACTCAACCATACAGGTTTCTCTTCAAGTTCATTCAAAATTCGTCTCATGGCTTCAATGTGCTTTTCGACACTCTTGCCCCACAGATATTTTGTGCTTCTATTTCCACAGCCAAGATAGTATTCACAATCTGATCTCATACGGTCAAGCATTTTGTATTGAAATTCTTTATTCATCTTAATCCTCCCTTAAAACCAGTCACATGCATCACTACACATCCAATAATATAAATCATTAACATTTTTAAATTTAGAAATATCTACATCAACACCTCCGTAAGATACACTAACAATTGGATCGTCAAAAGAAATAGCAACATCAATATCATCACTTTCGCAAGCTACAAGGAAACAAGATGCCGTATCAAATTCTTTTGTAATAACAATCCCATCTACATTTTCAGTTTTAATAATAAATTTAAACATTTTCAAACCCTCATAATAAAATTAGAATCCCTTACAATACAACCAACGCCATCTTTCGATACTCTTTTAAAACATCTTCCTACAACAAAATCCATACAAAGCAAATATTTGACATTCGGGACTTTTTCAAATAGCTCAATTGTATCTTTGCAAAAAATTTGTGTTATAGGCTTAAAATTTTCATCATAGCAATCATAGAAATATGTTGTCATATAATCACTTCCTTTCAAATATCACCAGTAAGTTCCAGTGCATTAATAATATCTTCCAAAGTAAAATGAATATTCATCTTAATAACCCTCAACTTTCATATACATCCACCACAACATCCCCACTCAACATTATCATTAAACACTTGATCAATTTCTGCTGCATATTTGCGGAACTGTTCTGGAATTCTCTCTACATCAATTTGCCATTCACCTTGCCATGCCCCCTCATAATTTGGCGTTAGACTACCACCGCTGCTCCAAAACGGTCTGTATGTCGGTTTATCTTTAGAGTTGAAACCATAACCAAATGTAATTTCCTTTCCGTCAATCTCAAGTGTAAGCTCCCCACTGCACAGGTTGGGAAATTTCCCAGTGTAAGAAACGAACCTCACATGAGTAATTTCATTGTTGTCACGATTAATCAGCATTTTATTCTCCTTTCATCATCTGCTTAATCAGTTCTATTGTCTGATCGTCTCCCAGATAGAAGCCATCGCTTTCAATCCGTGCCTGAAGATTACACACTAACTGCATAGCCCTCCGGTCGTCACCCGTATACAAGTATGCCTTGAGCATATTACAAAACTTGTCAATTCTCTTTGGGTCTCTCATTGTTATCTCCTTTCAATTTTCTATTCTCTCGAATAAGTCTGTTGCACTTTGCTTTCAGCCTTTTGACTTCGGACTCAAGATACTTAATCTGATCCTCATAATCAAGTTCCATATCCAGCATGTTATATGACATTTATTCTTTCTCCTTTCAAATCACACAATTTGCATGGCTAATTGCTCCCTTATCTGCACTAAATTCCCTTCCGCAATAAGGGCAGATACCAGTATGACCAATCATAATCACGTTGTCTTTTGCCAAACTTCTTTCTCTTGGATAAGACACATTACAATAACTAAATTGAACATAATCTTTATAATGCAACCCGCAAGAGCTAACATTACCTGCAACATCTCCACTTGTCTTTTTCGTCCACGTAGTATCAGTAATCCCAATCAGCGGCGTAATCTCATTCTGAACATAATTACGGAATACTTTGTACAAATCTGTATTACCATCATTCCCTTGTGGATAGACACGTCCTTGCACAAGAATGTTTTGTCCATAATGGAACATGCAGCGATAAATCTTACCGTCTTCCCAGTCAGTAGGTACATGGTCATGAACAAATGTGATAATCGACGTTGCATCAAGCATATAACTCACAGTACCTGCGCAGTACATACCATGATAACTGTTTCCCATATGTCTACGATTCTCTTTATCAATCGTATGACAACTCGCCCAGTTTACGCCAAAACTCATAGTTAAGTAGTCAATAGGATTCACACTGATGAAGAACTTTAGCTTTCGCTTAAGACCGCTAACCATGTCTGCATACTGGGCAAAGAGCTTATTATACGTTGGCGACTTATCAACTCCATAAAAGCCACACATTCTATTAAATGCGCGGCTTGTTTTCATGCCTTCATGAATGTTATATTCCGGCAAGAACTTCGATGTTACATCTGCCTCAATAGTTGGAGACGGTGCTCGACCAAACGTTTGCACAGCTTGTACAAATTTATTGTACGCATCTAACGAGGCTTGCGTCATTCCATTACTTGCAAATTTGCTTTGATTATCAGAGGCAGTTTTCAAAAGCGCAACTGTTTCTTTGTGCATTAAATCTCTTGCCTTGATTGACTTTGTCCCTATTCTAAGATAATCCTCCAGTGCCTTACCTTTTTCATCCTTATACTTAATGATAACTTTATCTGCCTTGACATTGACGGGAAATACATTACAGAGCTCAAACACGTCCCTTGCACTATTTTCTCTTGCAAGTTCAATGTCAATCATCATGCGCATATCTCCCATGTAATGCTCAGATTTCTGTAACAGCTCAATCAAGTCTTTCTTGTTGGTGAAGTATTCATTAAGCATAGTGCAAACGCCATGCTCACTATTTCTATGATTGTACTTAGTGAGCAATGCCATCACATCATCAACGAGCTTGTCGGTGTCACAATACTGACCCCATGCATCTTTCAGGTTTGCCTTTGTAAAAGTGGCGTGCTGAGCTACTGGAGTACTAGAATCATCAACGAAATCAGAATCGCCCCACATCCACTGTCTGTTGTCTTCTTCAATCTGGTATACAACTCTACCCAACGTATCTGACATGGCGCTTGCAATCGTAACAGTTCGACCATTATATTGCTCCATCCCACCGTCATATCCATATGCATAATTACTAGAACAAGTCCCCAGACCTTCTCTTACAACTACGCGATCTCCAACATTGTATCTTGCCATAATTTAGTTCCTCCTTTAAGCATACAAGCTTACAATTTTGTCTTTGATTCTTTGCATTGTTTCGTGCGGCATAACGTCTTCTGCTGGATTCCATTTACTATATGTGCCGTTCCAAATCTTATAAAATTCATTATACTTTTTTGAATATACAACCGTCCAACTATTGCTATAACGACTAACTTGAAAGTAGTCAACAATATTCATTGCGTTTACGATTGCAACAATGTTATCTCTCCCCTTGAGAGTATACAATGCAGTTCCGTCTCTTTTTTGATTTCTTTCTTTGAAACCAGCATCAAGAATGCGGTCAACAGTAATAATATCATCAAAGATGCCGGGATATTTCATGAAGATGTCTTTGAATCCATCCATTCTTGCATCAATGCAGCATTTATATTGGCATCCGTCCCTCGCTTCCTTTGAGTTGATGTCATAACTGCGACACCATCCTCGGCGGCACATGAGTTTCATTTCCTTTTTGATGGTTGCGACATAGCTGCCATCATCCTGCAATACATATTTGATTGACTTTGTTTGGGAATCCGATTCTCTTAAATTTCGGCATCCAATACACGTTGCAGAAGTTGTGCCTTTGAGCCTATGTTCCTTGATAGCTTCTTCTGTGTTCTTAAGAGTAGCGCCGCAAGCAGAGCATTTGACAAATTTACTTCTGTTATCTCTTGAGATGGAAACAACATCGGTTTGCCGCACGCTCTTACCATCTACGATGAAATGCGTTTCGTCTTCCATTTCACCGTTCTTCCATACATAACATCCGTCGCCAAATTGTCTTAGCAAAAGTTTCATAATATACCTCCAATAATTTTGTATTGCGTAAGATAAGGGGCAAATGCCCCTTGCTTACTTTGACTTTTCTTCAAACTTGTCGAACCATTTGTCTATTTCATCGAACTTCTTATTTAATCTTTCTTCCATTTCAAGTAGCGCCTGAAGTATTACATCAACCACCTCTTGCAACTCTTTGTTTTCCATTCGCACCAACCCCTTTTGCCTTTATTATATCACCTCTTTCTCAAAATTCAATATGTCATATTCAACAAATTTTCTTAGCCGATTCGCACAAGCCCACCGAACCTTTCTTTGACTGCAATGCTGCCAAACTCACTGAAGTAGTCAATGGTTTTGTTCCATACATAAACAAGGGCATAACCTTCCTTGATGTCGGCATTGTCCATTTCGTATTCCTCCTGATAATCCGATACATACAAGAAATTGTACATATCCATTACTTCACCGTCAATCATTACAGGAGTATGAATTACATGATACACAAGCGCATTGTTTTCCTTTTCAAACTCCTGCACCTTTGCAGTAAGTTCCTTGTCGCTGCTGAACTCATACAAACCTCCAGTCGGTTCAGAAAGCTGCACCTCGCCTCTCTTGAATGCCTTGATACACGGAGCAAACAGCCCAAGCTCTTTCATGCGGTTAATTGCCTCTGCCTTTTTGATTTCTTTTGATACGTTCATATTTATTCCTCCCTTTAATTTCGTATTGTATTTTCGTTTCGTGTTAGTTTGCCCAGTTATAGGACAAACTATTTTGTTTAGTCTAAAAATCCACATGCATTTGCAATCATTGCAATAATTGCAAATACTATGATTGTTCCAATGAGAGCAATAATTCCGTCTTTTGTTTCGTCCTTTCCGAATAGTAGTACACAAGCAATGATAATAAGTAAAATAACAACCATTTGTTTACCTCCCTTTATTAACAAGACCTATACATTATTCGTAATTATTTTACCTTTATTATACTGCTGTGTCAACTTGCTTTACATTTTAATTATTGTTCGGTTCAATCATAATGTCGAAGTGCTCAAATTCTCCATCTTCATCAATGCGGTCAATTTCCTCACTGAGATACTGGAGAAATTCCTCTTTACTTTCACAGATGATACCAGAAGCATTTGCCTGACCAATGTAAAATGACTTGATGTTTTTCATTTTACTTTACCTCCCTCAATGTAATATACTGTGCGTCAAGCTCTCCATACGAGTATTCTTGATGAAAATTGACAATTTCATAATCAAGATAATCATCAAGCTGGTTAATATTTTCAAACGAATTGAATAATTTTTTTGTATCTGTTCCCCAATACTCGTGTTCATATTCAAGATACACAATACAAAGCCATGGCTCAACAACATCTGGCGCAATCTCAAGGAATTTTCGCAGAGTTACCATTTACTTTACCTCCTCAATCAACAATCATTTTCAGCTTATCAACCTTTGCCTTTGCAACTGTCTTTTTGCGCTCAATCTCTGCCAACTGGAGCACCGCCGCATCATACTCCATCTTTACCTTTGCATAGATTCTGGACTGAATAGCGTTTGCATAGTAGCTCATGTCTTCGACATAGCAATACAGTTTGCCATCCACGGCAATCTTGCCATCGCGCAGTTTATATGCAAAATTATCATACGGCATATGCTTTTTATCGGCACATTCCTTTGCACTAGTGAATACCTCACCAGTGTCAAGACACATGACTGCCTTTCCTTTACGACGATCGCTCTCCACAATGTACTTAGCTTTGATGATAGTGATGTTTTTCATGATGTCAATTTCCTTTCTGCCAGTTAGCAATAATTTGTTTTGTTGTTAGATATAGTTATATACGTTACTGTCAACCATGACGTCAATTACATTTTCGAAAGGAATGTCGGGGCATTCCATAACGAATTTGCCGACTGCCTCTGCCTTGGAATGTGCAATCGTATCATACCAGCACATAATATTATTTTTATCTACATATTCGACAACATAATACTTGCTGCCATAATAGTCATCATACATATCATCAATCCAATCTGCTGCGGCACTGCAATAGCTTTCCACATAATTGAATTTGTCGTTTTCCGTTGTCCTTTCAAGAATCTTGCATGCTTCCTGAATACTCCTTTCCATTTCAGAAAGCACTGTATACTCAGAAGTTGTATGTGCTTTATAGTAGCCTATACTAAGATTCACTGCGGCGCATCCCACAACAGGAGCGATTTCACAAATATCTGTAAATGAACCATATTGCTTTTTGTAGAATTCCTTTGTGACGAACTTCTCAAAGTCATCATTCGCGCATTGATAAAAGACCGCATCATTTGCATTGGCGCGGTCAAATTCGATGATATAGTTGAAATCGAGCTGCCTTGCCAGCACCGTTTCTACAAATTTACCGGCTCCAATGCAGCCAACTTCTTCTTGTTCACACAAGAGTACGCTACAATTAAATTTCTTTATCACTTCCAAAATTGCATAGCATCCATTCTTATCGTCTCCGCCAATCCCTTCTGGAGAAGTCACAATATCTCCATCGTCAGAATAAATAATTGTCTTAACCTTCTGCGTGTGTACAGTGTCAAGATGACTAACCAACAGAACAGGGAACGTTCCTTGTGCAAATAAAAATCCATCTTGACAAATGACTTTTGGATATACTCGCTGAAGCTTTTGTTTCATAAAGTTCTTTGTTTCTTTTTCGTTCATTCTGTAAAATTTTTCAAGAAGTTTCTTATCAATCATAATATACCCTCCAATTTAATTAGTTATCGTTATAACGATACTCACCAAAATATTTCTTTTCTGCCTCTTTTCTGGCAATGATGGCATCTTCTTTGTTTGCGAATCTCCCTAAATGAATTTTCTGTCTATCAAACCAAATATATGCCTCCCATTTCATTCGCGCCTTGTCCCATGAAACACCGGTTTTGCCGCTTGTGTTATTTTTCCCTATCGCATTATTCATTTGGTTTTGTTGATTTGTTACGAGCCTTAAATTTACCTTTCTATTATCAACTTTGTGATTTGGCTTTGGCGGATGAGAAATGTGATCGACTTGAATATTAGCGTCAGTAATTCCCATTACTAATCTGTGCAGATAAAGATTTCCATTGTCGTCTTTATGCACAACATATCCACTTGAATCGTAATGCCAACAATATTTCTTTACCAGATTATAATCTTCTTTGTCAAACCAAAATGGTTCCCCTTTCAATGTATACCCGATTGCATAATCTTCACTGTGCAAATCAAAGCGATTTTCTTTCTTCTTTATTTTTGAAATAATTTCCCTTTGTAAGCATCCACAAGAAGTTGTGTTCCCAGATTTTAAGCTGGTTCCTCTGACTTGTATTATCTTATGATCTTCACATGAGCATATGCAATTCCATTGAGCTATACGCTGTCCAGTGTTTGGATTAATATAATCATCGGCTTGATTGATTACAGATAATCTTCCAAATGTTCGTCCGGTTAAGTCCTCCTTCGCTTTTACCATATTCATTTACCTCCCTTAAATAGCCTGTTCTTCGACGTTTGCCTCGGAGCTTTCTTCTTCATCGTCTTCTTCCTGTGCTTCCGCTTCTTCAAGACAACTATCACATAGCCAGCGACCATGATGTTCTTCGAGGTCTTCGCTTCTAAAATATTCTCCGCAATCATCACAAAGAGCGTAATTATCTTCAAAGCAGTAAGGGCAAATATCATCGTCAACAGACGGCACATATATCATGCGGTGATTTCTGTAAAACTCGTCGCAATCATGGCATCTGTGATAGTATTCACTCAAGCACTCGTCACAGACGTACTCTCCGCCAGCGACATAAGTTCCCTCGCCGACAAAATATTCTTCGCAGCAATCGCACCAGTTTACGCAATCGCTGCAATACGGCTCTCCGTTGACCCAACGAACATCCTCTTCGTCGTCAATGACACAGCCGCAATTCTGGCATGTATAACGACCTGCGCAGCAAGAAATATTACCTTGTACGTCATGTTCTTCGCCGCACTTGATACAAATCGGTGCATGACCAACGGTGAAGTATTCTCCATTCTCGCTTCCCTTCGGACGAGAAAGTGTGCAATTACTGTAGCTCTCATAGTCTCTATAGTGAGTGCCTGCTGACAGTACATAGCTACTTGCTGCACTTGTTCCCTTTGAAACTGTCCACAAGTTCGGGAATCCAAAAATCTCGGACATAATTTTTTGAACGATTTCTCTGTAAGGAGTATAAGCTCCGCCGTTACTGTCGTTATCTTGCGGATACAGTCTGCCTTGCACCAGCTTTTCTTCGCCCCAGTGGAACATTTGGCGGTTAATCTTAGGCTCGTTCCAAAACTCCTTTCCGTTGTAGGATGCGTCCACGGTATAAAATACCATGGAAGGTTTGTCCAGCATATAACTCACAGTGCCAGAAGAATACATTCCTTCATAGCTATTCGGCATATTTCTCTTATTGGTCTTGTCGATGGTATGACAGCTTGCCCACGAATTGCCAAACGACATGGTGAGATAATCAAGCGGGTTCACAGAAAGAACGGTATGCCTTACAATCTGAAGCGGATTGATTGCATCAGCATACTTTGCAAATTCCCTATTGTAGTCGGGTAGCTTATTGTACCCGATGTATGTGAGCAGCTTGTTCATAACGCGGCTCATCTTCTGTCCGTTGTGAGCGTGAATGTCAGGCAACATTTTATTAAATTCACCTGCGGTCGCCTCGTCAATGTACTGGTCAGAGAATTGGTACAGATTGATAACGAAATTGAAGATAGCTCCAGGAAGTTTTTTACCATAAGACGTGCAATAGTCTTTCATGTCATCAGGCATGAATTCCCTTACTGCAAGTGCATTGTCCAAATCCAGAAGCCATTTGGCAAAGTCTCTAAGCGCATTGGTGTTTGTCTCGCGTGCAAAATTGTGGCTGAATACAATCATGAATTTGCCTTTGAGATAGTTCGGATGCTTCTTGAAAGCGGTGATAAGGTCTGCCTTGTTTTCTGCCCATGTGTCAATGATCCTGTCGAGCGCTTCCTCGGTGTAGTCGTAGTCATACTCATCAAGCAGATGCTTCATGTCCTCAAGAAGCATTTCCTTTTCTTCCTCAGTGATAATTTCTTTTACATCCATTTTATTTTCCTCCTTTTCTTCTGCCTTGAACAGTTTGAAATATTTTTTCGCAACAGTAAATTCGCCGTATGTTTCATCGAACACCTTCATGGTGTGTTCGCCTATGATTTTAGTGACAACACCAATCCACCCCCTCCTGTGATGCTATATGGGGAACCAGGAACGCCAACTACCTTGTCACCAACATTGAACATGATTTAATCCTCCTCAATTTCTCTTTCTGTCTCGCTGTATGTATCAGCGCTGCAATAGAATTCTCCATTCACATAGACAACGTAACGCCCATGTTCACATTTGATTTTAGTCTGCATTGAGTACCTCCTCCGTTACATCAGTCCCGTTGTAGATGATGAGTAGCTCTGTTTGGTCAATGTCACTCACCTCAGCAATAATTTTGTATTGTTTAATTTTCGGGGTTTTCTTTGAGAGCGGCAAGTTCAGCAACTGCCTCATCTCGCTCTTTGATAAGAGCTTTAACTTCGTTTATCAGGCCAATGAGAAGGTCTCTTTGTCCGCCACGACATGTTTTCACTGCGGCACAATTATTGCATGACCTACCCGAACAATCAAAAATAGCATAAAGAATGCCGAGCTTATCTTGAATGGTCATTTCGCTTCCTCCTCTGGATAAAGTTCTTCATCGAGCAGGATGTAACCCAATGCCTGAAGAACAGTTGAAGCTTCATCGGGTTCAATTCCGTTGTCAATCAAACACTGTTCTGCCTTGCTGATTCGTTCATCATAGATAGCTTCCTCGTTTGCAGTTCTCTGAGCTTCTGCTTCCCTTGCAAGATTGTCAAGGCGCTGATTAGGTTTGTGCATAAATTCTTTGAATGTCATTTCACATTACTCCTTATTCTCTAAAATTATATACAGAGCATGAGCTCTTTTTGGAAAAGTGAACTTTTCAACTTTCGCTTCCCTATGTTCTGGACGGATATATCTTGTATCGCCAACGGCTTTGTCACCAAGACATTTTCCGTTTTGCCAAAGCACGACTCTGTTGATGTCTGTGCCAAGCGAGTAGAACATATTGAGAAATTCGATTAGGTTCATTTGCCTTACCTCACTCTCACACAAAGTTCGTTATCGTAGAAGCCGAAAGAAACGACTTCACAATTCTCAAAGTCGTGGAGTTTCGGGTTCCAGAAGTTTCCCTTACAGATACAGTTCAGATTATCGTCATTGATGCAAATAGTTCCATGACCATCATACATAGCCAGAAAATCTTTGAGTTTCATTTACCTTGCCTCCTTAATAAATTTCCCTTAACATTTCCATTTGCTCCTCCGTAAAGATACGGCGAAGCCCTGCATATTCCTCACCACAAGCAAGGAAAGTTTCCCTTGCAGAGATACTGTCGGTACTGTAGCCGAACTCGGCACAGAAGTCGCTGAAGCTGTCGTAGCTGTATTTCTCTACACAAGCAAGGATGTCATACTCAGTAGGAATTGCGTTTGCCTTGAGTTTTGCAAGTTCTGCCCTTGCCTTTGCCTTTTCATGAGACCTCAGACAATCATAACTTGCCTTATATTTCTGTTGAGCATAGGTTCTCTCGGAAGCTTCACTCACCTCTGTGCTACGCAGACTGTCCCAGAAGTAGCTTGTGTATTTGCCTTTGGGAGTTGTGATGGTGAACTGATACTTGTTGTGCGGCTTGGTTTCGCCCAACCAGTGAGAAGGGATTTCCCTTCCAACAAAGTTGATTTCCATTGTTGCCTTGCAGTCAGCAAGGAATGATGTCGCTTGAGCTTGATATTCAGTCATTTTACATTCTCCTTTCCATTTGCCTTAAATGGCATAAAGTCGTCTGCCTTCGAGGACACCGCACAATTCGATCAGGCGGCTTTCCCTTAAAGAAAGAAGCCCTTTCCTGCCACAGATGTCAATGATTGTGTCCTCATAAATTGCATCTGCCTTTGGGAACGCGGCTTTAAGCTGGCGCATATATTCATTTGCCTTCATTAGAGCACCCCCATTTCCCTTAATACGGCTTTTGCTGCGGTTGTGATATGGTCGTCATGGCAGTTGTACTTGTCGTACCAGCCGCAAACAATTTCGCTTGGGATGGTTGCGTGGATGCAGTCCCATGCAAGACGAGTGCCGAAGTCCTTGTAGTTTCCATTTGCCTTGAGTCTTTCGGCATACTCAGGCAAGTTTGTGATTTTACTGAAGTTAGCCTTGATGAAAGGAATTTCGCTTTTGAGTTTCATTTGATTTACCTCCTAAAATTTAATGATTTACGTGGATATAATTGTTTGGGCATCACCACCTTCCTTGCACTCCGCCTTACTTGTAAAGCGGAGAGTTGAGTTCAATCTTATGACTGAAGCTCCAGCCCATGGACATAATCAGTCTGCCAACATCAGCGGCAGTAGTTGCTACGAACTCACCCTTGATGGGCAGAGGATTGATGGGACACTTGATGCGGCAAATGCACTTGCCAGCCTCATGACGAACGAGGATAACGAGCTTAACGATACGTTCCTGAGCATAATGTGTTTCGGCTCTTACGAAGTGTTCGGAGTACTCCATGTTGCCGTCAACAATGAACTTGCTGCGATTCACATCGAACCACTTGCTTAGGTTGTCATGCTTGGTGTAGATATAAGCGGTGTGATAGGTGGGCTTGGTGTCGTATTCAGGATTAGACTTGAGCAGAGTAATAGCGTCGTTGTGCACGCGAAGATAACAATCCTTGTTACCATAATAAGGGCACTCCTTACAGCCAATACAATTGGCAGCACCACAGATAGCCAGAGCCTTCATAACTTCCTGCTTATTCATAAGAACCTCCACGTTTTAAGCCCGTCGGCTATTAAATTTGACTCGTGTTTTACACTCGTCTGTTTGACTCGTGTTTTACACTCGTCTGTTTGACTCGTGTTTTACACTCGTCTGTTTGACTCGTGTTTTAC